TGAGAAAAGTTTCTAATTTCAGTGAGAAAAGTTTCTAATTTCAGTGAGAAAAGTTTCTAATTTCAGTGAGAAAAGTTGCGAGGCCCCGAAATGTAACGCGTCATAGAAAAAGTAAAATTACTAAATGGACCCCGGTCTGTATTTTATCGTGTCAGATGACAAAACCTACCCCGTTATACGTCATCGCGAGGCTTCGTCATTCTGCACAAACAAAGACACGTTATACGTCGCTCACTTTGGTGGATTTGACGGAATGTAAAATGACAACGAAAAGAAAAAAGTCGTTGACAATGCTAGACGTTGGCGCTATAATAAGGACGTAAACAAAAACAAATGACGCGCGGGATAGACCACGAGAAAGTGAGATTTGAAAAATGAATATGAACGATTACGTTGCAAAGTATGGTTATCTGTCCACGGATACGGGCGCGACGGGCAAAGCGTTCGAACGCGCTTGCAAAGAGCACTTGCATATGATGTCGAAAGTCGCGCGGGCGGGGCGTGCTGACCTGCGCCGGACGGGTGTATATCATGAGGTAAAAACCGGAGCGGGTGAACTGGGTAATGACGGCGAAAAGCTTGTTAAAGGCTCTAGCAGGGTTATTTACTGTCCGAAAGTTGACGGAAATAGAGAGCTAGACGGACAGAACGCCTATATCATGACGCGCGAAACCTTTTTGTTAGTGCTGGCTGAGGTTGGACTACTCCGTGAAAAAACTTCTACCAACGGACAACGGAAAATCACTATTCAAACATTTTGGAATAATAAGCTAAACGCGCCGCACGGAAAGAAGTATTTCAAGCTGGTTGACGCGTTGAATGCTTGCATCAAGTGTGGGCAGGCTATGGAGTTTGCCGAATGGCTGAAAAATGGGTGGACGCTTTAAGCGTCCATCACCTAGAAAAAGAGCTATGTAACATGGAAATGAATTTTAGACTGATTGTGCGCTATGACATGACAGAAGAATGGAGTGCGTAACCTAAAATGACATGACGCTGAGCTATCGGCATGACGGGCAGAAAAGGAATATAAAATGAAAAAAACTATTACCTTAGCGGACTTCTGCGACTATGTCGCTTATGCATATCCCGATTATATCTATGATGACGAAACGGGCGCGGAATGGATTTTCAGTAACAGCAATTTTGATAATGACGGATGCGGGCATTATATCAACTCTGCTACGGGTGAAGCCCTCTTTCCGGAAGAGATTGAACGATGGTATGTAAAAGGACTTGACTTGACAAACCGGCATGAAATTATCGTTTACGTAGGAAAAGACGCATAAAGCGTCTTTTCTTTTATCTATTGATGTCATCTTACATGTCATCTCCCGGTCACGTCTAAATTAGACGTGACCCGTCTAAGTCGTTTTATGTAACTTTTATTCATTTTTAGACGGAATACGTCTAACTATTAGACGTCACTTTGCCATGTTACAAGACTTGACTTTTCGTCCTTATGTGATATAATATAGACAAGCCGGTGAGAAATGGATATTATACAGGCCGCGAAGGGAGATATATAACATGACAGTTTTAGTTGAACACGACAATGGCATCAATGGCCGGCGCGGAATGAGTGAGGACACTATTGCCACGTTAGAGGACTTGCCACGCCTTATAGAAAGCTACATCCAAGCTGGAAGCTGTGTCTATAAGCTGACGATCCTGCCTAATCGAGAAGGAGAGAGCTGGACTTGAATCAGCTCAGCTCCAACTTCTTAGACGTTCTTCGTCTAAAAAAACTTCTTGACTTTTTTCGAAAGTATGATATAATAGAGCTAAAGAAAGGGGAAAGCAATGAATACTTACTTCATCAAAAACTTAGAAACTTTTGAATACTCAACAATTTTTGGCTTGACTTTTGTAGACGCAATGCGGCGCGCTAATCTTTGTATCGGGGAGTGGATTTGTTATGCGCAAGTATATGAAGACTAAAAAATTTTTTGGAAATTTCCTTGGTGGGATTGGTGTTCTAATCGTTCTTTGGTTCATCTTTTCTTATTTCAATGCAATTTTTACCCGGCCAAATATTGCTAACTGGAATTTTTTCAAAATTTTTATGGGGGTTCTTTGAAATGAAGATTGAAAACAAAATCATAGAAAGATAACAAATTGTTCTTGAAGATATCGAATTTAAGATAATTCAAAATGCGTATCAATATCTGAAAACTGCCGCCAGGCTTACACCGGACGCCTATGAATTAGATGAGGCAATTTCTTCACTTGAAGATGTTTTGAATAAAATCAACATTGAAGATAGATATATTCTAATTTTAGAAGAATGTGAGAGGATTGACGTGTAATGCGTCAATCCTCTTTTTTTAGTGGGGTATTAGACGTTTTTCGTCTAAAAAAATCTTGACAAAAAGAAATTCCTATGATATAATATAATTACGAAATGAAAGGAAGGGAATAATAAAAATGACTATTGTTAGTAAATAATTTGTGACCTTTGCGGAGAAGTTTTTGATACTGAATTTGGGTGTCAAAAGCACAAAATCTTTGAAAAGATTGGCGGTTATACTCAAGATATGGTTTTTTTCGGTAAAGATAGAGAAGTAGTTCCTGTTGACCGCGTAATTTATGGCACTGAAATTTGGGGAATTTTTGTTGATGATGTTAGAGCAATTCCAATTATTGACGAATTTTTTGGTTTCATGGGAATTATTTCTCCTTGGAGTAGCGACGGAAGTTGTAATAAAAGAGAAAAAGGTCTTTTTGTTTATGATAAGGCCTTGTTCTATTGGTACCGCCCGCCGATAGAATTGAAGAATTGAAAGAAGTAATGAAAAAAGTATGGGGTTGATGCATAAAGCGTCGCCTTTTCTTTTTAGTTTAGACGTCTTCCGTCTAAATATTCTTCTTGACTTTTTCAGAAAATATAGTATAATATAAATAGTCAAGGGAAAGATTTTCAGAAAATTTTACTAAATCAAAAAGAAGATGGTTGTGGGTGGGTTAGGAAAAATCTTCTTTATTGATACTGTTTCCTCCTGATGGTTGGAGAAAATAGTGCTTCCTTTCTTTTGTGTCTTTGTTTTGTTTACATTGAAATGCGCGGGCAACCATCACCGCGCGTTTCTTCTAGTGGGAAATTAGACGTGATTCGTCTAATAAAAAAGTTCTTGACTTTTTTATTTTTTTGTGTTATAATTTAGTTACTAAATAAAAGAAAAGGAGATTCTAAAATGGATTATAAAGCATTCGAAGAAATGTATGGCGGTATTCCTGAAAAGACCGAAATGGACAAACTCATTGACTACTTGAAGATTTGCCCACCGGAAAAGTATATTTATTCTGTAACAGAATGTTTTGGACGCCCGCAAGTTATCTTTATGGACGTTCGCACGGGTGAACGAGTGGCCGATTGCGTTTGCCATGGCGGAAGTTATGGACACGAGCGTGGACTGATTGAAGCAATGGGTGCGCCACTTGTCAATAAAGAAGAAGTTGGTGATGATGTCGAAGGGTGGCTGACTGCGGTTGACATTATGGCAAGAATTTGTGAACTACTTCCTGATGATATTCGGGAAATCGTAGGAGAGGACGCGTAAAGCGTCCCTCTTTTTCCATTTCTCTTAGACGTCAGTCGTCTAAAAGTTTCTAAACCGATGTTATCTTATATGACAAAATTTTCTAAAATTCTTATTGACAAAAAAAGAAAACTATGATATAATTTAGATACAAAAAGAAAGGAGTTTTTGAAATGGAAAAAATTATTAGTTTGGATATGGACGGAACAATCGTCGATTTTTACGGCGTCAAAGATTGGCTCCCCAAAATCCGTGCATACGACGCAAGCCCCTATAAAGACGCGCGCGCACTTCTCAATCTGTCAAGACTTGCGCGACGTTTGAATACTCTTCAGCGTAATGGATGGAAAATCCGTGTTGTATCGTGGGGGAGTAAAGACCGCGACGAAAAATTTTTAGAAGAAGTTCGCCGCGCAAAAATTGAATGGCTTACGCGTCATTTGAAAAGCGTTCGATTTGATGAAATTTGCGTTGTCCAGTATGGCACGCCAAAAAGCAAAGTCGGAACGTTGCGCGGGGGTTTTCTTTTCGACGATGAAAAACAGAATCGCGACGAATGGAGCGAAGCAGGCGGACAGGCATATGACGTGACAGAAATTTTTGATTTTCTCCGTTCGATTGGTGACGCATAAGGCGTCACCTTTTTTTGTTTTTATTAGACGTAGACCGTCTAAAAAAATTTCAAAAAACTATTGACAAAATCAAATCTGTATGTTATAATCTAGTTACAAGGTTGAGACAGGAACTCAACAAAATAAAATAGGTTGTGACTTACCACAAAAAGGAGAATTGACTATGCAGACTATTTACAGAGTAAACGGCGAATATTTTTGCAATCTTCAGCGTGCCATGGACTATGCCGAAGCGATTGTCAAGGAGCACGCCCCGGAAAGATCAGTCACCGCATGGAGAAAGCGCAAAAATGGCCTTGCTTATGTTGCTAGGTGGGATTATGAAGGAGAGGGGAAAAGATCTTTCTGTACAGTCGCTATTACTTTTATTGATATGGAACGCCGTGTCGAATGGAAAAAACGTTGAATAAAAAAAGAATTGCCCCTTTATGGGGCTTTTCTTATATTTTCAATTAGACGTTCTTCGTCTAAAATTTCTCGCGCGAAGTCATCTTACATGACAGAATTTCTAAATTTTCTTCTTGATTTTCCGCGCGGATTATGATATAATTCATAATGTCAAGAGGGAATAACACTAAGGTAAACCAATACAGAACCAATCCAAAAATGTTTGAAAAATAAATTTTCCTCTTGACAAATTCAAAAATCTATGATATAATAAGGGCGTAATCAAGAGAGGAAACCTCTTGAATATAAAAAATAGGGTTGCGACCAACGCTAAAAATGGAAGGAAAAATTATGACTACTCGTGAATTCTACAACGCCGTTCTGTCTATGGGAAACATCCCTGCCGAAATTTCCGAAAAGGCGTCCGCGCTTCTGTCTGCAATGGATAAGAAGAACGCCGAACGTTCGTCAAAGCCGACCAAGGCGCAGAAGGAAAACGAAGCACTTCTGCCCATCGTGCGCGAAGTTCTCGCAACTGCCGACCATCCCATTACCGCCTCTGACCTCTTTGAGGCAAAGTCGGAACTGAAGAGTGTTCAGAAGTGTTCTTCCCTGCTCCGTATTCTTGAGAAGTCTGGTGAAGTGACTTCTGCTGAAGTCAAGGTAAAGGGGAAGGGCAAGGCGAAGGGTTACACCCTCGCAGGCACCGAACCGAGCGATGCCGAGTAAACGTAATGGGACGTCACATAATATGACGTCCCTTTTTTTATCAAAGGAATTAGACGTCCATCGTCTAAAAGTTTTCGCGCGAGTGCCATGTTAAACGTCAAATTTGAAAAAAATAAATCTTGACTTTTTCAAAAATTTATGCTATAATCTAGTTACCAAATGAAAGAAAGGAAGTCAAAAAGTATGGCAAGTAAAATTGAAACTGCAATCCGCGAAGAGTTTATGTCCGCAGTGCGCGAACTGTTCGAGAGTAAAGGCGAAGATGTGTTACAGGTCAAGAGCGGAACTATTTCGATTCCGTGGGTGCGCGGCGATGACGAGGGATATTTGAATATTGCTTTTAGTATTCCTAAGGGTGAGCGCGATAAGGCAAATAAATGTTATATTCCTTATGACGGTTACGAGGAGGCGCAGAATTACGCGCAAGAAACCGAGGCAAAGCGCGCGAAAAAGGCGGAGGCCGACGCAAAGAAAGCCGAAAAAATTGCACGTGATGAAAAGAATCGCGCAGAGGCAAAGCGCAAGCGAGAGGAACGCGAAAAGGAAAAGCAGGAGGATGACGCGTAAAGCGTCATTCTCTTTTTTCTTTTTTTAGACGAAAAACGTCTAAAACTAAGAGTCGCGCGCAATGTAACACGTCAAAAAAAGTTCTTGACTTTTTCAAATTCCTATGGTATAATATGAGCACGTTGAGAGAGGATGAATGACCCCTCAATGAAATATGAAAGGATTTTGAAAATGAACATTTGTGTATTCGACACGGAAACGACAAGCCTAGAGAAACCCTATTGTTATAACGTCGGTTATTTGATTCTTGATACAGAAACCCGCGCTTGCCTTGTAAAGCGTGAGTTTGTCATTGAGCAAATTTGGCACAATCTCCCACTTTTCAATACAGCATACTACGCAAACAAACGTTCTATTTATGTCGGAGCTTTGAGAGCGCGCGCCATCCGAATGGAAAAGTTCGGTTACGTGACACAACAGATGCTCCGCGACTTCCGAAATTATGAAGTTGAACGCGCATTCGCATATAATTCCTCTTTCGATGAAAAAGTTTTTGACTTCAATTGTGATTGGTTTAAAGTTATCAATCCTTTTGACAATGTTCCAATTTCCGACATTCGCGGATTCGTTCATCACTTTATGATTGATGATACTTTCCGCGCATGGTGCGAAGAAAACGGGGCTTTTACCGAAAGCGGGCACTATTCTACGACTGCCGAAACATTGACGCGTTACATCCGTTCTGACACTTCATTTGTCGAAGATCACACCGCGCTTTCTGATAGTGAAATTGAGTCCGAAATTCTGTTTAGTTGTCTTGACCGGGGCGCGGATTTAGAAGGGGACTATCAAGCATTTCGTTCCATTGAGCGCAAAGTGATGCGCGACTTTACAATTGACATTCCGGAAGGCCGTTTCATCGTGAGAGGAACGCGCGCGACGTATTATAAGACAAAAAATAAGTTTGTAGTGCGTTGACGTATAGAGAGAAAAAGGACGCGTTATGTGTCCTTTTTTTCTTTCTTGCCGTATTTAGACGTTCTTCGTCTAAATTCCACTTTTTGTCAAATTTTACGTCTTACATAACATATCACTTTACTGCGCTTCCTGTCACGTAACATTACATTTGCCGCCCTACGTATAATATGTCGTGTCCGCGCGAACGTTCGCCTTCTTGTCAAATTTCGCAGCGCGGCATCGTATAAGCTGCGAATAAGCTGGGACTTCAATAAAAAGTCAAATTTCGGACGCATAAGCTGGGCTTATATAAGCTGGCTTATATGAAATTTGTAGAGGCACCAATGGAAATTTCCTCTTAAAAAATAAAAAACATTTTTTGCGACTGTAAATTTGACACGGCGAATTGCAATGTTACATGACAGCGCGCACTAAAATGTCATGTTACGTGACTGGCGCAATTTTGATTTCGCAGCAAAAAACTGGTATAATATATATAGAAACTGAGGGAAAGAAGAAACGAAACCTCCACATAGTGGAACCGCGCATAAGCTGCGACTTACGTTCGATTATCTTCTTCCATTTCTAAAATCGGGGATATAAACCCATCTATTAGAAAATTGAAAGAAGGATACTAGTATGACTAAGAGAGAATTTCTGAACACTATCGCTACCGCTGAAGACATGCCCGCTGAACTGGTTGAATTCGCCGCACACGAGCTGGAACTGATGGACGCTGCGAATGAGAAGAACCGTGCGAAGACAGCTGAGAAGCGAGCCGCGAAGGACGCCGAGAAGGAACCTATTCGTAACGCTCTGATGGACGTTATGACGAATGAACCGCAGACTGCCACTATGCTAATTGAAGCAGCGGGACTGACTGAAACTGTGAAGCCCCAGTCGGTGCCTTCTCTTCTGAAACTCCTTGTTGAGAACGGAACGCTTGAGAAGATTGATATGAAGATTGAGGGTAAGAAGGGAACCCAGAAGGGATATAAACTTTCCTAAGCTCTCTACCCCTATAGAAAGATTATAAGCTATAGCTCATAAGCCCTGGCTTCTTCGCTGGGGCTTATTCTTTATCTTCTGATGTCATGTTATGTGATGTCAAATTTTGCTGTCGCGATATCGTATAAATAATAATAATTTTGAAATGGATTGAATCTTTAACAGAAGATAATTTTAAAATGAAATGAATTTTTGAAATAATTTGAATTTTGTGCGAGAAATCTATCTATCTCAACATATCTATACCTATCTCAATCTGCCAATGGCCACAACCATTGATCGCCATCGTCCGGACACGCACTCTACCCCTCCCACGTGGGGAACTGTGCCATCCCTACTATATATAAGCCATTGCTTCTAAGCCATTGCTTCTAAGCCATTGCTTCTAAACCATTGCTTCTTCTACTTCTCCCATTTTATCCCCTTTCCTTTCTCCCCTCTTTTCTCTTCCTTCCCTCTTTTCTCTTCCCTTCTTCTATTTTTTTTCTTTTCTCCCTCTTTTTTGGAATTTTTTTTTCTTTTCTCCCTCTTTTTCTACGATTTTTTCTCTTCCTTCCCTCTATTCTACTTTTTTCTTTTCTCCAATTTTACTTTTCCCCTCTTATTAGTTCTATTGATTACGCCCTTTTCTTTTCTTTCTTCTCTATTTCCTTCGTTTCTCTTTTTTTCTTTCTCCCCTTCTTTTGTCTTCCTTCTTTTACGCCCTTCTATTTATACCCTTCTTCTAATTTTTTTTTCTTTTCTTCCTCTTTTATTTTCCCATATTATTTTTCTTCCTCTATATTTTCTACTTTTTTTCTTTCTTCTATACTCCCTTACTTCTAAACCATTATCTTGTACGCTCTATTTCTTACAAAAATATTCTTATCCGTTTTCTCTAACAGATTTTTTTATTTCCAGTTATAAGAGGTTTTTCTTGTATTCCTCTCAAAAATTTTGAGTCCTCAAATTTTCTTCCCTCTTTCTAACAGAAGAAAACTTACTAAAGGAGGCGCGCATGCTTCGTTACCACAAAACATATACCGAAAACATGGTCGCAAAAGCCCTAGATGAATGGGGCTTTCATTATGTAATGTTCTACACCTTCAAGGAGTTGCGCTCAGCTCACGGGGCGCCGACTGGTTATTCCTTTGGGATTCTAGACACGAGCTATGTCCCCTATCAACTACTTCTCCTAATTGATATCCATTACGAGAACGCAAAAGAACACACAAAGAAAAACTACGTGTTGAAAGAGGAGTTCGCGCGCGACCACCAGCTAGGACTCGTCATAATTGAAGATGACGTGGCGCGCTCCATGAGCTACGCCCAGTTTCGGGATTGGCTGGCGATGGCGATTGAGCAGAAGGAATTCAAAGAAACTTGAGTTTCCGACTAAAAAGAAGTATAATAAAAATAGAAAATAAATATCGGAGGTTAGAATGAAAACCATACGCATCTATAGTAAGCGCCTTGCTGAGTATTTGACCGCACGCGACTTCAAAATACTCAAAGTTATCCAAGACATTTCTCGTCCAAACTTTTCTAACTGGATATTTGAAGATACTTTTGAATTGAGAGAAGTAATGCGCGAATACTCTCAAGGGAAAAAATGAGGTAATTCAAATGCCAAATCAGAATCAGAATCAGAATTTTTACCCAAATCAGCGCCGAGTCACCAATCATAAGAAAATGAAAGAAGGCCGAATTGATGGCGCGGGAGGCTCTATGATTATTGCCTATTGGGCGGATGTTTGTCTCGTCGTCAAGCGCACAGGTAATCCTTTATGTGGATTGCTTTGGGAATACTTTTTCAAAAATGAAGATGGATATACGATAGGATTGAGTCCAGAAGAGCTTTCTGCCACATTAGGAGTAAAGAAAACTGCTTACCAAACAGCTTTCAATCTTCTAATTGCTGCTGGCTATCTCAAATTACGTGAAGGCTCAAAGGTTCATTATGATTTCATTCCCTATCCTTCTTGAGGGAGCGCTTTGCGCTCCTTTTTTTCTTTTTTTCGTTTCCCCTTTTATTTATTTTATTTATTTCTTTTATTTTTCTCATCAGGCCGACTGACTTTTAAAAACCATGCGGACTGACTTTTAAAAGTCAGTCAGACTGATTTTTGTAATCACACCATAAAAATCAGGGAAACTGACTTTTAAAAGTCAGGAAGAATGGTTTTTACGGTTTACAATAAAAGAGAGCTAGATTTCTCTAGCTCTCAATAAAAAATGTCATTCTCTGTCAACCCAACCGACTGAAGCCATTTCTTCCCGCACTCAATAGCATCCCTCACAACTTTCGCAGAAACAAAAGATGGTCCCAGACAATGAGCCTCTGTAGTATAATAATAATCCCAACCATGTTCAAAAGTCCAGCATGGATAAAATTTTCCGCACCCACCATGTTCCTCCGAGTAACGCCAAAGAATGCGCTCAAAAGCTTCATAATTCGCGCGCTTCTTCATTATCTCATAGTTCGCGCACATATTACCGACCAGGGCTCTTGCCTTGTCTATGTCATCTCCTTCATGTTTTATCTTTCTGGAAAGATATAGCCCTCCTCTATCGTCAATATAATAGTATTCCTTACCCCTTTCGATATTAAAGACTTTTTTCTTCTGGAAATCGACCGTCGCGCTAATCTTTTCAAACTCTTCTTTCGTCAGATCAAATTTCTGCCCATCAACGACTAGATAACTCTCCACTTCACTCTACCTCCAGTTCTTCCATAAAACATTCAACGCAGTTCCATGTCTCTAGGAATTCTTCCCAATCTTTCTCTACATAATCTTCTTCGACACATTCCTCAATCAGTTCGCGCGCGAAACGCTTGGCATCAGCTTCTTCATAGAAAGCGCGATAGGCGGTTTCGCCACCGTCAAACATATATTCACCAATCATGTACACCTTCATTTTCTTTCTCTCCTTTTTCATTCAAAAATTTCATTAAAACCTTCATGGGCGCTTTTTGATTCCCAAAGCAAAACCCAACCTTCGCTCAATTCCTGCGCTGACATCACTTTATCACAAAAAATTTTTTCAAAGATTTCTCTTTCTTTATTATCTTTCACGAACATATAGTCCAAAGTACGCACTTCAAATTCCTCGATGTGCGCGAACATCATGGCCGAAAAGAACTTGCGCAAGCTATCAAATCTTTTTCTATAAAAGTAAAGACTTTCAAGATAGACGCAAAACTCGTCATAATTCTGAAGTATCAATGCTCTACCCATCAAATTACCTCCAACCAACGAATTTCTCTCCAACTATTCTTTTGAATAATTCTTCTCATATTCTCCACTCCAACCGGGTTCATCGAATGGAGGTGGAAGAAGTAACCAGTATCAACAATACCTTCGGTTTCAAGCCAATTCAAAATCTCAATATAATCCCTACCATTCCGCGCGAACTCGCCTGCATCATGGTCAAAACTAATCACGAGAGTGTCGTGAGAGAAAGTTCTCTCATAGCACCTAATCATCGCCTCAGCGTCTTTGACGGTCTGAACCCAAATAAAACCTTCCGGAGCAGGCCTTACATCATCAATCCAAAGTCTCATTCAATGTCCTCCATTCCTTCGATATTTCTCACAGTCTTTACTACATTAGCCCACGCTTCGTCATAGGAGCATCTCAGCTCAGAAGGCGTTGGAACGTCCTTCTGCCAAATACTCCAATAAAAATCTCTATGGTCAGTATTCTTATTTGCGGGAAGCTAGGCGCCAAAGGAGATAGCGAGCTTTCTTGATGTAACACTTTCTAGTCATATTGGTTCTTTTTCCTTTCCTCATTTTGTATAAATATTATATCATTTTTATGGTCAAAATTCAAATTACTAATATAAAAACCCTGTGAGAACTCAATCCCACAGGTGAAAGTAGTATTTAGAGAATAGCTCAAAAAACTTGTCTTTTGCTTCTTCGCGCGCGAGGTCGCTTTTTTCAAAATTCTCAATGGAGAGGTCATAATTGTCCTCATTCATAGTGTCCAGATACTGACACATTTCGTCAATGATTGCGCCCCACTTATCATATTGTTCTTCTGGACTAGCTTCCTCATTGTCGGGGAAAGCCGGATAACCGTGAAGATTCTTCCTAAACTCCGAAAGTGTTTCAAGCATCACACGCCGATGCCACTCGTAAATTTCCCAAGTAGCCTGCGGAGGGTATCCATGGCGCAACGTATAAACGACTCTCTTTAGAAGAATAGGAATGTCTTTCAGCTTCATCCAAAAAGAGCCATAGAAAAGGCCGAAGGAAATTCTGGTAATTGGCTTCCGCATTACGAAACCTCCCAATAGATATAGTTATTCGCATCGACATTGGCATTACTGTCATCAGCATATGAATACTCTGCTTCGTCCAAAATTCCAGCAAGAAACTCGAAGAAGTAAACCGCGCGTCTGTAATAAGAAAGGTCGCACTTCTCTTCGTCGATTGTTTCATCGAGGTCAGAAATTGCCTGAATCTTATCATTAACGCTATTGTCCCAAGTTCCAATGTCTTTCTGTCGCTGACGATATTCTTCAATTCGTTTCTCAGACGATCGTACACGGTCTTCTTCAAAAACAATAATATCTTTTAGGTCAGCCTTGGCAAGAGGCTTGGGAACTTCGTAGGCGTAATTCCTTCCAAACTGTGCATCCATTCCTTCAGCGACCTTAGAACCGCCACCGAAGCTATCGAAAGGATAGAATTTGCCGTCGTTACCTTTGAAATAGAAAGAATAAGTGGTACTCATATTAGTCCTCCTTCGTCAACCAATTGGAATCATCCCATTCACCAATATAGACATTATCTGCCATATCGTCAGAATAAACAATCTTCACGTCCTGAATATCTTCTCCATAATATTCTTCAATTTGCGCGAGAGCATCCTTTGCAGTCGGGCCACAAGCAATGCCTCGTTCAATTTTCTCCTGATAATTAGAATCATCCCACCAACCAATAGTTACCTCAAAACGAACCATATCAATTCTCCTTTCTATCAAACTCACGTCGCGTCAACCAATAAAGTTTCTGACCAGCGCCATCATCCGAACTAGCTACTTCTCTGCGCACGTCATCGCGCGCTTCTCTTCACCCAGAGTTACCATTGCTTCAACCGTCCAGCGCTGAGTATCCTCCGCACTATACTTCGACTTACGATAACCGGCCATTCTATCAGCCCTTTCTCTCATTTTCTATATATATTATACCAGAAAATGGGCTAAATTTCAAATTAGAAATCATCCTCGTGCCAGTCAAGGCCAATTCCAAATTGAGGGTCGCACCAAGCATGCTCGATGACAAAAATTCCCACGCCTTTGTCATCCCAGTAAGTCTTCATCTGGTATCCCGCATTAGCAAACATCATGGTCGCGCGCCCGACTTCTTGCGCGAACGCTTCATCAGAAGAAAAATTTCCTCGTTCAAGAACAAACTTATTGATTTCCATTAGTCATCGCTCCCACATAGTTGTTATCGAAGAAAAGTGCCTTCGGGAAGCTCTCTCCCTCAGTAAATCTTAGAATAAAATTGTAAATCCAAAGGAAGTGAATTTTAGATTTTAGACTATTACTTTTACGAATTTGTTCGTAGTAACTCTTTGCCATGCCTCGCGCGCAATGAAGGATATGGCCATGCGCATAATACGACACCATAGGCATTTTATTGCGAAGACGCTCCCAAATATCTGTATTATAAATTGGTGCTTCATAAAAACGAGTAGAAAAACATTCGAGAAAACTAACACTACCTTTTGTCATAATGTGATTGAGAACGTCTCGAAAATCCTTATACTGGTTGATGCCGTTCGGATAAACTCTCTCGGAGACAGATATGTGCGCGCCATTGATGATGTCCGCGTGGGACGGCAGGAGAATTGTTTTTGTGTCGATATCACTTCCCGCATGGGAAATACCATAATTTTGAGAGCCGAATAATGCGACAGCGAGGACTTGGCCAGGATATTTTTTTCGCGCGTCTTCTAGTCTTTCATGGAGTGTACGTTGAATTTCGTTATCAGTCATATTGATTCCTTCCTTTCTTTCCTCATCTTGTATAAATATTATATCAAAAAACGATGAAATTTCAAATATGTCGAGTAAAAGTAACCCCCCCGACTTTTGAATAGAATAGTATAAGAGGTGAAAATAGATGTCAAAACAAGACATTGTGGATTATGTGATGGAGACGCCGCAAAACACGAATAAAGCGGTGTTAGAAAGCCTGGTGGACAGCGCATTAGAGGAAAGTCAAGTTCAGCCAGATTGGAACCAAAATAACCCAGAGGCTAAAGATTATATAAAAAATAGGATCGGATACTATACCTATGAACTTCACGATAACTTTTTTGATGGAGGCGACTTAACTCAAACAATAGCCGTTGAATTTGATGAAACCCCTCTAATAGAAGGAGGAGACTATAAAATAATTTATGGCGACCAAGAATATGAGTTGACCTGTCGTGCTTCTAACCAATTTTCTAATAGGTTTTTAATCGTTGGCATGAATTTTGGTTCAGAAACAGGATTTAACTATCCTTTTCAATTTTATGTATCCACATATACAAATCCTAAGAAACTCTATGTTACAATTAGTGGTGATAATATTCCCCAATCTAAGATTCTAAAGATAGAAGGGCTTTCCTGGAAGAAAAATGTTCAAATAAAAAAAATTCCAGATAAATGTATCAATTTTTATCAAAGTGACTGGAATGAAAAAGACGGTCATGAAAAAACTTTTATAAAAAATAAACCGGAAATCTATACTCCAAATATCAAAACCATTGCAGGGGACACAATCTCAGACAACCAAAAATTCGCTTACCTACCAAATCACAAGGTCTATAAAATAGAAGTTTTCTCTAACAAGTCGACTAAAGTGGGTCTGTCCCATAATAGTGATGGTAACAGTGAGACGAAATTAATAAGTGATGCTTTTACCATAAATAAAGATACAATTGGGTATTTTAGTGAATCTTTGTCCATGACAAGTGATGACAGAAAATATGATACATATACGTACCCGTTCTCATCCTTCCAGTACCACGTTCCTGTTGACGCCTGGCGTTTTAATCTATTTAACGAACGCCTAAGACCCTATATAAAATTATCTTTACAAGAAACACTTGGCGACAATGAATCTTGGTTCACTTGCGTAGTTTTTTATTATTTTGAATAAGAAAAACCGAGGAAGAATAAGCCTTCCTCGGTTCTTTTTATATCCATTCTGGTTCTTTTGGTTCCCAACCAAAAATTTCATCCAACGTTCTCGGCGCGTAGTCCATCCATGGCATCATACACCCAACATTCCTCATCCGACAACTCACACCAGCTTCTGCCATCCGCGCGCGGATATCATCACAAATTCGTTCTTCCCACGTATCATGAACATGGCCATAGAGATGGTAATTACCTTCATAATAATGGTTCTTGAAAGCGAAGATAGGATAATGGCAAAGAATTACATGACGTCCCTCATCTTTCACGTCAATATAATCTGCGATGCGCGCGAAGCACTTGTCAAACTCTCGATTCCCAATTCTATCATGATTCCCGCGCACGAGAAACTTATTGCCTTTCAACTGTCTGAGGATAGGAATAGCTTCGTCTGCTTTCTTCCAGAACATATCGCCCAACACATAGACCTGATCATCTTTATCAACAACCTCATTCCAGCGTCTCACTAGTTCTCTATCCATCTCTTCGACTGTCTCAAAAGGTCTCATATCAAATTTGATAATGCTTGAATGGCCGAAATGGAGGTCGCTAATATAACGAATCGCCATTTACTCACCTTCTTTCGTAATCCAACCATAAATAGCCCAAGTTAGATAGAGAAGTAGAATTCCTACACCAAGAACACCAACTCCACAAAGAATCGTCTGCCACCAATTCATTAGCTTGCTCCCTGCATTAGTAGTGCTTCTCTTGTGAAATCAGTACCGTTATAGGAGGCATAAACAACTCCTTCTGTTCTATCGTAAAGCGTCAGAAAACTATCGACGTTCGTAGCCAGATAGCCCATCAGGCAAAGAAAATCAAGATTATTGCGAGTTTCTCTGTTGACGTCAACCGCATAGAACGCATCATAGGAAACATCGCACCAGATTGTAATGAAGTAAGCATCGCCTTCATCAGACCACCAGAAAGAAACATTATCTTCACCAAAACTCTCAATAAAGGTTTCTTCCAGCTCTTTTACCTCATCCTCGCGCGCGACCATTGTTTCACTAGCTTCTGTCACGACCTCCGCTTCCGTCTCCGGCTCAGTGGGCGCGGCCGTCTCTGGCTCAGAGACAGTTGTCTCCGGAATGTCCTCAACCGGGGGACGCGCGCACCCATAAGCACAGCTCATAATCATCAGTAGGCAAATAAAAACACAAATAAACTTTTTCATCTTTCAATTTCCTTTCTCAATTTTTAGCTACCCAAGCTTCCTTCATATATTCATGCCGGTCGTCAAGCTCTCTAAACTTCTGCTCCAGTACCATCATTTCAGAATTCTTCTTTACTTCTACATTCATTGATGAGTCTCTTTGTTATAAATTGTATTGGTATATTGATTTCCATAGTCATCGAGCTGACATCTACAATTAGGATTTGTACAACTCCAGCCCACGGTTATTCGTCTGAGTGGAGCAAAACATCTTGGGCAATTCGTCCAAATTATATCCCACGTTTCGAATTTATATTCATCCAACTCGCTTACCCCGCATTATAGCTCGCGCACAGCACGACTCCTTCTTCATAAAAATCTGTCGTTCCAACCAGCTCCACATTTACATTCTCCGGCGCTGTCCACTCGCTATTGGTAAGAGAAAGATCTTCATACTAAGGGATATCAAAATAACCTGTTTCTTTATTATAGCCTCTAATCGGGCTATTATAACTAGAAGCTGGATGAATATGTCGTGCAGCTTCTTCGTTTGACGCCACAACGATCGCGCTATCATAGGTATCCCACCCAAGTGGTTTGTCAACCCAGATTTTATAGATATTCATTTCTCTATACTCCCTTCATTTTGTACCTATATTATATCAAAAATTTGGCTATTTTTCAACTTTCTAATCTATATTTACCACACAAACTCAGGATGTTTGCGCATAAACGGAAGTATAATCTCATCAATAGCTCTGCGCGCTGCTGATGAGGAAGAAAAATAAACAACACCCTGTGTTTTTCCACTACAAATAAAGTCTACACGAAAACTACTGTCAAACCGAATATACCAGTGGGTTCTCACTCCTCTTCCACCAGTTTCCTCAGAAAACCTCATAGAAGTCGTTCTAGTGTTTCATGGGGTGCTCGCTGTTCCATTAGTTTTTCATCTGTGCAATAGTTTCCAACTTTATAACGACGATCATCTGTTCCCATTTTACTTTCAGTAGAAAAAAATACAGAACCCGAATCACTTATAGAATAATAAATTTGCCCATCTTCTCGCGCGAAAGGAGAAGCCTTTTCTTTCTCTTTGACGACCCCGCGCAGAAGTTCAACGAGAGAATCATTCATTTCAAATTCCTCACCATCGAGCATAATATAATTTTCCATTACTTTTTTCCTCCTTTGACACTTCATCATTATCTTCCAAAGACCCACAAATCTCCGCGCCCACTCTCTACCTTTGTCATCAGTCTTTAATCTTCCCCAAATATAGAGGCTCGCCGCCTGTGCACCAAGACCAGCCACTTGCTTCCCATTCTTTCATATGTTTTTCTACATATCTCTTAGCGCTTTTACGAGTAAAGAAGTATACGTGCTGAAAGATATGTCCTGCTTCATCAATAATTCCAACATCCCAAATCGTAATACTCATTCGCTTTTTTCCCTACAATCAGAATATCTCCACGCTGACTAACAATCTCATAGTTCTCAATCAACTCACTTACGGGATAATTCTCATCAAAAGAAACCTCGTGTCAAGTGCGCGGAGTCTTTGTCAGATTTTCAATCGCAAAAACCATAAGTACGATAGCCAAAGCAGACATCAATAAACGCCGCCACCGAGAAACTTCCATTCTTCTTCCGGGATTCTTGTCTCCTGAACATCTAGCTCAAAAGCCACCGGATTTTCCTTACAGTGGGTCGTATATCCTCAAGAATTAGTTTTATGCTGCTTCTTCCATTCTCTAATTTCTTCCTTTGTCGGTCTACAAACCAGCTCGATACTATTTGCCGGGACTTCAATCCAAAGAACTTCATCTCTCCTGTCCGCGCCGAGTGCCTTACAAATCTTGCGCCACTGTCTCTTAGAAAAATCGTGGCGATCCAGCGTAATATCCGAATTAGTCTTGAAAGTAGCTACCATTTTTATTTTTTCCTTTCCTCATTTTGTACCTATATTATATCATTTTTATGGCCAAAATTCAAATTACTAATATAAAAAACCTGTGAGAGCTTAGTCCCACAGGTAGAAGTAGTATTCAGAAAAGAGACGGAAGAACCTCTTCTTGGCATGTTCGCGCGCGCGATAGTCAGAGCAATCACCCATCTCACTAAGTGCCAATGACATCTGGTCAATAATATTATTCCACGTTTCCTCATTCTTTCCATCTTCTTCTTCATCAATGAGAAAAGGAACTCCACAATGATGATTGCGGAAATAAGTAAGAAGCTCTTTCATAACTTCGCGGTGCCATTCAAACATTTCCCATCTAGCTTGCGGGCAATATCCATGTCTTAGAAGAAAAATAAGTCTTCTAAACCAAATGCAGAGGTCTTTGAAGAAGATGGATGGGCGCCAGCTCATAAAAAGACCCCAAGTCAGGTGGGAAACAGGCTGCCTCTTCATCAATTCATCTCCCAATAAAGGTAGTTTTCAGGGTCAACTTTAGGGTCATCCGGAGAAGTGTATTTTGCCATCTCAATGAACTCCAGAAGGAATTCAAAGAAATTAGCACTGCGCGCGCAGTAGTCCATATCACACTTTTCTTCATCAATCATATCATCGAGATCAGTAATCAGACCATACTTTTCATCGGTGGAATTATTCCAACCGCCAATTTCCTTCTGCCGGTTCTGATACTTACGAATAGTAGCCTTGTGTTCGCGCGTGCGGACGTTTCTCTCGGAAATCATCTGACGCACCTCTTCCTCATGAAGTGCGCGCCGATTGTCGAAATTACTACTCCCAAACTGGATGTTCATCGCCTCACCAACCATTGAACTACTACCAAAAGAAGCAATCGGATAGAACTCCTTGTTAGTCGTCTTCATATAGAAAGTGTAATCAATACTCATATTAGTCCTCCTTCTTCGTCAACCAAGGCATTTCTTCTTCATTCGTGTCATCATAAATGATGCAATCCATATCATCAGTATACTCTAAGGTCAGACTGGCAATGTCCCCGCCATAGGCTTCTTCAATCTGAGTAAGGGCTTCGTTTGTAGAGGGGCCAACAGCAAGACCTCGATAGGTTTTTTCTGTATATACAGGTTTGATACTACTTACGGGGTATTCCACCATCCAATTGTTACTTTATAACGAACCATTTTACTTCTCCTCCCATTCATGTTTTACGAGCCAATACACTCTCTGATTACTTCCATCACTGGAACACGCAGCATCTCCGCGCGCCATCATCGCGCGCAACACACCAGAAACTTGCGCCGGAGTTACTTCAACCCCAAATTTGCGCATTGCCATTGCACTAATCGATTTAGACGACTGGCATCCGCTTGCTTCCAGTGTTTTTCTAACTACTTCTTTTACTTCCATTACATAACCTCCGCAAACCAATAGCGCATGCGTCCATCCTTGCCTTTTTCCTTGCGAACCGTTCCCAGATCACAAAGAGAACTAAGACATCGCGCGAGCTTCTGCGGAGTGACTGATACTAGCTGGATATTGGTCGAGCGCAGTTCTTCGCATGTCATCGCGCGCCTCTCCTCGGAAAGCGTCAGCATTGCTTCAATAGTCCACTTCTGTGTATCCTCCACAGAGTACTTCGAAGTTCTACGATATCCAGCCATAGTATCAATCCTTTCTTATCTCATTTTCTACTAAAATTATACTATAATTTTACCAGAAATTCAAATTAGTCGCAGTCCTCTTCTCTATTATTCATGGCCATATCTTCCATCTCGTCGTGCCATTCAAGAGTAATGCCGAATTCGGGGCTTGCGTGGTCATACTCAATTACAAAGATACCGACGCCGATATCATCCCAGTAAGCCTTTGTCTGGTATCCCGCGTCCGTGAACATCCGAATGGCATTACCAACAGTAGAATTGAACTCTTCCTTCGTCTTGAAATTACTGCGGTCAAGGACAAAACTATTAGGCTTCATATCAAAGACCCCTTTCAATTGTATCAATCTGATGATAGAGTGCGCCGATTAGTTCTTTGTGCGCGATCGACACCTCGCGCATCGTGCGCAATTCCTCTTCTTGATGGCGCAGTCTAGTAAGAGCTTTACGCGCGATTCTCTGAATATCAGTGTCCGGAACGCTATCGATAATTTTATCAAGGTTTGCACAAATTTCCTTAGTCGTCATCGCTCTTATCTCCTTTCCAGCAAGCAAACATATAAGTACCAAGCATCGTGAACTCAACAACATAAATAAGCCAATACGGGTAATTGTTGATAACCGCCCACGCATTCCAACCGAATACTGCGCCAAGATACCCAAGAATTCCAAAAATTAGCATCTTCATTCCTCATTTTCCTCCTCTTCCGTAAGTTCAATAAACTTTAGACAGATATCAAACCATCTATCAAAATTCTTTACACTATATGTGTGAATAATGCGCGAAACCACCGGGTCGATCTTCAGAGAACCACTTCGTGTATCCCATCTAAGAATCATTACAACAGTGCAGCTCTCAACTAGATTATTAGGAAACCACTGAACAATTTCCCACCTATGGTCTTCTGTTTTTCTTAGCTCATAATTCTTATATCTCATTTTATCTCTCCTTTACTTCGCAGAGAAGTTGGAACAAATAGTCCGCCACGTCTTCTCGATAAATTACATGTTTTCCCTGTTCAAAGAGGTCGCGCACGGTGCTAATCTCCTCTTCGTATGCTTCAATAGTATCGGCAGGCGTCCATTTATGGTCACGGATTTTTTGACAATACTCACGGAAGCAAATCCCCTTCGGGGTAATTGTTGCATTCTTCATCTTCGCATACTCCAGTTCTTGGGAGATTTTCTTGAAGATGCCCATTTTATTTTTTCCTCCTTTTATTTTCTATAGATATTATATCAGATTTTTGACTGTTTTTCAAATTTGTCGAGTTACTAGACACCCCCCCCCACCTTTCTAATAGAAGTATCACGTTTAGGAGGTAAAATATGTCAAAACAAGACATCGTAGATTATGTAATGGAAACTCCTCAAAATACTAATAAGACAGTATTAGAGGGTTTAGTAGACAGTGCAATTGAAGAAAGTCTAGTTCAATTGAGTTTTAAGCCATTTAAAGTAACCATGAGAAGAATTTATGGAATACCATATCTTGATAAAACACCAAAAGAGATATATGATGCTTATAATGCTGGAAAATATGTTTATTTAGAGAATGACAGCTGTTTGTTTCCTCTTACTTCTGTTAAATGTTTTGATGACCTCTATACGATCAGTTTTTCGGGAACGTATAAGGTTAACAACTATAATAATATTTGTGTAGCATCACTTTCTGTAAAGGATGTGAGTCCTACTTATAGCGAAAGGTGGACTGAAAATTATAAGTATCATATTGATTCTAAAATTTTTGAACTAAGTTATAACCTCTCTACAAATCAAATTACTGGCACTAATCCATGTGATGAAATTCGTCAGCTAGTTTCTGATGGTCAACTGGCGGTAATACGTCTTCTCCATAATAATAATGCACCAGACATGTATTTATATCAAACAAATATATCAGAGAAAACTAACGAGTATATCTTCATAAGCCTGGACGGCAACGATGGATTTATTTTAATGCTTATTATTACTCCCGACAGCATGAGGTTTGATTCTTTCCCCATATCCCTTACCCCGGATGAAGTAGTAGGAGCTATGGAAAATAGTTTTGTATCTTTTGAGACTACCCAAACTCTAACCACCGCTCAAAAGGAACTAGCATGTGAGAATATTGGCGCCAGAAGTCTAATGTGCACAATCACGGGTTCTGGAACCGAAGCCAACCCTTACGTTTGTGATAAAACCTATGATGAAATTTCTACAGCAGTTAGTAATGGACAAATTCCTTATTGTATTTACGATTCAGGCTCTGTATATGGTAATAAAAAACATATATTTCCTTATCTAACTATTATTGTAAATCCAAGCACGGAATATGTAGTATTTGCAGAGCACTTGCTGAACTCTACTGATGGTAAAATATATTCCACCCAAATATACATCGAGCCAAATGGTGAAGTTAATTTTACCAACTCCAATACCAACTTCATTCCAATTGTAAATTCAATCAACGGGGAAAGAGGTGATATAACTCTAAAAACTTCAGACCTTGAAAATGATAGTAACTATATTACCGCAGAACATGTCTACGACGGTGTTCTAATCTCCTCTTCAACACCGGACTCCACCAAAAAATTCAAAATAACCGTTGACGATACTGGCGCTCTAACCGCCACTGAAGTCACCGAAACCGAATAATGTCGAGCCTCACAGGCAATTTTCTACTTCCAAAAAGAAAGAACTGCCTGTGAGGTGATTTTATCTAAATGGCACTTACAAAACGGACATATGTTTCGCGCGAAACCTCAATCACCGCGCAAAATCTAAATGATATTCAAGACGCAATTATTGATCTAGAAAATACCCAAGCGCCAACTTCTCTAAAAAATCCAAATTCCCTAAAAATAGTCCAAGGTTCAACCACGACTTCTTATGACGGTAGTGAAGAAAAAACAGTAACTATTCCAACGACAACCGAAGTTAGTGCGAACACCACCGCGCGCCACTCTCACTCTAATAAATCTATCCTTGACCAAATAACAAAAGTCCCAACAGACTATACTCTTCCAGCTGCTTCAGCGACAATTCTTGGAGGAGTAAAACCAGTAGAAAAGACAAGTGCTATGACACAATCGGTTGGAGTAGATGCTAATGGTCTACTCTATACTGCGCCCGGTTCCTCTAGTGGAGGCGGCGCGACAATTACAATAAAAACTTGGACGGAGGCCGATGCAACGTAATGGCAACACAAGATATTATTGATTATGTAATGAAAACTCCTGAAAATACAAACCCCACGATTTTGAAAAATTTGATTGAAGACGTTGGGATTTATGAAATGGATGTTCCTTTGGGGAATATAATGACTTGGAGTTCAGACCCAAATAAGGTCGTTGGTGGTCGTTACGCAATTTATCCGGAATTATTCCAGCACAGTGGTCTTTACCGTCTCCACTTTGACCCGCCTATCCGTCTCTATCAAATCTTTTTGAAAAATACTCCAGAAGATGGCTCTCCTGTTGATGAAGATCCTATGGCTACTAGTAATCTATCTAGAATGGGCTTTCTAGGGGGGCCCGATCGTCTTGATTATTGGTGGGTTTTTGTTGATATTCAAGAGAACCAATATGAACTTGGAACAGGCGGTTTCAATTTTATGCACTATAAAATTTGGAAACTTCATTTCATTCATGGCTTAAATGATTGGGGAGTTATGTACACAATCCACACTCTTGAGGATGACAAGTGGGTTAAAGGAACGTATCCTAGCATATCTTCTAGCGCAGTACCCGACACCAATACTTTGACAATAAAGGTCGGAGAACAAACTTATACATTTACCCCATTCGCTCATCGTTCAGAAGGCCCAAAAAATATTGTGATTGAAATTCCAACCCAATCTTCTTCTACTGAAGAAACCGAAGGGAACGAATGACAAAAGACAAATTTTTCTCCATCATCCAAGATATCTACTCCTTTTATCTCTGGATAGAATGTGTAGCAAACGAAACCCACCTAAACCTCTACGAAACACCCATCGAAGAATTCGCTGATCAAATGGTGCGCCGAGTTGCTGAGAATTTTCCAGACACAGAGCGCGCAATTGACCTCATCTTTCATTGGTTTTGGGTTGATTATTGCTCCGTAGATAAAATGGATGAGTTATGGAATAAAATAAACCCCGAAGACAACTAAGTCTTCGGGGCTTTTCTTATATTTACTTTAGAAGGAAATTCCAGGAGTTCGCGCCGATGATACCATCAACGCCAAGATTATGTTCCTTTTGCATCTTCTTTACGCCCTCTTCCATTTTGTCGCCAAACAAATTGTCCCAGGCTGGAATTGTATACGGATAGTATCCCTTATCCTTCATCAGAACCATAGCAGCGTGAACGGACTTGCTCTTACTGCCCTTCTTTAGAATTGGTAGTTCCACTTTTACTGTCTCCTCCTTTACGGGTGTTGGAGTTGGGGCGGTTTCCACCTCATACTTTGGCCGAATGATCATCATAATTGAGGACTTTGGGCGAGTTCTAATTTGAACTTCTCCGCCATTGGAGTTGCTACTAACTGAAGTATTACCCTCAATAGTCTGATAACTTCCATCATCATTGCGCGCGATGATTAGTCCAACATGGTCAGGTTGCGCGTTCGCGTTCCAATCAAAAAGAACGATGTCACCGCATTGGCCGCTATCTCGGCTTACTTGGAGTTTCTGCTGCTGACCCCACGATTGAATAGCAAAGCAACTAGCAGTCTTTTTTCCATAGTAAAAGAGGTCTGACGCTCCGGCCATTCGGAAAATATCCCAAACAAAGGTCGCGCACCAAGGAAATTGGCAACCCCAAAGGCCATCGTAAACTTCGCGTCCGTAGTAGTGGGTATTGAAGATTACATTGTTGGAATTAGCTGGATTTTCTTTTGTCCCAACATAAGTTTTTGCTAGAGCGATGATCTCATTAGCTTTTGCCAAGTTTTTCACACTCCTTTCTTTTCATTTTTCTATAAATAGTATATCATAGATTTGGGGATTTTTCAAATTTTCTGGATTTCTTTTGTCTCCCAATTAGCTATTGGTTCTTCCTCAAACCATGGGGTGGTTCTTTTCCAACTATAAGTATATGGGAGTAAAGTATCATTATCGGGATGCTGAATAATATTTGGAAATACGGTTAGCATTGGAATATGATGGGACCGAAAATATTCAGTTATCATCAAATCATCATGAGGTAAAAGAACTTCATTAGTTTGAGTATCTATCCAATCAAAGCATGGTTTTATAAACTTTCTTGGAAGAATAATTCCCGGCCCATGAAGATGATTGGTGCGATAATAAGGCGAAGTCTGGAATTTTACTGGATTGTTATAGAAACTCAAAAGAGTTATTGGATATTCTGGTTGAGCTTCTATTATTTTATTGATAATAGATTTAAAGTTCCTACAAAGGATAACGTCATCTTGAAGAACTAGGCGATGAGTCTCATCCTCTTGGAATGGCGCCAACCAAGCCTTTCGCGCGGTATACATGGCATCTCCTCCATTGGGACGATCATCCCAAACCACATTCATTTCTGGGATCTGGGATGTTAGAAAAGTGACATTTTTCGCGCGAGCTGGTGTAGCCATTAGGTAGTAGATGACGCATCCTGAAGCGGATTTATTAGATAACATGTTCGATTACCATCCACATAGATAAGAGCACAGGTGGGAAATAGAACTGAGGTACTTTCAATAATCTTTCCATCTGATAAAGAGCACAGGGATCGCGGCGGGTCATTGTACACGTCTGAGCCAAAATGGATTGCATAGATACTGGCGCAGTGATAATTATTAGGATTTTTTTTTGTGACACAAAAAATAATACCATTACGAAAGTTCAAAGGTACGTTTATTATATCAGAATCATCTAGCTCAACCGTGAAAACGGAAAGTTTTGAAACCAAATAATTATCATCAATTGGGAAATAGATAGGAATTTTTTCTTTTATGGTAATAGTAAAATTTCCTGAAAGGTTATTATAGCGGTCGATGTTTATCCCATACCCGCCGCCGCAGGGCGCCTTGTAAATGATAACTTGTACCATCTCTTCAGTTGGTAGAAGGACCCTCAATTTGATTTGACCAGAACTCCTTTCTTTTTCTTCGGTATAACAAATAACTCCATCTACCGCAATTTCAAAATCAGAATAACGGAAGTCAATTTCAGTGGCGGAAAAAGAAAGATAACAAGTTATATATCGCCCTCTTTCTGGTTTTTTTTCCCAGTCCTCATCTGGCATAGGAGTAAAAACCACCTCTTCGTCCTCAATTAGAATCCTATCTTCATGCTCTTTCCAATGTGTTCTATTTTTTATATAACTTTTCGCTTCCGGGTTATTTTCTAGCCAATCCGCGCCCCCCCCCAAAGAATTTTGGTTTATCACTGTATCCAAAACCAGGGGAGATGCTTTGAAATTATTGCGCTCTGCAAAATTGATAATTTCTTTATTTTCGAGTTCCAAAATTTTCAACTCCTTCAAAATTATTCTATAAGAAATAAGTGATTTTATTCATTCGTTGCGCTTGCAACAATTGAAAGAGAACTAGCTGGTACGATTGAAGAACTATCAATAGTTACGGCACCTGCTACACTCATTGAAAGGTGTAAGGCTCTCCGCCTGCCCAGACCGGATCGCGATATACCGCCGCACCCCATCGGTGTACCGCATCCCCTCCTCGATGTACATCCCCGGTACAAAGTAGATCATGCTTGGCCTCCTATGTCGTGATGATCCCAGACGGGTCTGTAAAGGTTCCGGCGGATACCTCTGTGATTGGCGTATCGATCTTGTACGTCGCGATCGGCAGCCATGTCCCGTCGTTGCCGTTGTCGATAAAGTCTCGTCCCCGCAGCACCAGATTGCCCGCAAAAACATCGATCTGATAACCCTCGGAGTCTGCGTAGATCGTCGTAAGCGCGCCGCTCTGGATATCCCGCGGTACGGACAGTGACGGGATGTGTACGGAGCGGTAGCCATCTTCGGCGGAATAATTTGCCCTTTTGTCGATCTCCTGCAGATAAAATTTCAGGTGGGAATGCCCGTGGAACCAGATCACGTTCTTGTAGTGCTTCATGAGTGCTTCGAAACAATTCGCTTGTTTTTGTGTACCCTCGGTGCTCCCCCGCCAGAAATTGGACTTGTAATAGCCCCCGGCATTCCCGACTCCGCCCCATGGGAAGATGTGCTGAAACACGATGCAGCGCTTGCTCCTATTTGCCTCCAGCGTCTCGTACAGCCATTGCAGTTCCGCCGTTGAAAACTGTTCCCCCGGCAGGAAATCCTTTACCGTCTGGTCATAGCAGGCGTAATTTCCGACCATCACAAAAACATCCTGCACGGTATCACCGTAGGTTTTCACGGCGTGCGAAAAGTCATTTTCTTTCAGCGCACCGTCCGCACCGACGCCGAAGGAGTAGTACAGAGGTTTACCGGTATATTGCTGGATATAACTGTCCACAACTGCCGCGTTGATTGTTTCGTGGTTCCCAGCGATCGCATACACCGGCTTTGTTGGCGCGTTTGCGTCGACGATCGCCTTGTATTGGCTCATTTGGGCCGGTGTTCCATAGTCAGTCAGGTCCCCGCAGATGCAGGTAAATTTGACGTCGTTGTTTTCCGCGAATTGCAGCGCGCGTTGGAAGTCCTCTGCCGCTGTGTTGTATGTGATATGCACATCCGACAACGCGAGGAAGCTATACTGCCGTCCGCTGCTTGGATATTTCATCCGCTGCGGCAGCTTCGACGAGGCGACCGCAGTCCCCCGCTTGTTCGTAAGCCGCAGCCCCGTCGCCCCCGGCGGGGCTATATTTTCTGGGATAAGGCCTTTGTACACATACGCCATGCTATACCTCCCCGATCGGCTCCGCATCGGGGAGCACACCGCTTGCATCCGCATACACGATTGTCCCGCTCTCCGGCATTCCCAACACATTGGCGGCCGTGACGTAAGGACTGCCCAGCTGCTCCAGCACGATCTCGGCAATCGCTTCCTTGTCCGCCTGCGTCAGCGCCGTCTGCGCGTAGGTAATGCCGGTATCTGCCCATGCGTTCGTCACCACTTCGGACGTCTCGTTCGGGTTCTGGTTGAGATAGATTCCGATCCCATCCAGATTCGACTCCGTCGCCGCTGCGGGACTGGTGCTGCCGGGGACCACGAGCATGTTAAAACGGATGTACTTGATATTGGAGTAAAAGCTCAGTTTTGCCTCAGTGGACGCATCCATAGCAGTTGTCTCCGCATACCCCGCCTTAAACTTTTTGTAATCCCCATCGTCGATCATGTTGATGTAATTCAGCGTCGCGGGCGGGACGCTCATGTCGTAGCCACCGAGGCACGCTTTACTAGAATCGTAATAATACACCTTGGTGTATAAGCTCCATCCTTCCGAAGCCTTCAGATTCCAACCCTTGAACCAGACCCAGAACGGGTCTGTGCTGAGGTCCACCGGAATAAAGTCGGAGATCGCCATGCCGTCCTGCGCGCCAGTAGCTACGCCGTTTGTCTTTAGCCGCATGTTGAGCTGCACGCCGGACTTTGAAAAAACATTCTCTGCAGCTGCCTGCTGCTCGGTCGACTGCTGATAGGCCCACAGATGCCCATTGGCCCCGATGTACACCTTGCTCGTGTCCGTCATCGCCGCGACGCTTGCGGCAAACGCCGGAGCGGCGGCGAGCACTGCGCTCCCCGTGCCCAGCTTTGTCGGGACGCCGTTTTCGTCGACTGTTACAATTTTTACCAGCTTCCCGGCTGCTGCGCCTGTGATCCCGAGGCCGATATCTGCCCCGGCCTCCACCTCCACGACCTTACCCCCATACGTCGCAAGCTTCCCGTCCTTGACCAGCACCTTAGTCGCCATCGCTGACCACCTCCACGTAGATGCCCACAAGCTCGCTCAGCGCGTTGTAGACGGGATTACCGGTGTCGCGCGTGCAGTGGTACAGCACGCCGCCCTGCGTGTAATACTTGCCGTTTTCGAGCGCCATGTTTCCGTCGTAGGGGATCGGATCGTACTTTGTACCGTCGTGCTCCTCGTCGATGCGCTCGTACAGACTCTCCGTCCCCGCTGCGCCCGGCACCCACGTCTCCTGCGACGTGTGCGCCTGCAGCACCTTGTAGAGCTTGCCGCCGGAGACAAACTTGTCGCCCGCTGCGTAGGCCTTGCCGCTCTTCCACGCCGGATAAAACTCGATCATCCGCAGCGCCGTCTGGTCGTCCACCGCCAGCGTGTTGATCTGCTGCCGGATCAGCATCCCGGCAACCTCGCCGACCGTCAGCGGCCGGTGCTTTTCTGCAGCCTCGTATCGCGCCTCCGTCGCCTGCAGCGTCTGCAGGTCGGCCTCGCTCAGGCCGCTCGTGTCGATATCCTTGAGTTTTGTGATGCCCATATGCCCTCCTATCCGCTTACGACCATGTACACGCCGCGGTAGTTCGACGTCGTCATCCCGTAAAATGCGATTCCGTCGCTGACCCACGCGACCTGATTGAGCGGGTTTACCGTCCCGTTTGTGATCGCAAGCATGTCGCTCGTCGCGATTCCGGCGTCCTGTATCGTGATCGTGCCGGTGTACAGCTCCATGTTTTCGCCCGCCCCGAAGCTCACCCACACAACGCCGTTTTCCGGCAGGTCCGCCGCCGGGATGCCGATGTACGAGGACACGCGGCTCAACGCCTTCAGCGACCCGCCGGAGCCGCCGGAAGACCCGCCCGTCGGAATGTTTACCGTCAGCGCCGCAGAGCCGTCGTAGGTCCCCGTCGCCGCCCCCGTAAATGTCAGTGTCTTTGGGTTTTTCAGCGCCGTCGGCAGCTTGTCGCCCCACTCGGCCGTGCCGTCCGCGCCGACCTGCAGCAGCTTCCCCGCATCGCTCGTTGTACTAGTCGGGAGTCCTGATCCGGTAGGCATATCAACTAAAGTAAATTCAACACCGTCTTCGGCAACTTTCCCCGCTATTTCTGTCTTATCATCTTCCGTCAAGGTATATCCCGAACTCCCACCGATATCGCTCAAAAGCTCAGATGGGGTTCTATAATAAATCCAGCCTGCACTATCAAAAACAGGAATTTTTTCAGGCACAGTAGCCAGATGGCCAGCTCCTGTTGCTTGAAGCCAAGTTCCGGTAATATATTTACCAGTCAAATTACCAGTAAGAGTGCCTCCAATTAGTGGAAGATATTTTGTGCTATCAGCCGGAGTATATCCAAGTCCTGTCTTTATATCATCCTCTGTAACACCATATTTACCAAAAAGTTCCCACTCTTCATCAAAACCAGGAATAGCACCGGTAGCGCCATAACTGGTCATTACATAAAGGCCATTCTCATAAAAGATAATCGCGCCCTTATAATAAGTTACTGTCTCAGAGTATTCACCCTTCCATTCTAATCCCGGATAATCTTCCAAGACGTTGATGTCATCTGCGCCCAATAAATGTTTATCCTTTATCTTCTGATAAGTATCTCTATCTGGAAACTTATTCACAACAAAATTAGAAGTAGTAGTTGTAGTAGAAATTGTTCTCGCCTCCTTTTAGCTAGAAATAGCAATCCAATCAAATTCTCTTGTAACTACACTTGAAAAACCGCTTTCAAGAGTAGCAGTGAAACCAGTTGCGCTCACGTTTTCTTTCAACACCACAATATTCTTATCATTGAATACTTGGCTGACGATTACTTTTGGTACAGAAGAATACGCAGTCGGGAAGGTTACATTCACTGTTGAATTCGCACCAGAAGTTCTAGTAGTAATACTAGCCGTACCATATTGGATACCCAAGCTCTTCTGTGCTCCACTCTTAGAAGTTGCGCCGGTACCACCTTTTGTCAAAGGTAAAGTCCCAAATTTTGGTGTCCCACTGCCATCATAATAAAGAGCACCAACAGCATTTGTAATTTGACCAAGAGAATTAGCGTTTGGGGCATAGACTAGCTGACTAGCCGTCCAAGAACTTTTGCCAGTTCCGCCCTTGTTTGTCTTCAGAATGCCGGTCGTTCCAGTATCCAGGTGGGTTAGCGGGGTATACCAATCAGAACTACCGGCTTTCTTTATTTTCATAAAATAAACTTCTTCTTGCGCGCTATCATCAAACCAAATCATATCTTTATCACTGGTAGGTTCACTACCAGAAACAAAAATTTGTGTAGGAGCGCTGATTGGAACTATTACATTATTATTACGATAGTAAAGTAGATAATTTTTTGTATCCACTCCTAATCCATAATTTGGCAAATTAGCCAAAGAGGGTGCGCCATTACCATGTGGCAAAATTATTGTATTCATTATCCCTCCTCTCAAGGAGCAGAAAAATAAACATTTTCAATTGAACAGACTGGAGTCCCAAAAGGATGGTAATAATCTGTTCTAAAGAATGTTACTCCTTCAATTCTTCCTTCGTCCATAACATAATCAATTACATTATACTGCGTTGGAAGTGGTGATACATAATCAACATATGGCGCAACTGCCATTGTGTTGATATCGTGCGCGATATCCCAAATTGAGCGACCCGTGTAGTCGACCAAATTTAGAATGGCCGAGCAAACATAAACCTGACAATCCCAAGATGTCGCGCCAGCTTCACAAAACAGTAATTTTGCTAGAATTTCAATTTCACTTTCTTCTTTCTCTATTTCTTCCCCGCTCTTTGGCATTTCTCCATTCGCAGGGACGCTGGGGATTTGAAAAGTTTTCAAAATAACTTCGTTAGAAACTTTTAATAGTTCATATTGCGTAACTGCGAGACGCGCGCCAACCTTATCAAAGCTATTGAGATTGAACGCGTGTACATTAGAGAAGAGAAGAAAAGAAAGTAGAAAAGCAATAAAAAACTTTCTTACTTTCATTTTTCCTCCTTTTTCTTTTTTTTGCGAGATGGTAGAGCCTAGTCTAAAGTAGTTTTAGGATTAAGTCTCTCAAAAGAATTAAAATCCAGAAAAGTCGATAATAATCGCGCGCCCGTTATCATATCCAAAATTTCCGGAATGAAGGTCATTGATATGATATCGATTACAAAAACAGAAAAGATCATCAATAGTATTCCATTCATCGGTCTCTTCAAACATCGCGCGCAGTGTTTCCTGAAGACTAAGCTCTTGCGAAGCACTATAGACAGCATCATCAAATTCATCATCTGTCTCATAGTTGTATCGTTCTTCGATCATTTGCTTCTCCATCCAGAGATAGAAACTTTCACTAACATCCCCTTCACAACAAAAAACTTTCTTCTGAATATAAATAGGAATATTATCAACATTACAAAAGAAAAAAGTTGGCGCAAAAAATTTCTCAAGCCCCATTTTACAAGCCAACTTGTAATTATTTACTTCAGTCTCGCAATAATTTTCATCAGTCTTTGTAATTCTAGGGATTTTCAAAACCCATTCGCTAATTTTCGGACTTTCTACAACAATCTTAGTACAGCCATGTTTTAGTACAAGATCAGAGAAATCTTCGACTTCATAAATCCAACTGCTAATATCAGTCGCGCCAAGAAGCGCATAATCATAAAGACGTCCAAATTCGGTCTCTTCTTCTAACTCTTCAATAATAGAACGAACTAATTCAAAAGAAGGCTTCATGGTACTTTTCTCCTTTTTATTTTCTGGAAATATTATACCACAAATTTTTTTGAATTTCAAATTATTGTCCTAGACTTAGAAGAAATGAGCGAAATTCGCGGAAGAAATTTATAGAAATACGAGTTTTTTGGAGAGCCTGAGTGCGCTGATAGCTCCAAGCATCGGATGGTGTGGCTCCTTTTCTTATTTGCCACTCCAACTGCTGTGAATATGTTTTGAATTCAATTTCAGGTATCATGATAGCAACCTTTACGAAGTCTTCTGGGTCACTTTTCGCCCGCTCGACTGCGTTAGCAAACATTGTTAGAAAAACCGAAAGTGGTATCATTATATTACCCAAATTCATTATGTGTATAGCGCGCGCACCGGTATTCCCTCTAAAATCACCAATTGTCTGGTAATCATCAAAAAGCATTGCGGCAATGTCTTCTGCGATAGTATTGGCCAGATGATCGCGCACTCCTTCATTATCCATGATAGCACCACTGATGGTATTGACAAGAAGTCCAGTGAAAGTGCGCGCATTTTTGTTTATGTTGCGCGTAACATCATAAAATGACTGGGCGGATATCGCAGAACCAGCTGAAAAACCAAATTGATCACGAAATCTTTGGTTCAATGTATAATTCTTATCACTAGAATAGACAATAAATCCTCGATCGGCGTGCTGTGTCAATTCTTGGAGCTGCCGAATTCTTTCAATATTATCCGCGCGCGATGAGCCAGAAGTATAAGCCATTTCTTCTAGCCATTCTTCAATAATTCCGCTATCGATTCCAATGGTAAGAATATTGTCCGCTTTCATATTTCCTATTTGGCCGGTATGAACCGCACGACCTACCTCAACTCTATCTCCTACCAGATTGAAAATCATCTTCTCAATAGCCTCCAATGTCAATCCTCCACGCGAGGCTGATTGGACTGATATTGGCTTTTTGGTTGAAGTCTTCAGCTTTTTACTAATTTGACTTCGTGTTACTGCTTTGCCTTTTCCTTTCAATTGATTTGAAATATCTTCACTTATCTTGTCTAATTGATAAATAGAACGAATTCTTTCTAAAATTTCATTACGATATTTTGGAACACTTCTTATTGCTTCTAAAAGCTCACGGTAAGCCCCATTGTATTTATCATATTCGCGCATTCCTTTCATCTCAGCTTTGGCACTCAACATTCTCTCAATGGCCTCAATAGTAATACCATCTATCCTACTGTTGATTTCCTTTTTCAATGCGTTTTCTACTGTTATTCCACCCTTTGAAAAGGTTTCGCAGGTAGCGGAGTATATGTCTTCCCATTGTTCGCCCCACACTTGAAGAAAATAAGTAGGGAAAAAAGAAATAACGCTTTTTGCGCCACCCTTTGAAAGTTCTAAAGTCCTCAAATTTCTTTCATATACATCTTTTATGTTCAGAACGCTATTCAAAGCGTCAATCAGCATCTTCACATCATTTTTATCTTGAAGATTTATATGAAGGTCTTGACCGAACACTTCGCGCAAAAGCGCTAATTCTTTTTCTTTTTCTGCCTCAGCGATGCGCCGATACGGCTCAACGTTCTTTGAGATTGTCCTTATTTGATTCAAATGACGTCCAAAACTATCTTCCGCCATCCATTTTAGAGCTGCCAATTTTGGGCGCGCGGGGTCGTCTCCAAGATAATTATAGAAAACATCCATTTGAGAAAAAATTTTTGACCTATCATATTTCTTCCAGTAAACGGATTGACTTGCCATTGTATCACTCCATAAAATAAGGAGAGGACTTACGCCCTCTCCCTACGACATATGAAAACAGCGCCGCAGGAAGTTCGGTGCTGGTTTTTCAATTCTCATCTAGTAAATCAGCCAAGGCAGAAACCTCAGAACGCTCTGACTTTACTAGATTTACATAACCAAACAGTTTATTACCCGCTAAAACCTCGATTAGTCTCTTCAGGCCGGGAGAACGTTCAAAAACAGAACGGTCAATTTGCGCGTGAAAATCTCCATCAAGATAAAGATAAGACCCTTCTCCAACTCGCCCAAGGAGTAATTTGATATGGTCTACTGTTAGATTTTGTGCTTCTGTAACATAAATAATCGAATTTCTGATGTCTCGTCCGCGCAAATATCCTAGATGAATTGGTTCTAATTTCTCCTCAGAAATCATTCTTATAAGAGCTTCTTTGCCGCCGACGTGGTCTGCGAACTGCATCAAATATGGTAATAATTTGTCTATTTCTGATCCAGGAAGTGCCCCTAGCTCAGTGGTGTCGCGCACAGCAATATTGTTGCGAACATAGACTATTTTATCAACTACACCCTTATCTAATGCTTCAACAGCTTGCGCAATCATACTCATGGATTTGCCAGAACCAAATCGGCCAGTAATCAACTTTACTCTAATGTTTTGACTGTGTAAAAGGTGAAAGGCGCACTCTTGTTCTGGATTGCGTGGCTTTATTTTTCCCATAAAATCAGAAGAAAAAACAGTATAAGGAACTCTTTCAAGTTTTCCTGCGCGCCAGAAGAGCTTATCCACAACTTCCCCCGTTTCACCACGAAGAAAAACGTATTGGTTCTCCAATAAGTTGGGAATTGGATACTCCCCTTGATAAAATTGCGCTAACTCTTCTTGACTAAGCGAAACTTCTCTAATTCCTGTATAGTCCATTTAGACCTCCTCAGATTAGTTCATCAATAGAAGAAATGATACCATCATATACACCACGCTCGACTCCTTCGCGCGCGGACACATACCAGTCACTTTTCATCTTTTCATCTACTTCTTCTTTTGTAAACGAAGTTCTATCAAGAATAACCTGAGAAAGACGAGCAACCTGCTCATCATATTCCTTCATAAAGTTAGCAATCTGGTCATAAGTTCCCTGAATACCAGAACAACTTCCCTGATGGAAAAGAACAGAAACATCATTACTCAAAGCGTATCTCTTATGGCACATTAGAAGTATCATCGCCGCGGCGCTATAAGCACAAGAAATGTTGATACCAATGACAGGAGTTTTTGAAAGACGAATAATGTTGCCAATGGCAGTAAAAACATCTAATTCGCCTCCGGGACTAAAAATAAGAAGTCTGATAGGCTTCCGCGCGGAAACTTCAATTCCTTTATCTTCACGATTCCACTTCAAAATATAATGGATAATATTCAAAGAGCAGCTATCAATTCCATCTGTCACCCAAAGTAATCGTTCTTCCAAATCATTGTAGAACGACAGGAGATTATCATCGGGGAGTGAATAATTCGCGCTTTCCGGAATTTGGACTAGCGGAAGTAGTCCGAGGTCTTCATTTCTTTTCATTTTATTCTCCTTTTCTGGGATATATTTCCTTTCTGTTTCTAAGTGGTCACGTACCATAAAAACTCAATCAATTTAGCACCAAATAAAAAACTCGGTATGGCTCCCAACATCAATCCAAGTTTCATTGATGTCATTTGTCCACTCTCTTGTATACGGCGCCTTATAATTATTCTTCTCTAAAAATTCATAAATCAAACGATACGCGTTTTGCTTAGTGCTCGGATGTCCCAGGGGGCGTCTTGGCTCAAATCCATTGTCAAAATAAAGTGTCATAATATTTCCTCTCTTTCTTTATAAAAGAAAAGCGCCCATCTAAGGGCGCCATTCAATCTTACATCCAGCTCCAAAGAAAATCAAAAAGATTATCAGAAGAAACGGAAGTGTGGAAAGTTCCATAATCATCACAAAAATGCTGAAGGGCATCAGTGTAATTCTTTCGGGCATCAATATATGCCTTACGAAGCTCCTCAACTTCCTGCGCGCGAGCCTTACGCTCGTCAGCCTTCTGCTGCTCCTTTCTCTTCTTCTCTTCCTTAGCCTCGATAAAAGACTTTTCAGCTCCTTCTAGGTCAGCCATGGTGTCATAAAGCTTGTTTGTAATATCACTATAAAATCTTGCCATAATAGTTCCTCTCCTATCATTTCAAAATTTCCAACGTTCCTGTCCGTCGAAAGGGCTTATACCCTGAAAATAAAATACTTTGGGTTCTTCAACCTACCGAAATCAACTTCAAGCATATTCAGTCAAAAGCACCATGAGGCTGAGCATACACAGCGTCCCGCGCATACTTCTCATAGCCGCACTTTCGTGCGCATAGTCTTTTCTGGATTGATTACCAGAACCTTTCACCAACCATTCAGCATTTTCCAATAATAATAGCTGTAAAAATAATATACGAGCTTGCCTTTGGCTACTCAGAGTTCTCATACACGTCTTATACACGAATTTCTTCGCTTCACAGCAAACTAACTTGTGGTTATTTCCTAACCAAATTGCTCCGCCCACAGTCACCAGCTAAGGGAGATTAGGATTCAGCCTCAATTATCTTGAGAGCCTCTATTACGTTAGCGACGCGCGTCCTACCTTTACTTGCGTTGACCCCAATGCCGTCTCGTGGGATTGGGAGTTCATCCTCTATGGCACGCAACTCACGTCGCGCGCACTGGTCAGTATCTGCAAGTATCCTTGCTCGTTGTCTGCCATCCTCTTTCCAAGACGCCTCGACACTCCTAGTCGCGGAGTGTTTATCATCGAGTTCTAAAGTATTTTATTTTCAAGGTACAAAGAGAATTTAGCGTTACCCGACATCTACCACGTGGAGGTATTCTCTTTTAGATGTCTTGCGCCCGAACGAATCGAACGTTGTCTTCGGATAATGAGTCCGATGTCCTACCTTTAGACGACCAGCGCAATATTAGGTCATTTATCCTACAACCTCCCATGACCAAGGATGCACTTTTGGTAGCATTCCCACCAGCAATAATACTGGTTGGTCTGCGCGAAGAGAGTCGAACTCTTAATCCCTAAGGCATCTGGGCTTGAACCAGATGTGTATGCCATTTCCACCACGCGCAGATATCACTTTTTCAGATGCTTTTCTATTTGATATTTTATAATAAGTTCATTTGCTCTAATATAATTGGCGCCTTTTGCTGTTAGTCCTACTCGAAGTAGCGCCTGACGAATATTTGGAGCTTCGCGTAAAGCTTCTACTAGAACTTCTTCGGACACTTTCAAACCGCCTTGCTTCTTTTGATTTCTCCCTTTATAATTATCAGTCAAAGCATGGCAATTAGGACAAAGGACTTGAAGATTTTCTAAAACAGAATTCAGTTCATCGCCATCTATGTGATGAACTTCAAGAGGTGCTTTCTGTCCCTGCCATTCTGTCAATCCACAATTCTCACATTTCCAACCTTTCAAAGCTGTCAATGCTTGAATCATAGTGGCTCCACGAATTTTCTTTCCATATTGAAATCTTGAATAATCAAAATTATCCTTATTCCAACCTTGACCAGTGAAATGAGAAGTGTCTAAATTTAGTTCTTGAGTCATTGACTTTATAATAGCAATCGCGCTGCCATAACCTAATTTTAGTGCCAAATCACGATAGCTACGACTTTCTTTTACAAAATTTTCAATTTCTTCTCTAGAAAAATTCTCCCATTTCTTCATTCAATACACCAATTATAAAAGTCTGAGCCTTTTGTTTCACACAGGAGGTAAAAGGCCCAAAGACCCAGCATGAGTTTTATAGATAAGCCCACGCATCGAAACTTCTGAACGTCTCGTCATGTCAGACTACGCCTATTCTACTTATATAGCGCCATAGGAGTTGCGCCAGGCGGTTTTGTTCCAGAACCACGAAACTGGTGTGACTAACAAACTCCTTTTTCTCCGATGGCGGTTCCACCCGTAGGTTTATCTCGGCTCCTCCGAAGGTCGCGACTCCTTCGCCGTCGTTGTTTCATCAGACATCCACTGCTGAAGACTTGCCTGTCTCGAAGTTTTGAACGCTATGTTTGCAACCATAACGTCGCTATTAGTCTCCCTCTGTGTTTACGCAGGCTTGGGACTGCTTACCAACCACCCGAAGGCCGGAAGCTCCGCTTTATCAATGCGGTATTCTATCCAGTTGAACTACATCGGATGGTTTAAGTAAGCCACATTAGGACTTTTAGCGAGAGAGGAACTGGTAGAAAGGAAAAGACCAGTTCCTCTCTCATTCTGTATAAATATTATATCAAAAATTTAGGAGGTTTTCAAGTTTCAGAGTTTTCTTTTTCACGATTTTTGTGCTTGACTTTTCTGGTATAAGGCTTCCGAGAAGGAAAGACCTGACATTTCTTACGGAGCGCCGTCCACTTCTCAAGTTGTTCGGGAGACATTTTCTTTTCTTCGGGCTTCCTCGGAGTTTCAGTTTCCATTTTCGTTTCCCTCACTTTCTGTAAATATTATATCAAAAAATCAGAAAAATTTCAAACATTTACGAGAAGAAATTTTCAAATGTCCGGCTATTACGGGCCGCCCAAAGGTGGACAAGCTATTGATTCCAAATAAAATGGTGCACTTGGGGCAACTCGAATGCCCGACCCATTGCTTAAAAGGCAATTGCTACTACCAACTGAGCTACAAGTGCATATAAAACCACCTTTATTCAGTCAACTAGTGCAATCTAGTAGTGGTCATGAGACTTATTGGAGGCAAACTTCCCATGGGGCGGTGGAACGAGTGAAGGCAATCGAAGCCCCATCTTCTGCTTGGAAGGCAGACATAATAACCATTATACTACACCCGCATTTTAGACAAGTGGCGCGATATTATAAACGACCGTCGCGCCATCGGTCTCAGCATAACAACCGCTGGGGATGTATGTAGTGGAGAACCCAAGGGGCTGTTTCTCCTCACAATCTAGAGCCTTTGAAGATGATTGCTTTGTATACGCTAATCTGTATACCAGAGATAACACTCCGACTGTGTCAAGCCGTCCTCCGCACGGTCTCGAACCCGCTCTTCTCCCTTGACGGGGAGTGTGCTACCATTACACCAATAGAGGATATCGTGAATAGTTTTGCCCACGCACTGCTGGAGTCGAACCAGTTCAGTTTGAGGAATCGAACCTCGCTTCACTATTCTGGACTGCCGTCGCCCTTCACGCTAACTTTGACGGAGCGGGACCGTCGCGCAATCACCTTACTCCCAGTGGGAGCCGTATCTAGTTTGCGCGTAAGACACGGTTATAACCAACTCTTATTGGCGGTTGGGCGCCATGGTACTCCCACTTGGACTCGAACCAAGAACGTGCTCTAATCTGGAGCCAATGCCGGGTATAAGCCGGGTGTGTTGCCATTACACTATGGGAGCATATAAACGTTCGCGCGAACCACTAAGTGGTCAGCGAAGAAGTCCGCGCGAACTATTCGCATTTCAGCCAAAATCAGAATAGACCTCCAGTGACCAAACTATCAGTCAAATTCCTATAAAAGAAGGACCTTACTTTTTCCAAAAGCCTGCTGAGGCGCTTATTATGCGAAAAACAGAGGCGCGCAGGATAATCAATAGTAGATTTTCTTTCGGCAGTCTCCTACAAGGTAGCCCCTAGGCAATCTGTGGGAAATCTACAAACCCTCGACAAAAGCTCCACTACACCGCCGATATTGCCCCGGTGACATAGTATCATCGCTTGGGCTAAACGTCTCGCGCCTAGTCCACCTAGCCAATGCTAGGATTTTCATAACCCACTTCGTTGAGAGACGAAGCAATGGCCCACTTAAAAGGTAACGGCTTCGTGCGCACTCGCCTCGAAATATCGGGACGGCCATAACCTTTTTTCCTAACGGTTTTTCGATAGAACCAGACGGATTTTTCCCGTTCTTATGAACGTAACCGCAAAACCTTGGAAGAGGCTCCATGGTTCCTACTGGTGACAGAACCACTTCATCGCCTGGAGCAAGTAGCGGGAATCGAACCCGCACCCATAGCTTGGAGGGCTACTATACTAGCCATTATACGATACTTGCGTCTATCTCGGTTTCTAGCCACGGGAGAGCCGGTTCCCGCCCACCTATTTGCTTCCTCAAAGTATGGCTAGCACTTTGTCTTGATTGCTCGGTTTTTATAAAGCTGGTAAGCCTTCCCAACTGAGGCCACTTCGGACATTCACGGTAAGTTTCCGTCGTGCGCCAAATAGCTCAATAAGAGCTAGATAATAGCTTTCTAAGTCTTCGCTTGAGCTTTGCGAGAATTGATGCATTATCTCCGCGCTGTTCAAGAAGATGGATGCGATTTTCAAGAATTGCTACTTCTGCCTTCCAATGATAAGTCATTTCTTTTTCCTTTCCTCAACCATTTTGTATAAATATTATACTCGAAATTTAGCTATTTTTCAAATCTCGAAAACTTCGAGTATTCAATGTAATCTGATACATCAGCCAGTCATTATAACCAGGTAGTCTATAAAGTTGATTGAAGACCTCCTGCGACAGGCTCCTATAAATCTTTGTAAAGTGCGTCGAAACATGCCAATCAAGGCCAAAATAAAATTCGTCATTTACTATGGTTTCAATCAAAGGTTCAAGCTTGTTATCAAAATAGCTTTCAACCATCGAAAGAATTACGAAGAAATCCTTCTCAGGCACTGGTTGGTTGAAGATTCTAAAAGAAGCATCCTCAATATCATCACAGAAAAGGCAATGATGACAATTCTTCATAAAAGAAGAGTAATAGACTTCTTCACATCCAGAAGAACTGAAAATTCCGACGCAATTCTCAATACTATCAACTCGCGCGCACTTCTGACTTTTCTTCACATGCGATGCTTTATAAATTTCTTTTGAACTTTGAATGTCCATTCCAGTATCAATTAGACTACTATTCACAATATATTCTGACTTTAGGACGCCGTCACTTCCTTCAACTGTAGCACTAGAAGCAACGTAATTACTATTTCTAATATTACTACAGTTGTCAATGTTTCCGCTCAGATAAATGTGATCAGAATGAATAACTTTTTCACTTTCTTCTACATCATAACTTTCATAGACGCTAGAAGAACTATCAATATTCAAAACTTCACAGTATTTCTCTTTTTCTTTGGTGGTCCAGGGCAGCATTCGGTAACCCCAGTATAATGCCTCAAGCCATGGACTATAGTTACCAGCAATTGCTTCAGGGCCAATTTCTTCAAGAAAGTCTAGCGCTTCAACACCATTTGGAAATCTTCCAACAAATTCTTGAATTTTCTCTGCGCCACATTTCCGTAGCAACTCAGCTGTTAGATACATCAAAATTCTCCTTTATGATTGACCCATCAATTCTTTTTTCTAAATTATATGGCTTCGCGCGCATATCCATAATCAATTCCATTCGCTTATTCAATAGCTTTATCATCTGAAGGACTTCAGGAGTTTTTCTAAAATATGCGCGAGGATAGCATTCACCTTTGCCCATAATCTTTGCTTCGAGGACGTCACGCGCGAACCTCAAGAAGTCTGCATAATCTAATCCAAGAACCCGCGCAGCCATCATTGAATAAGAGCCTCTAATTCCATTTGGAAAAGGCATCTTCTCAATATTGGTATAAAGCATACAGTAAGTAGGAAGATAGGGACTTTCCTCAAGATAAAAATACTTCTCCATTATAACGCCATCTCCTTCCAAAGCTCTTCAATGCGCGCGGCCTCTTCTACCGTATATTCACAGAATGAAGCCCAATCCTCTTTTTGAACAAAAATCATTGGGTCAAACTTAGGCAAAGGTCTATCAAATTTTTCTACTTTGACTGTCTCTGCTGGCTCATAACCTGAAATAACATACTTCTTTACTGTAGAGGCAGAAAAACCAGTCTGCCGCGCAGTTTCTGCATAAGTTCGACACTTATAATAAACATCATTGATATGAATTATATCCTCTTGTGTTACACGAGCCATTCTTTCTGCCTCCTTCATTTTCTATAAATATTATATCAGAAATTTCAGGAAGTTTCAAATTTATAGATTATGGAATATGTGAGACCTCTTTTCTTTAGAAATATGACGGGAGCCATAAATTAGCTACTTATGGAGCAATATCCCCTCCAGGATAAGCGTCATCATTTATTATAAGGTGGAGGACTTATGGGATTTATTTATAAAATTACAAATACTATAAATGATAAAGTTTACATTGGAAAAACAACCAGAACTATTGAAGAACGATGGAAAGAACATCTTACTAGTATTGAAGATAAAGATTTCAAAATCTATCGGGCCTTTAGAAAATATGGAGTAAAAAATTTTCTATTGAATCAATTGAAGAATGTTCTAATGATATTATCAATGAACGAGAAATTTATTGGATTGATTTTTATAATTCTTATGAAGAAGGTTATAATTCAACTAGAGGCGGCGAAGGAACTCGCTTCCTAACCCAAAAAGAAATTTCAACTATAATTGATTTATATCAAAACGGATATTGTATTAGAGATATTCGAAAATTAACCAATTCAACTATAGAAACAATTTCTTTTTATATAAAACAAGAATTAAAACTTTCAGAAGAAGATATTAAGAAAAGAGGCTATGCTATTCGCACTGCAAAACAAAAGCATATTGTAGAGCAGTATGACTTACAAGGAAATTTTATAGCTTCATATACTTCATATAAAGACGCACAATTAGCTACTGGGATTTGGTATAATCATATTAGCGAAGTCTGCCGTGGAAAACGTCTAACGGCTGGTGGATATACTTGGAAAAATGGAGGAAAATAAAATGAATGTTTTAACACTTATTATTGCGCTTTCTAGTGTTATGTGGTATTTGATTCAAAGAGGAAAAGACGAAATTTGGGGCAAATTCTCTTTCAGCAAATGGATTACTATTGGTGTTTCCGCAATATTTGCTTTTGCTCTTGTCTTCTCTTTCAATCTTGACCTTATTCTCGCGTGTGGTCTTGTTGAAGCGACGACTATTGCTGGCAAAATTATAACTGGCCTAGTTCTAATGTCCGGTTCCAGTGCGGTAGCTGAAATTATCGAGCGCGTAAAAGGTAAGTAAATAGAAAAGGACACGTCTTTCGATGTGTCCTTTTCTGTTTATCCTCGTAAATCCTTCTCTGTATTGACTACGGGCCAAGTTTTCATTTCATTATACATATCTTCAATGAAACTATTACCACCTTGGTCATGATAGTCATGGAATAGCTTATTCAAAAGTTCACGACTATATTGTAACATTTTCTTATATGGAAGATAACGATAATAAATTTTTACTATTTCCGCGCGCATCATATCATTGGAAGAATGAATGAGACAAGTCAGCTTTTTATCTTGTTCACTGTCTCTCTCTTTGATCTCTGAAAGTATTGGCTCAATAACCTCTTTTATGGTTTCTTTGAGCTGTTTCTTTTCTTCTTCTTCCTTCTGTTTTTGACGCTCTCTACGGCGCTTATTGAACCATTCCTTATCTCCGCAGAATTTTACAACAACTTGCCATACCAAATAAACTAGAACGAGGAACCCGCCAACCGCGCTGGCAATACTAGAAAAATTCAATTGGAACTCCTCCCGCTTGCTTCTTCCCGAAGAGAAGTCGAGAGTCACTTAGCTTCCTTCATTCTTTTGCGATATTCTCGATAAACGTCGTCATTATTTTTGTTTTTGCTGTAAAAATAATCTATAAGCAGTATAATTATGGTCCTTCGTCTTCGCCAAAAAATCCTCTCGAAATAAATCATTTACTTCATTCAAGTCATTCTGAACCCAATAAGGAATACAGTATAAAGATATTTTATTAGCTAAACTATAACTTATCTTCTTTTCATCGTAAATTTGTCTTCTTTTAAAATCAGCTTCTTCTTTTTGGAAATAAGCAGTTCGTTTATAATGTTCTATCCCCTGAAATTCTATCAAAACTTCTTTTCCATTATAATCAGGCAAATAAAAATCGTATCGAAGTTTTACTGTGCCAAAGCCTTTCAAATCCGAAAAAGTTTTTTCTCTTTCAAAAATAATTTTACCTTTATTCAATATTTCAACGATTTTTTGCTCCCCAGAAGAACCTGCCATCAAACCTCTTCGGCATCCACAAGAAGTTGCGTGTCCACTTACTAAATTACCCGACCGAACCTTTGAAATACTACCACAATCGCATTTACATATCCAAATAGGGGTTTGTTTTACTTGCCTATCCCATTCGGGGTCTAATTCAATTACAGTCAACATTCCAAATTTTTTCCCAGTAAGTTCTAGCCGACGATTAAGTCCCAACTTCCTTGCTAATTCCTTAGCCTTTTCTCTCCCGACGCACCCACAAGATATTCGTCTTCCATTGCGAAGCTCTCTTCCATCAGCAAAAGTCAAAGCTCCGCAATCACAACGACAAAGCCATTTTCTACCTTTTCCGCCTCCTCGTTCAAATTCTTCTTCGGTGGCTTCTCTTATTACAGTCAAATGATTATACCGTTTTCCTGTTTCATCTATAGCTTTTCTACTCATTTATCCTCCGAAAATTGTCTCCCACTGACAGTCGCGCGGAGTTTTATCTTCGCGGAAAGATAGAAAACGAGGATGCCTTAGGCCACCAGTGGGCATGATTTCCATACAAGTAACTTCTGCTACCTTTCCAATATAATCCTTCCAATGGAGTAAAATTTCATCATCAAGTCCACTAAGACTCCCAATCTGAACCGGCTTTCCGTCCTTATACGCGCCAATTTTTAGGCTACCCGCACCACGCATATAATACATTTTTGTAACAGGCTCAATTGTATCACCATCAAAGTATTCCTTATAGTGGTCGCCGCAAAGGAATTCATTGGTAATAGTATTCTGCCAATACTGCCAACTTTCAATCTCCTTTCCGGAATAAAGACGAGTTGGAGGGTTCGCGCCATAGATAAAGACGTCAAGAGTTTCCTGAAGTTCTTTTTTGGCTTTTTGAGTGTCTTTACTGGGGCGCTTATCTGGCTGATATAAAGAACCATCACGAATAATGACCATTCCTTCGCCGCCATTTGCCAAGATTTCTTGGAGTTTATTCCAAAGCTCCTCCCCATGATAATAGGTGGCAAAAGAAACAAAGTCACTTGTGTAATTTTTTCCTAGTTCTTCAATTTTGGAGAAACGCTCATCGGCGGGCTTCTTCATATAGCTAACACCATCATAGGCCAGAATATCAAAAGCATAGAAGTGAAGTTTTTCCCCTTTTTCCTGGCGCGCGATGCACTTCTCTTTTAGACAACCTAAAAGAGTAGTAATATTAGAAGAACCCGGCTTTGAAGGGAGATATAGCTCGCCGAGGATACAAGTTCCATTTGGAAGTGCTTCAAAGAAAGACTGAAGTTGAGGAACCCATTCATGCTTTTCTGGATATTCGCCTTTCACATTTCGACTTCTACTATAAAGAAGAATATTTCCATCCTCATCCTTTACAAACTTTGAAAAGTACCCATCTTTCTTTTCAGAGGCGCACCATTCACCGCTGTAAATTCTATTGATAAGAGTAGTCTTCTTTTTTTCTGTGTCCCAAGAAGATGGCGCGGCCCAATACTTCATTGGGTTCATCTCTTTGAAATTATACCCATCAATGTATCCAAGCATTATAAAAGCTCCTTTTCTTTTTCTTTTATTATATACGAAAAAGGGATAGAAATCAAATTTCTATCCCAATCTCTTTAGCTATGGGCTTTAAACTATTGGCAACTTCATAGGCGCAATTTGGACAGATTTCTAGTATCTTATATCCAAGATAGCTTCCAAAATTACCAACTTTTTTCCCATTCGCATAAACGTTTTCCTTCTGAATGGCAGGAAATTGAACGTACCAAAGGTTTTTTTCTTCCTTTACCTCACTTTTACAAAGATCACAAATTATCTTCTTCACTCGGCTTGCCACCTCATTCTAGTTCGCGGGTCAACGTCAATTACGAAATAATCCTTGTCTAGCTGATTTACAATTAGACTAGCAATCTGTTGTCTCTCAACTTCAGGAAGAAACTGCTCAAGCTCTTCTAATGTAACAATAGCCTCACTGTGCTTTAACTGCTGGATAATACGTTCATTCATTTTGTTTACCTCCATATAATAATCTTTATATTCGTTACTCATATTTACCCAATCCTCATATTCAGTTGCTTTTGTGTTCCATAAAGCTCAATATAAAATTTTTCTCTTTCAGTCTGTTTCTCACGCGCGACTTCTTCCAAAATTTCAAAAGTATAATTCTGAATACCATGAGAAGCCATATGAACGTGAAGAGTTGAACGAGCAACTTTATCCATTCCGAGAGCCGTTTGGACGTGTGATTGCCAGCGAGTCCCAAAATCAGTTGTTTTCCCAATGTAAGATTCACCGGTTGGAATGTAAGTGATTTTGTAAATGCCACCAACCGCACGACCACCCGTTACCCTCTTTATCATTTCCTTTGTCGCGCGCGAAACCATTGTATCCCACATTAGCTTTGGAAGAACCTCACGATGTCGAAGCTTCGGAACTAACTTTTTCAGCTCAGAAATATCTTCAATGTCATCTTCTGAAAGACAAACGCGATAGAAATCTTCTTTTTCTTCAATCTCGCGTTCGTGAAGAATTGCTTCATGAACAGCCTTTCTTTTTGCTTGAAAGTCAGAAAATTCTTTTTGTCCTTCTTTTAAAACGGCGCGACGTCGTTCTTCTTCTTTTTCTAATTCATTCAGTTTATCTAAATGAGATTTATATTGTCCTTGAAGCCAATGAACTGCGTTTTCAGTATTTTGTTCTATCTCTTGTTGGAGTTCTAAGTTTCTTTGTTTTTGTTTTCTCCATCGGAAGAAAAAGATAAGAAATAAAGTTATCATATATTACTCCCAGCCTACCATAGAATTTCTTCGAGGTTTCTTTTTTACAGGCGGCTTGGTAAACCAAATCAGACGGTCTCGCGCGCGAGTTGCCATAACATATGAGATACAAACTTCTTCTTCATTCCACATCCGTGCATCATAAACTGCAACAAAACGAGCTTCCAAACCTTTTCCACTATGTCCAGTAAGAACCTTTACAGTGTTTGCCTTCATCTTTTCACTTAGCTCATCCTTTGATAAATCACCCTGCTTGAAAGTGTCGCATGGGATTCCAGCACCAATCAATTTATCAAAAATATTATCTACCTCTGCATTTGTGCGCGCAAGCACCATCCAATCGCCAAAATTTGAAGTAGATTCAATTTCATCAATAAGATACTTGATAGAAAAGGGAAGTTCTACGACCTTTCCGCGCACTCCGCGCATCGGAATAGATAAGTCGCCCATTTTATTCTTCCTGATAATCTTTCGCGCGAAATCTAAAATATCACTACCATTACGATAGTTTTCATCCATTGAATAAATAGAAGCATCTAACTCATTAGCCCAATATTTCAAAAGGTCGGGCCTGCTCCCATTCCATCGATAAATACATTGTCGCTCATCGTAGACAATAAAGTATTCCGCACTTTTGATAATTGAAAAAATAAAGTTGAACTGGTCTTCATTACTATCCTGTGCTTCATCCAGAAGACAAATGTCAAGATTAGGGAATGCTTCTGGGTGAGCTCGTGCGAGGTCAAAAAGACCATCAAAATTTTCATTACTCAAATATCTTCCCGCTTCTCGAATGCCCGCGCGCAATAAACATCTAGCGCAATAGGAATGGATAGTACCGACCCAAATTACTTCATTATTTTCAATGTTCAATCTACTACGAATTTCGGCCGCGGCCATATTTGTAAAAGTAAAAGCGACCAGCTTCTTCGCGCGCGAAATGGATTGTCGGATTTTCTCGATTAGTAGTGTTGTTTTGCCTGAAGCAGGGGCTGACTGAACGAACACGACAGATGCGGGTGAAGCTAAAATCTCTTTTTGTGTTTGACTTAATTCCAAATTTCATTTCACTTCCTTTCTTTTTTATATCATATCACAGAAAAGGAGGAAAATCAAATTTCTTCTCTTTCACCATCAAGCCACAATTCAATCATTTCTTCATCTGTCAAATCTGCCACATCATAGGGACATTCATCTACTTCACACAGCGCGAACGGCTGAACATAATCATGACCCTCCATACGTCCCATAATCGGAGGACAATTGCGACAATATTTCTTGTCAAGCCACTGAAGCCATGGCGCATTTTCAACTAGTTGAAAACTAGCAAGCCATTTCACAAATTCTCTTTCAGAAAAATTTTTCAAAAAATCTCGATTTGTCAAAATTTTACTTCCTTTTGTACTTCAATAATTTCGCCACTATCTTTGACATGGAAAGTAACCCAATGTCTAAAAGTCAAATTTTCATTCTCGATAAACTTCAAAGCCTCAAAAGCTAGATCCTTTAGCGAACCATTATTTTCAATTTCAATATCATAGTTGTAGTTGAGGACCTCAGCGTCGGCATGATTGGAGGTACTTGCGTCTTCCGCCTCTTTTCGTCTAACAAGAATGGTGCGCGCGCCCAGCCTCCTAACAATTTTCTTGATTTCCTCTGGTTCCCTACACATAATAAAGATAGCACAGTTATTGCTATCGACCCCATAACAATCCCAATCTTCAAGGGCTTCACGACTCTTTCTTTGGACATCCTTAAAAGGAATATCATCCCACTCTGTTAGAAGGTCTTTGAGGTCGCTAAGGAATTTACGCGCGCGAGGTGTCTTTTCACCATTCCAGCCAAAGTCTCGCGCGACCTTTTTCACATAATTTACGGTAGAAAAAACTTTCGTGTAATTTTCGCCCATAAATTTAGACACCATTGAACAAAAAGTGTCCTTGCCGGATCGGGCGCTACCGTTGACGACATAAATCATTTTTTATCCTCCATAATATAGTTAGTAATAAAATCGACAAATCTTAGTTTATAAAAATAAACCACATCATTATCATAAATTCGTGCTGCTTTTACGTTATTGACAAAATAAGGCCAATTATTCCCATCTTTCAAAAACTCTTGAATAAAAGAATTCTTCTTCAAAGAAAGAAGTTCATCCATATAGGAATAGTCGTCGACCTTTCGATAAACCTGCTCCATCATAGCTTCGTAAATATTAATGAGAGTCTGGCAGAGAACTGAGCCAGGTATCTCACCACGAACTTCATAAATCTTCTTCAGTCCTTTTGCTTGGCCATAAATATAAGAGCCATTGCTTCGCTGGAAAAAACTATCACTATCTTTTCGAGTTAGTGAGTTGGGATTTGCGCGCCACAAATAAAGATATTCATCGAGCCTATAAATTTTATCAGTACAATTACAAGCAACCAAATTGAAGTAGCTGTCCTCATTTAGGCGAAGCTCTGGAAGAAAACGAATATTATTATCCTTCAAATATTTGATACGATAGAGCTTAGTGTGACACCAAGTAGAGCTAGTGGTTGATGAAGGAAGGTGGTGCCCTGGACCGAAGTTTTCTTCATGAATAAAAGAGGCTGTAACAAGATCGGCGTTATTCCGCTTAGCTTCTCGATAAAGTTGCTCAACTGCCCGAGGGAATAGCATATCGTCACTATCACAAAACATAATGTAGTCGCTTTGGTTTTCGTTATCAATAATTGTTTGGCGCGCGACGCCTGGGCCGCCATTTTCTGGTGTAGAAATTAGACGAATATGCAGACCACGCGCGCGATATTCTTCAATAATATCGCTATAATCTTCACCATCACAATCCTGACAAAGAGTAACTAGAAACATTTTACGAGTTTGCGCAACGAGCGCATCGAGACAATATGGGAGAGTCTCGCGCGCCTTATAGATAGGGATGCCCACTGTAATCACACTTTTCCTCCTTCGCTTCTACAGCAAGTTTATCAACATAATCATTCCAATCCTTCTCTCCGGAGTGGCCTTTTACTTTCTCAAAAGAAAAACGTGGATTTTCAAAATAAGGAATAAGACGCTCCCAAAGTTCACGATTTGCGACCGGCTCTTTCTTGGCGTTGCGCCAACCATTGGTTTGCCACTTCTTATACCACTTTTGAGTAATACAATTGATAATGTAAGCACTATCACTATAAATGGTTGCCATATTTCCTTCGGGAGAATAAGCATCAAAAAATGAACAAGCACCAAAAACGGCTGAAAGTTCACAAATATTATTGGTAGCGTTTTCTACATGTTTACTATATTCATACCTATGATTGCCTTTATCATCAAGAACAACAAAAGCAAAGCCACCTCGCGCATCCTTTGCTCCATTATTAGAGCAAGCCCCATCGGTGTAGATAGAGTAGTTCATCGTGCATAATACTCCTTCCAAATTTCTTCACAAGAAACGACCTCAAACCCTTCGCGCGTAAAGTCCATAAATTCCTGAATGTTGATACCATTTTCTTTAGAGAGTGCTCTTGAAACTTTACGAATGCGCCGAGGAGCGATAATTCTTCGATACCATGGCATTTCAATTTTTAGCACGAAGTTCTCTGAGTAAGAATTAGTAACAATAGTTGCCATTTCAAACATTAGAAGATGAGTTGTGTCATGAGGGTTGAAATCCTTTAGAATAATTGTATTATTGTTTCGGCGCGCGAGGCTGATAAGGTTGATAACTCCACGCGAAATAATAGTATCATAAATTTCAAATTTTGTCATATTTTCCTCCTTAGAGTAGAGATTTACCTAGAAAATCGAGTGGTTCTCCATTTTTACATTTGTCGATGCGTTCCTGCCATTTTTCGATGAGTAAGTAGCAGTGCGCGGTATCCTTGTCGGGGTCGCGCTTAGTGCGCCGATTCTTTGCTTTATTATTTGCATTCTTTTGAATTCGCTTTTGGAGATAGCGAATTTGGCCTTCATAGCCTTTTATTAGTTGTTCGCGCTTTTCAATATCTTCCATTTTTTTTTGCTCCTTTCGAGTTCGCATTTGCGGACACATCATGATGCTGTGCCCATTGTAAAAATCCCGCTCGGTAGATTTTAAAAGTGCCATTTGGTAGATTTTAAAAGTGCCGTTTTGGAACTTTTAAAAGTTCCCTCGGGTAGATTTTAAAAGTGCCATTTGGTAGATTTTAAAAGTGCCCTCCGAGGTAAAGAAAAAGTAAAAGAAAATAAAAGAAAATAAAATATAAAAAGAAAAAGGGAAAATAAAAAAAGTAAAAACGGTCAAAAATTTTTGGGGTGGGGGATAAAATCGTAATGATTTTTTGTTCCTTCTCGCAATTTGAGATATCCTAATTGAGCAAGTGTATCAAAAGCACTTCGACACGCCTTTTTCCCTATACCTAGCGTCTTCTCAATTTCTTCGGGACTAAAACCTACAGTGTATTCATCGGCATTTTTATAGAAATATTGCCAAAGTAATACACTATTTGAATTTTTTGTATGAAAAGCCACCTGACAAATTTCTCGCCAACTTACAATGAGTTTTGGACCAGGCGCGCTTATTAGCTGCCCTTTATCATCAAGCTCCTTATGGCTTGTTATTCTTCTTTGATTCGGATAAAAATTAGTATTTTCGGACATTTTGATATACCTCGCTTTATCTTCTAATTTCGGAGGTATAGTCTGTCATAGCTTTTCGTAGTTCTGGTGTGTCTTCAAAATACCAATTTTTATAATACGGATTTTGTAAATCTTGAACACAATCTACAATATGGAAGCCGCGCTCTTGAAGAAAAATCGCGAAACGTAGTTTGTAAATACGAATTTTCTTCATTGATATCTCCTTCTTATTATTTGAATAAGTATAATTCATATTGGCACACTCACATTCGTTTATTTTGTTTATGTTCTTGTTTATAAATCAAAATGAAATTTTTTTATTTATCTCTGATAGATTATCTACCATTCTTCTCTCATAATACCCTCAAAAGAAAGAATAATCGCATCTCTTGAAGTTGTATCAATCCAGCCTTGCGCCGACAAGTTTTTCATTGCTTCATGATACTCTTGTCTTGACATATTTAATTTTTGGCAGATTTATCTTCCTCAATTCTAACAGACCCGTCCGTCTCCAGGCAGACTAAGAAAAACAAACATTAACTTTAGTTCATTGCCTTCTTCATCGCCCAATTGACGCATAATTTTGTCGTAAACTTGCTGATTTATAGTGTCCATACTTACTCCTCTTCTGTCGGATGGTTTTTCATATACTCTCGCGCGGCCACTCTCAAAAAGTAGCTAATCTTCATATCGTTTTCTTCACAATAGTTACGAATTTGTTCATCCAGCTCTGCGTCAAGCATAAAACGAATTACCATATCTTTCTTCACATTTTCACCTTCTTTCTAATTTCTAACTATATTATACCCTATTTCTGAGAACTTTTCAAATTTTCATAATAGAAATTTGACTTTTGAGTGAATTTAGATTACACTCGGGCGCGTCGCGCGCATTTATAATGAATATAAGGGAATTTGAATTTTTCTCTAAAATATGTTATACTAAAAGAAAATGAATAGAAAGGAGATTTGAATGAATATAAGGGATGAAACCAATAATCGATATGGCAAATGGAATATTCTAAGATACATCCCACCAGATGAAAGAACAAAAGAAAATAAAAATCTGGCATGGCTTGCTAAATGCGATTGCGGAACAATAAGACCCGTAAGAATTTCTGATTTACGTAATGGAAAATCAAAGAGTTGTGGTTGTGTAAATTGTCTTAATAAGAAAATTGATTTAGGGAAAAAGTATGGAAAAATCACTCCAATAGAAAGATTAACTAATAGACATGGTAATTTTATTGAGCAATATAAATGTATCTGTGATTGCGGAAATGAAATTATATTGCCAACTGATATGATAGGAAAAAAGAAAAACTGTGGTTGCTCTTTCGGCGAAGGCTTTTCTAAGTATACCAATTGTATTGGGCAACGTTTTGGCAAACTTGTTGTTATTGGAGATAGTAAAAAATTAGATAAAAATGGAAAACACTCATATAGAATTTGTCAATGTGATTGTGGAAATATTTGTGAAGTACAATATCGACATTTGGCTTCTGGGCATACTCAATCTTGTGGCTGCCTAGCTTCCTTTGGTGAAGAATGTGTGAGACAAATCCTTGAAGAAAAGAAAATTCTTTATAAAAGACAGTATAAAACTGAAGAATGTAAAGATAAGACAAAACCCCCTTTTGATTTTGCTATATTTATACAAAATCAAATCGGTTTAATAGAAGTACAGGGGAAACAGCATTTTAATTCAGACCTTTTATTTTGGTCAGAAACTTTGATAAAACATGATAGAATAAAAAGGGAATTTTGTAAAGAAAAAAATATTCCTCTTTTATTATTGGATTATTCAGAAGGTAGACAAGAAAATACTAGACAAATTTTTGAAGAAAAAATTTCTAAATTCATTTGGGAGGTACAGAATGAGCAATTATGATGCTAATGATTTAACAACTTTATCTCCAGGCCGGGCCTTCAGAGAAAAAATTGGTATGTACCTCAGTGCCGACCGTCAAGAGGCAATAAACCTTGGCCTGCGTGAACTTATTGTAAATGTCCAAGATGAATATGAAGTATATAAACCTTCTAATCCGTTTCTAAAAATTGAGTTATTTACGCAAAAACGAGAAATCCGAGTTTCTGACAATATGAGAGGAATACCTTGTGCTGTTCGCAATGATGGAATAAACTCACTAACTGCCGCTTTTCTTTTGCCTCATTCAGGAGCAAAACATAAAGAGGGTTCTTATGTAAGTTCGGTCGGTATTAACGGTGAAGGGAATAAAGTGGTTTGCCATACCGCCAAATGGCTTGAAGTAGAAGTTCATCGAGAAGGAAATATTTATTTTCAGCGTTTTGAAAGTAATGACGAAGGCGCTTATCCAATATCAGAAGTTCAAGTTTCAAAAGACTTAGGCACCGGAACTGGCACTATTATCACTTATGTTCCAGACGAGAAAGTTTATGGGGATGTCTTTATTGATATAGATGCTTTAAAAATTATGTTGAAAGAAATGTCTTTTTTTACTAAAGAATTAAAAATTATACTTATTATAGATAATAAAGAAGAATATTTCTTATCTAAAAATGGACTTATTGATGGACTTCAAAATGAAAATGTAATAAGCAAACCTTTCAATTACTTTTATGAAGAAGATAGTTGCCAAGTAGAATTGGCTTTACAATGGGTCACGAAAAAGGGAAATATTAGAGGCTATGCAAATGGTCTTTATATGCCAGATGGTGGTGCATTTATTAGCTCCTTTAAAACTTCTCTAACTAGAACTTTTAATTCTTTAGCAAAAACTAAATTTTCTGGAGAACAAATTCGAGAGTGCCTCGAGGGGTTTGTATCAGTAAAAGTCCATACTGGACAATTCTCTAACCAAGCCAAAACAGCTTTAGCCAATAAGGAGGCTGGAACAGCCACTTCCGCTGCCATTAGTAATTGTTTAAAGGATTTCTTTAAACGAAGAAAAGCAGATTTTGATAAAATTGTTGAAATTCTTACAAAAATCAACAAAGCCGAAATGGCCGCGGAACGTGCGCGTCAGGCAATCCTCAACCACGAAAAAGAGCAAAAAGCCAATGAGAAGAAAAAGCTTCTAAATTATGATAAACTCCGTGACGCGCGAAAACTTGGCAAAGATAGTATCCTTCTTTGTGTAGAAGGTCTTTCCGCCGGAGGCTCGATGTCTATTGGTCGTGACCCAAACACATACGGCATACTAATGCTAAGAGGCAAGGCAAAAAATCTTCTAAAAGCGACGATTGAAGAAGGTTTGAATAATGAAGAAGTCAAACTACTTCTTCAGGCGCTAGGACTTACTTATGGGAAACCTTATAATGCCGAGAAACTTCGATATGGATGTGTCGCTCTCGCGGTCGATGGTGATTTTGACGGTAGTCATATTGGACTTCTTCTAATGGCAATGTTGCAAGTTCTTGCCCCACAATTTCTAAAAGAAAATCGTCTCTTTTGGCTTCGCGCACCAACCTGTAAAGTTGAAACAAAAACAAAAACGTATTATTATTATAACGAAGAAGAATTCCGCAACCATCCAAAGGGCAATATCACCTTCTTCAAAGGTCTTGGTCAGATGACTGATGAAGATTTGAAAAGTTCTATGTTTAATAAAGAATGGCAACATTTGGAACCCATCACATACAGTGAGGAAGGTATTCAAACTCTACTTGAGCTAATGAGCGAAGATGTTGAACCGAGAAAAGAATTCGTATTCAATAATATTGATTTTTCAAAATTTGAGGTGGAATAATGGCAGATATCAAGAAAATAGTAGAAGATAGTTTTACTCGTTATGCTGGCAATGTCATTATGAACCGCGCCATATGTGACGCGCGCGACCTTCTAAAGCCATCCGCGCGGATGCTTATGTATTGTCAGATGGCTGTTACAAAGAATATTCCATCTAAACCTTTTGTAAAAAGCGCTCGTGTAGTCGGCGATGCTCTTGGACATTATTATGAACATGGCGATAGCAGTTGCTATGGAACTTATATGCGAATGAGCAAGCCCTTCGCAATGCGTTATCCATTAGAAGATTGTCAGGGTAATAATGGTACTCTGAATAATACGTCAGATGAAGCTTCAATGCGCTATACTGAGCTTCGTCTTAGCCCCCTCGGTTATAATCTTTTCGGAGATATTGATAAAGAGACAATTTTTGAATGGAGCGAAAATTTTGATGAAACTGAAAAATATCCAAAAGTTGCTCCATCGAAGGGTTATTATAATATCTGTAATGGAACAGTTGGCCTTGGTATCGCGCTAAGCAGTTCTATTCCTCAATTCAACCTAAAAGAAGTAAATAAAGCGCTAATTAAGCTTCTTTGGAACCCGAACATCCCTTTTGAAGAAATTTGTGTTATGCCGGACTATGCAACTGGCGCGCTCCTTTTGAACGCAGATGAAGTGAAGAAAAGTCTTGAAGAAGGAACCGGCGCTGCTGCCAAGCTCCGTTCTGTTATTGAATATGACAAGGCAAAGCGCGCACTAGTCGTTAGAGAATTACCTTATGGGGTTTATACTGAAACTATTAGTGCACAAATTCAAAAACTTCTGGAAAAAGAGCCGAATTGTGGAATTGATAATGTCAATGATGCTTCCCATAAAAAGCCAGATTACGAAATTTATTTGACTAAAAACGCTTCTCCGGAAAAAGTCTTGAAACTCTTGTATAAGGAGACTTCTCTTGAAAGTTTCAGTGGAATAAACATGACGGTTCTAGTGGATGGGAGGAAGCCGGCGGTGCTTGGATTGCGCGAACTTTTTCAAGCGCATCTTGACCATGAAAAAACCGTCTATGTAAACGGCTTCCAATTTGATCGCCGGAAGTGTCGCGCGCGCCTTCATATCCTCGACGCACTCATCAAAGCTATTTCAATGATTGATGAAGTGGTCAAAATTATCAAGAAATCTTCTGATACAAAGAACGCTTCAATTGGGCTTCAACATCTTCTTGGAATTGATGAAACCCAAGCAAAGGCAATCCTTGACCTAAAACTCTCTCGTCTTACCCATCTTGATGTTTCTAAATTAACAAATGAGAAGGCGGAACTAGAAAAGGAACTCGCGCGCATTGAAGCCATCTTGGCCGATGAAAATCTTCTGAAGAAAGAAATTGAAAAAGGTCTGCGCGAAGTAGCTGAAAAATTTGGCGACGCACGGCGCACAAAAATTCTAAATATTTCTAATGAAGAAGAAACAATTGAGCGAAAGCAATTAGCTCTTTCTTTTACAAATGAAGGTGCGGTTTTTGTAAATGAGACATCAACCCTCTATTCTCAGCGACGCAACGGTGTCGGCCAAAAGTTCAAGCTTGATAAGGGCGAATATGTAGTTGATACGTTGGTGGGAGAAAATGTAGACGAGATTCTGTTCTTTACTGACAAAGGTCGTTTCTACTCAATGAAAATGGGTGATTTCTCAGTTGGCGAGAAACAATATCTCAATACTTTTGTTTCTTTCCAGTCGGATGAATACGTGCGCGCAAGCGTCATTCTCTCAAAAGAGCAACAATCCTCTAACATTATCTTCATTACGAAGAACGGAGTTTTGAAAAAGTCCGCGCTCTCTGAATATAATTTGAAAAGAGGTAATGGCGCGCAGGCGATAAAACTTGATAAAAACGATTCGATTGTTTCTGTTCTGATTCTGAGGGATGAAAATATTGGAATCTTGTCTCACTCTGGCAACTTTATCATGATTTCCACTTCTGATATCCGTGCTATTGGACGTGTTGCGCGCGGCGTCACTGGAATGAAACTCAATGATGGAGATTATATTGTTTGTGCGAGAGTTATCCCGAAGGGGACAAAAGAAATTCTATCTACGTCAGAGGACGGCTTTGCGAAGCGGACTTCGATTAGTGAGTTCTCTGTTACGGGGCGCGCGACCAAGGGAAAGTCAATTCAGCAATCCGATAGACTTTGTGACTTTTTGCCGTTGACTGACGATACTGAAGTCCTGGTCGTATCAAACGTCTCCCAAATTCGTCTAAAGATGGATGAAATTCCTCTGCTGTCGCGCGCGACGATGGGAATCAAAGCGATGAAGCTGAAAGATAAAGAAAAAATTCAGAATTTGGTGAGTTTGAATGCTTGATTTTTCTTTGAATTTTGAGTATAATATTACCACAAGATGAGTTGAAAGACAACTCGTTTTGATACACGAAAAACTTTGGATTGAATTTTTGACAAAACAAAGAAAATCGTGTATAATATAAATGTAATAAATGAGACAGCGTCTCGTTTATAATAAAAATATTTTTTTATAATAAAAGGAGTAATTGAAATGGTTCTAACAAGTAAGAGTTCTGAGGTTTTTGAGTATCTGAAGAATAACGGCGGCAAGGTTTCTATTGAGGAGCTTGCTAATGCTACTGGTCGTTCTGCTCGCTCTGTCGGCGCGAATGTTCTTGACCTAACGAAGAAGGGTCTTGTTGTTCGTGAGAAGGAAGAGGTCGAGGGTGCTGAGAAGCCTGTTGCTTACGCCGTTCTAACGGACGCTGGCAAGAATTTTGTTCCCTCTGAGGATGCTGAGTAAGAATTGAATTCATATAGGCGAGGTCGTTATCGGCCTCGCCATTTGAAGAGCCAAAAATAATTTTATTTGAAAAGGAGAAAATAAATGCTAAAGCAAGCTGAAAATAGAGGTAAGATTGAGGGTATTCTACTAGAAACTAATCTAAAGTATGGCTCTTTTGATAAGAATGGGCAGAAGGTTGAAACCGTCGGCGGCGAAATTATTGTTGAAGTAGACAAGGAAATCAATGGGGCACAAGTTACGCTTCAAATTCCAGTTTCTCTTTATTCTCAGAAGTATAAGAAGGACGGCGCACTAAACCCCGCTTATACTAGTATCGAAACTGTAATGAAGGAGTATAAGTCTGTCGCCGCTGTTGGTAGAGAGGAAGCAGATCGTGTTCGTATCACTGGCGCGAACCTTAGAATGAATGAGTTCTACACGCAGGATGGTCGTTTTGTCTCCACTCCCCGTGTTCAGGCCTCTTTTGTAAACAAGGCAACTGGTGAATTTAAGCCTTCTTGTGAATTTACCATTATGTTTGCTATTTCTAATATCAAGCCAATGGTCGATGAGCAGGGTATTGAACTGGACCCTAAGAAGCTTGAAATTACTGCTATTGTTCCTCAATATGGCGGTAAGGTAGATATTATGAAGCTACATGCTACCAATCCTAATGTTGTCGCGGCAATTGAACAATATTGGGAAACCGATAAGACTTTCAAGGCAACTGTTCGTCTCAACTTCTCTTCTGTTACTGAAAAGATTGTTGAGCAGATTGGCTTTGGTGAGCCGCAGGAGCGCATGAAGACTACCTCTGTGAGGGAGCTGGTTGTAATCGCTGGTTCTCAGGAGCCATTTGAGGGTGACGCAGCTTATGATATGGATGACCTTGTTCAGGCAATGCGCGAACGTAAGGCTCGTCTTGACCAGATGAAGGCCGACGCCGGTAAGAAGAGCACGCACAAGGCGCCCGCGCAGACCAGTTCACTTTCTAACGTTGGGGCCGACCTAGGCTTCTAATTTAGGAGGCGAAGATTATGGGCATTGATATTCTTTCTTTACAGCCGAATGTAATCTCGAGAAATCTACGTGGAAAATATCTGCTTCTCGCAGGCGCGCCTAAGATTGGTAAAACGGAGTTTTGTTGTCAAAGCGACAAAGCTCTCATCATAGCGACCGAGATTGGAACCAACGCTCAAAGCAATGCGATGGTTCAGCCAATTACCACTTGGAGCGAGTGGAAACTTGTTCTTCGACAGCTTGAAAAACCGCAAGCAAAAGAACTATATCAGACAATTTGCATTGATACTATTGGGATGGAAAAGCGTCCTCTAATTTAGTAATAAATTAGTTTTATTTCAGTAAAAAGCTGGAACCCTGAGATGGGAATCAGAGCGGAAGTTAGAATGTAAAAATTCTAACACGCGCAACGCATAGATAATATAAACATAGGAGGTTGACTCGGTTGAGTAAACTAGAAGAATTTTGGGAAGATATATATAAAAAATATGTAAATGAAAAATACTCTCTAATGAGTTTAGCCAAAGAGTATAATTGTAACAGACAAACTGTCCGTAATTTATTAAAATCTCATAATGTTGAAATTAGAGAAGCTAAACATCAAAATAAAAAAGATGTTTCAAAAGAAATACAAGAAAAAGTAATTTATAATTATACAGTCTTAAAAAAAGGACTTGTTCCTAGTGGGAAGCCTTTTAGCCTTAGTCAAAGAGCGGTAAAAACTATTCTTCAAGAAAATGGTGTTTATATCCGTAATTATGTAGAATCAAAAGATAATTTACGGAAGTATACTATTGATGATAATTATTTTAAAACACAATCTCATAATATGGCATATATACTAGGGCTATTAGCTTCGGACGGGAGTGTCTCTTCTAAAGAAAACGGTATCTTTATTCAGTTAAAAGCTGATGATAAAAAAATTCTTGAAGATATAAATAGAGAACTAAAAAATACTCGTCCAGTAAAAGTGTATTCTTGTGTAGGAGAAGGAGAAAAAGAAAGAGAAATAGCGAAGCTTTCTTTTTGGAGTTCTACTATAAAAAAAGATTTAGCTCACTACGGAATTGTTCCAAATAAAACTTTTATATTAAAACCGCCAGAGCTTCTTCTTCCTGAGTATTGTATTTCTTATATTAGAGGGTATTTTGATGGAGATGGATGTATTGTTTTAAATAATTATACTCCTAGCTTTTTTATTGGAGGAGCTTCTAAAGACATCATACAATGGATGAGAGATTTTTTAAGTACCCAGTATAATATACAAACGGTTCTAAGAACAGTAAAAGGGAAATTGTCCGATAATAGAGACTGGTATGAAATTACTTATTACGGAGACAGAGCTAGACAAATTTTCAATATTTTATATGTAAAAGATTCCCTATATATGGAAAGAAAATATAAAAAATTCTTATCTCTTATGAAATAATTATCCAAGAGCCTGAATTACCTTTGATGAGGTAAAAAAGATATGCTGAACTTATACGAAATGAAGTATAAGAAGTAAAGGATAAAAAACCTTTACGATAACACATTGACTTTATGACCTTTGTGAGCAGTTTATCTGCGCGCAGAATGGAGTATCTAAGATCGGAGATGTGCCCTTCGGTGGAGGTTACGCTCAACTGTCGAAAGAATTTGAAAATTCCCTCCGCAAAATTACTATGATGAGATATGGCCTTCTCATGACGTGTCACTTGAAAGAGACTTATGACGAGGAGGGCAAGCTTATTAGTGCGAAGCCCGACCTCAATAACCGTTGTCTAAAAATTGTCAATGGCCTCAATGGGGCATTTATTTGGTAACAAATATCTAAATTAGAGTAAAAAGCTGGAACCCTGAGATGGGAATCAGAGCGGAAGTTAGGGTGCAAAAGCTCTAACACGCGCAACGCATAGATTGATAAACATAAAGGAGGAACCCAGCGTGGGTAAACCTATTTCATTCACAGATGAACAAAAAGAGTTTATAGTATATAATTATGCAGTATTGAAAAGAGGGGTCAACGCTATCGGCCGAGACGTTGGAATCGCAGGAATAACAATTCAAAGATATCTGAAAAAATGGGGAGTAAAAGTTCGTAATCGACAAGAGGCCATGAAAGAATGCCGAGCACATAATGTCAATGACGATTATTTCAAAGTTCAATCCCACAATATGGCTTACATTCTTGGTTTTTTAGCATCTGATGGAGGCGTTTCAAAAAGCTCAAACCATTTCTCAATAGACATCCAACGAGCTGATGAAGAAATATTATATAAAATAAAAGATGAACTAAGTTATGAAGGACCGATAGAACACTATACTAATAATTCAGGCCATGAGTATAGTCGTCTTAGAGTTTGTAGCTATACTATCAAGCAAGACTTAGCTCATTATGGAATAATTCCTCATAAAACTTTTACTTTGGTCCCGCCTACTTTTCTTGACGAACGATATTTTATTTCTTATATCCGAGGATACTTTGATGGCGACGGTTGTATCTGGACGAATTATAAAAAATATCAATATAATTGGTATATTTGTGGTGCCAGAAAAGAAGTTATTGAATGGATGCGTCAAGTTCTTTTGAATAAGTATGGTATTATTACTTCCCTGTCTACTAGCACAAAAACTTTGAGTCAAGGCGACCATTTTTATTCAATGCAAGTCTATAAAAAAGAAACTATACTAAAACTTTTTGAAATTCTGTATGTTCCTAATTCCATTTATATGGAAAGAAAATATCAAATAATGAAGACCTTTTATGATATAAAATCCACGAGACTCTATTCCTCTAACGTAGAGGAAAAAAGATATGCTGAACTTACTCAAATTCAAGAGTAAGAAGTAAAGATAAAAAACTTTACGATAACAAATTGTGTTGACATCATCGGTGTTATTACTCAATCTTGGAACGAAAAAGGGGAAAGTGAACGCTGGATTCTAACGCGCTCAACGCCCACTGTTACAGCAGGTAGCCGCTTTAGAAATAGAGCTATGGTAAAGTAATTTATCAATAAAATTTTGGAAAAAAGCTGGAACCCTGAGATGGGAATCAGACCTGAAGGCTAGTGGTAAAATACTGGTCAGGGGCAACGCATAGGAGAAAATAACATGGCAAATAAAAAAGTGGTGCCAGAAGAGGTAATTCAAAGAATAAAAACAAATTACTATGAAAAAGATTTATCTCTTATCGAAGCTGGCAAGCTTGAAGGTTATGGCTATGACCTAACTAGACGAATTTTTAGAGAAAACGGTTTTGAATTAAAAAAAACTCATAAAAAAAGACCTCGTGTTGAAATAGAAGGAGTTATTGAGGATTTTATCAAAGATTACTCAAACGGGCTATCTTTATCAAAATGCTCTAAAAAGTATAGAACAAGTGACGCTTGTCTAAAAAAAATCTTGAAAGAAAACAACATTAGAATAAGAACTCACGAAGAAGCTCGACAAAATACTGATAATAGAAAGTATAAAATAAATGATGATAAAATCATTCAAATCAACCACGATACAGCTTGGCTGATGGGGTTCATCGCGGCAGATGGTTATATTTGTAAATCTCCAGAAGGAAAAACTTTACATCGAATAAGTATTGGTTTGGCAGAAAAAGATGAAGAAGTTTTAGAAAAAATCAAAAAGTATATAGAGTTTGATGGGCCAATTTATCATTACTTGAAGGACGGCCACCCTTCAGTTAGTTTGACTTTTTCTTCAAAAAAATATGTCAGTTTTCTTGCTAATTATGGAATTACAAATAAAAAAACCTATGAAATGAAATTTCCATTGAATCTTCCAAAAGAATATTATTTAGATTTTATTCATGGATATTTTGATGGAAATGGGTGTGTCTATAAACCGAATGATGGACATACGATAAGAACTAATTTAGTAAGTGTTTCCAAAGAAAATCTTTCTATTATTATGTCTATTTTGGAAGAGCAATTAGGTATTATTCCAACGATCATTCATTCAAGATGGGATAAAAGGTCAACTGTTCCACTTTACTATTTCACTTTCAATAAAACAAATAGTGTAAAATTATATTATGGTTTTTATAATGAAAAAATCCTTTTTCTAAAAAGAAAAAAAGAGAAATTCGAGTCTTGTTTGTTCATGAATAAAACTCCCACGAGTCCAAATATCCCATAAGGATAAAAAGATATGCTGAGCTTATACGAAATGAAGTATAAGAAATAGAGGATAAAAAGCCTTTATGATAACAAACTGTAAATATCTTGCTCCACGTATTCCTTTTGGTTTTCATGAATTTGAGGACGCTCTCGCCAAGGCAATTGACATGGAAGAACAAAATGGTGCGCGAGTTGTTGACAATGCTCCAATTATCACTAATGAAAAGCATGACTTCAACGCCACTATGAGTGAAGCTCGTGAAATCTGGACTTCGCTTGTCAATAAAGCACAAACGGATGACGAAAAAGCTGATATCGTTCGCACGATGTCTAAGAAGGTTGAAATGATTTTTGGCCGAAAGATAAAACTTTCAGAAGTTACCGAAGACCAAGTAGACCTCCTATACTTGGCCCTTCTCGACCTTCGTGACCTACGCGATAGCATGAACTAAATAGATATACGTTCAGGGGCATAGTGTAAAACTATGCCTCTGAATTTGTATTTTTACGAAATTTATGATATAATATTAGAAAGGAAAAGAATTGGAGTTGATAGAGTGAAACACGAAGTCAAATGCCGACTATGCGGACAGTATTTTGATGCCCAGCTCGATGGATTGGACACCGTTTATGTGATGCCTGCAAAGAATTATTATTACCATAAAACTTGTTATGATAACTGGAAAAAAGCAAACCTAAATGAAGATGAGCAATGGCGCGACCGCATTTATGACTATCTCGCGCACGACCTAAAAATCAAATATGATTTTTTCAAATGTGAAGCTTTTTTCAAATCCTTTATCAAATCAGAGAAAAAGGGGACGTATAAGGGGTGTTACTTTGCCCTAAAATATTTCTACGAAATTCAAAACGGGGATAGAGAAAAGAGTTACGGCGGACTTGGAATTATTCCATACGTCTATTCTAAATCCACTGAGTACTGGTCGCGCAAAGAACAAGAGAATCGTGGAATTGTGGCCTCCATCGAAGATGAAATTAGGCGTAGAGAAGAGCTTCGCGCGAAAGCGCCTGCTCGCGCGGTCAAAAAAGAAAAAACCAAAGCAAGACCTAAATGGAACTTGGAGGACATTTGATGACAGATAAAAATACAGTGCTTCAGGTTCTTGGCGCACTTATGGCAAAGCCACAATATCTCAGTCATACAGATAAATATATTTTGACACCAGATGACTTTCAAACAAAACTTGACAAGTATATTTTCGCTGCGATTGATGGTCTTTATCGAAATGGCGCGACTCGTATTGCTCCTATTGATATTGAAGGCTACTTGAAGAATAATACGTCCGCGCGAGTTACGTTTGACACGGCTCATGGTATTGAGTATCTTCAAGACGCGCAGTATTATACAGATGAAGATAATTTTCTCCTCTACTATCGACGTCTAAAAAAAATTAGCTTGTTGAATTCTCTTCAAAAAATGGGCGTTGACACTAGCGAGTTTTTTATTGAGGATGAAACAAGACCAGAAGCATTTGAAGTCAATAAAAATTTTGAAGAACTGACTATTGAAAAAATTCTTCAACAAGTCAAATCCAAAATTCTGAAACTCGAACAAAATTATAATGAGAATGACGAAATTCAATCATGGAATTTGGAAGAAGAAGTGGATGATGTAATTGATAGTTTTGGCGCGTCAGAAGGTATTGGACTTCCAGTAAATGGCGACATTTTTTCTCATATTATAAATGGCGCGGAACTTGGCGCGCTAACTATTCGTAGTAGCGGGAGTGGCGGAGGAAAGTCAGCTCAGGCGGTGGCAGATGCCTGCCGATTGGCTTTTCCATTTTATTATGACGATTATAGGAGAGAATGGGTTAGAATAGGTAATACGGAACCCGTTCTTTTTATTATGACAGAGCAAAAACCAGAGCAAATTATCCAAATGGTTTTAGGATATTTGACCGGAATTGAAAGAAGCCGCTTTCGTTATGGTGATTTCTCAAAAGACGAATTAGAAAGAATAGAGGTCGCGCGCAAAATTATCAAGCATTATAAAACACTAAAACTAATGAGAATTCCAGACCCCTCAATTGAACAAATCAAAAATATAGTACGTGAACAAGTGATTCTTTACGGAAGCCGTTATGTTTTCTATGATTATATTTTTATTTCTCCAAAACTGCTTGAAGAATTTCGTGGGCACGGCCTCCGTAACGACGAGCTGCTTTTATTGATGACTACTGCTCTCAAAGACCTAGCGATTGAGCAAAATGTCTGTGTTTTTACCTCAACTCAGGTCAATGCCAAAGCGGATGATAATACCGATATCCGTAATGAAGCTTCCTTGGCTGGTGGTCGCGCGACCATCAATAAAGCAGATAATGGTGTAATTTGCGCGCGACCCACCAAGGATGAAATTGAAATTCTAACCCAAGATGGAGTTCTCGACCAAGGCATCATTCCTGATATGGTAACCGATGTCTTCAAAGTTCGCTCTGGTCGATGGACGCAAGTTAGAATTTGGAGCCAATTCAACGCAGGAACGCTTCGGAAACGAGATTTGTTTGCCACCGACAGATATATGCGCCCCATTCCAGAGCTTACAGAAGACGAAGCGCGCAATACAGTAGATTGGGAACTCTCAGAAGAAGACTTGGAATTTTTGAAAGAAATCAATAAGAAAGGAAAGAACTAGTGGCAATCAATTACAAAGAGATAATTGAAAGTCTTGAACCAGAAGATATTGAAAAGATTTTGGATAAGCTAGACGTTCCATGGATTGATAAAAGAGATTTTTTACTCTGTAAAACAGCTTGCCACAATCTAAACGTAGATGAAGCTTCCTGGAAGCTTTATTATTATAAGAATACACATTTATTCTATTGTTATAGTTCTTGCGGCGCGATGTCAATATTCCAATTCATTGAGCATTGGTATGAGACGCGCGAAATTGTATTTGATTGGTATCAAGATGTTTATAGCTTTATTCAGAGCTATAACCAGTCTTATTTCGCCGAAGAAAAAGAACTAAAAACAAAATATAAAAGTGATAAGGATAGATATGTAGAACAGAAGTCTCGACGCGAACTCCCCGAGTTTTCCCCTAAGGTTCTTGAAACTTTTCAACATTATTATCCTGTTGAATGGCTAGAAGATGGAATTACTGCGCAAGCGATGGATAAATATGGGATACTTTATTCACCCACCCAAAATAAAATTATTATACCTCATTTTGATGTAAATGGAAGATTGGTTGGAATTAGAGGGCGCGCACTTGATGAATGGGAGGTTAAGAATGTGGGCAAGTATATGCCTATTCAAGTTGAAGGAACTTGGTATTCTCATCCTCTTTCATTCAATCTATATGGACTTTTTCAAAACAAAAAGAATATTGAAGAGAGGGGCGTTTGCTATGTGTTTGAGGCAGAAAAAAGCGTTCTTTTGTCTGAGAATTTCTCTACGCCGAACTGTGCCGTCGCCATTTGCGGCAGCCAGTTCAATAAATACCAAATCGACCTTTTGATGCGGTTCGCGCACCCAAGAGAAATTATCCTTTGTTTAGATAATGAAGAAAAAGCAGACAGTACTGAATATTTTGAGAAACTTTGGAAGATTTGTAATAAATATAAAAATTATTGTAAATTTTCTTTTGTTTATGATAGAAGCAATCTGACGAAGAAAAAAGATAGCCCAGTCGATGAAGGAGAGGAAATCTTCCGTCAGTTGGTAAAGGAGAGAGTAAAAGTGTAATGAAATATCGACTAAGAAATCCAGAAATAAAAGAAAATTTCGGAGAAAATCTACTTCGCGCGCGAGGTGTTCAAGACGTCCAAGAATTTTGTCGCCCAGATGAAAGCTGCCTTCAAAGTTGGCGCGATTTAGAGAACATAGAACGAGCTGTAAAAGCAATAGAACTAACAATCAACGACGCACGACCCTACGCGCTCATTGCAGACTGTGACGTCGATGGTGCCACTTCATCTGCCATTATCTATCAATATTTGAAAAGACTAAATCCAGAAAAAGAGATTCAATATTTTATCCACTCTGGAAAACAACACGGTTTTTCTGATTTGATGGAACAACTGGAAGATAAAGATTGGAGTATGATTATCGCGCCGGATAGTGCTACGAATGATGGCGAATATATTGCCAATTTTAGTTGTCCTGTGTTGTGCGCGGACCATCACATCAAAGAAGAGAATACCATCATTCCTCCAAATATGATTCTAGTAAATAATCAAACTTCGCCTAATTATAAAAATAAAGATTTGTGCGGAGCTGGCGTCACTTGGCAACTGTGTCGCGCGCTTGATAATTTCTTCTTGAAAGACTTTGCTTGGGAATATATTGATTTATGTGCTTTGGGCATCGTCGCAGATATGATGTCAATGCTAGAAGTCGAAAACCAATATCTCGTTCAAACCGGTTTCAAGAACATCAAAAATAAAATGTTTAGGACTTTAGTTGAAAAGCAAGACTATTCAATGGGCGGAAAGATTACTCCAATTACAGTCGCTTTTTATATTGTTCCGCTAATCAATGCCATGATTAGAGTCGGTTCAATGGATGAGAAAGAACGTTTATATTTGTCTTTTGTAATGCCAGAAATGATGGTTGATTGCCACAAGCGCGGCGCGAAAGGAACAAAAGAACGGCTGTGCGTGGAAAGCGTTCGTGAATGTGTAAACGCAAAGTCTCACCAAGATAAGATGAAGGAACAAATGGTTGAAAGACTTGAAGCAAAAATTTTCAAGAAAGATCTATTATCAAACCAAGTTCTTTTTATTCGGTTAGAGGATGATGATGTATTTCCGGCAGAGTTAAATGGATTGATTTCGATGTCCTTGGCCTCGAAGTATAAGCGCCCGACCATAGTCGCACGGCTCAATAAAGAAGGATACATTCGAGGTAGTGCGCGAGCACCAGGAAACACGGAATTATCTTCATTCAAAAATTATCTAAATCAAACAAGTCTATTTGAATATACGTTGGGTCGATAATATGGCCCGTAACATCTTTTCCGTTTCATCAGCGGGGTTGTTTTAGAATGGCTAACGAGGAAGCCACAGCACGTAATGGTGGTGGTAATCTCGTGGGAAACTTGACTTAGAATTATTCTTAGATATAGGGAGGTGAATAAAATGATAAAAGCTATTTATAAAATAGAAAATAAAATCAATCATAAAATTTATATTGGGCAAGCAAAAAATCCAAAAGTCAGATGGGGCCAGCATATCAATGGTCATAATGAGAAAAATTGTCCTATTCATAGAGCTTTGAGAAAATATGGAGCAGAAAATTTTACTTTTGAAATTTTGGGCTGGTTTGAAAATTATAATGAAAAAGAACGAGAATATATTATTCTATATAACTCAAAAGTACCAAATGGATATAACGTTCAAGATGGTGGAGAAGAACCTTCAATTATGAGAGCAGGAAATAATCCAAATAGTGCTATTACGCAAGAAATTGCTGATAAGGTTATTCAAGATATGCTAGATTGGAGAATTCCTGCTAAAACGATTATAAAGACGAGGGGAATTACCTCAAATATCTTCCGCCATATCAAAGAGGGCGGCTCTTGGAGAAAAGAAGAATTGATTTATCCACTTCGTCCTTCAGAAAAGGAATTAGATGAATATCGAGCTTTGTATATACAATGGCTTTGCTGTAGTTCTGACATTCCTCTAAATCATATTGGAGCAAAAGTTGGATGGAACAGGTCTTCTGCTAAAATGATAAACCAAGGGAACAATCATTTTGACGAACGGCTCAAATATCCAATTAGAGCAAATAAAGAATATAATAAAAAAATTCTAAGTCAAGAAACCTGTATCGACTATCTCCACTTCGGAGAGTAAAGCAACTATTGATACGTTGCTTGAAATGGATGTTCATAGAAATTCTATGTAAAAAATAGTCAGGCCCTTTAGAAATAGAGGATAACCGCATGATGGCGCTTTTGGTATTAGCATTCTCGACAAAAATTTACCAAAGTTCCATGAAATCGCCAATAGAGAACTTTCAAAAATTGATTTTGGCGAAAATTATTATGATGTAGACTTGGTAATGCGCGCGAACGACCCTAAAATCGGGGAAGCAATTGAAGAGCTTTGTTCGATTGAGCAGGTTTATGGCCCACAAAATGAAGAGCCAGTTATGGTAATTACTAATTTGAATGTGTCACAAAGTGACGTAAAGATTATTGGAAAGAATTTAGATACTTTACGAATTGAGAAGAATGGAATTACTTATGTAAAATTCCGCGCAAAAGATTTGATCGAGGAATTGAAGAATTTTCCCGGAGATATGGATATTACTTTGGTTGGCAAACCAAATCTCAACGAGTGGGGTGGAAAAATAACGCCACAAATTTTCATAACTGATTTGGAAATTGAAGATAGCAGATTTGCTTTTTAGAAGAAGTTGTGATATAATATAGATAAGAAATTGGAAAGGACTTTTTTCTTATGGATTTATCAAATATTACTTCTATTTCAGAGCTTAGACAAATTATTACTGAGTGTGAAAAAAGAATTTCTGAATTAAATCCTTATGGAAATTTAAAAAGTTTATCTAATAAAGCTTTTGGGGAAGAATGGAGCGAGCCATATATTCTTAGTAAAGTTCCAGCCCTGAGAAAAGATAATTCTGCTGGCCACGATATGTTTTCTGAAAAATATGGCAGAGTAGAAGTAAAATCCGCGCGACTTCCATTAAAAACAATTACTTATAACCAATGCCACCCTTATGAGTGTGAGTATTTTCTTTTTGTCAATTATGACACTGAAAAGGGTGGAGAAGAAATATTTTTTATCCCTAGCGGAGATATTATAAATGAACAATTATTTTCTAAAAGTAAGCAACACTCTCGGACCGAAGAAGGATGCTATACTATTTCGGGTTCGACGAAGAAGAATAGACTATCCTTCTCTCATTACCGTTTTATGACTTTTTCTGATTTGAATAAATTTTTAGAGGTATGATATGGGAAAAATAGCAAATGATAAATATTATACTGAAGACAGTATAGCTAAATACTGTGTTGAAAAAACTTTTGAAATTCTTGGCACTGATTGGGTTAGAATTATTGAACCTTCTGCGGGGGCGGGAGCATATTTGAAATATTTACCGGAAGAAACATTAGCCTATGATATTCTTCCAGAAGCGCCGAATATTGTTCAGGCTGATTATCGAGAAGTAAGGCTCCCCTACATGGACAAATCTTTAGTAATTGGCAACCCTCCTTTTGGCAGGGCGAACAAGCTTTCTGTTCAGTTCGTAAAAGTTTCATTAACTCATTCGCCATATATTTCTCTTATCCAACCAATCAGTCAACTAAATCAAAATCGAACAATGAAGGATACAGAGTTACTATATAGCGAAGATTTAGGAACACTGCCTTACAGCGGGAGAAGAGTCCATTGCTGTTTAAACATTTATCATTATTGTAAAAATGGCCATAAGCAAAATTATGATATTCCTGGCATTTTAGAGTGCAGGCATATTTTTCGGACTGGAAAATATAAACATCCGGATGATATATTGAATTATCCTTGGGATTTTCGTGTTGCGGCCTGGGGGACAATTCGTTTACTCAATAAAGATGAAACATGCCCGAATGAAGTAGTCTTCAAGTGCGATAGTGATATAAAAGATTGGTTACAAGAAAAGCTAAAGGAATGTGATTATAAAGAACTTCTTCAATGTGTTGCTTCTCCAAATTTGCCAGCATGGAGATTACGCAAATGGCTAAAAGAGCAATGGGAGGGGAAATAATGATAGGAATTTATAAAATAGACGGCTTCAAAAAAGAACTAGTAGCTTCACTTCCTGGCACACTTCATACCTTAGAGGATATTAAACAATATATTCTATTTGAGGACGAAGGAACTTACGATAGAATTCAAATGGATGAATATTATTATTTGATTAGTGAGTTTCCATGGGAAATTATTGGGGTAATGAGCCTTCATAAAGGTTGGGGATTTTTTGATATAGCTGAGCATGAAGATAGAGCTAGAATAAAGAACGTATTTCCAGATAAAGATTTGTCATATAATTAGTAAATAGAACAGGAGGTAAGAGATGGACGAACGAAAACTAAGTTACCCTGGTTCTCTGCATAATCACCTTGACTGGTCAAATGAGCGTCTCCGTGACTGTATCATCAAGACCGAAGACTTAATCAATTATGCGATTGAACTAGGGCACCAAGTAGTAGCCATTACTGACCATGAAACCGTCTCTGGCGCAGTCCGCGCGGAAAAATATTACCAAAAGATAAAAGAAAAGAATCCAGACTTCAAACTTATTTTAGGAAACGAAATCTATCTCTGCCGTAATGGCCTCAACGCGTCTAACTATAAAGCGGGTCAAGATAAGTATTATCACTTTATTCTCCTGGCAAAAGACGCAATTGGACATCAACAAATTAGAGAACTTTCTACTCGTGCATGGCTTCGTAGTTATATGGCGCGGGGCATGAGACGCGTTCCAACCTATTATAACGATTTATTTGAAATTATTGGCGCTAATCCCGGCCATGTTATTGGTTCGACAGCGTGTTTTCGAGCTGGTACTCAAATTGAAACTAGGCAGGGCTGGAAAAATATTGAAGATATACAGTCAGGCGACCTTGTTATAAATCGTTATGGAGAATGGGAAAAAGTAATTGAGCCGACTAGTAGAAATTATATTGGCGATGGCTACGAAATTATTTTAGGTGGTAATCCTTCACCTATCTATTGTACTGGTAATCATCAATTTTTAGTCATTAGTAATAATAAGAAAACTCCTCGATGGGTCTCAGCTGAAGAACTTATTACTAAAAAGGGTGGGACTAAGCATATGTGCTTACTGCCCTGTTCTTACGACTATAAAAGTAGCCCTTTTATAGAAAAAACTGAATTTTTACACTCTTGGTCTTCTTCGGAATTATCTTATAAGAAATATATTTTACCCGATAGAATAGAAATAACACCTGAGTTGATGCGACTTTTCGGTTTATTTTTAGGAGATGGATGCATCACACTAAAAAAGAATCCAAATATAAAGTTTACTTTCAATGAAAAAGAATTTCCTATTTATTACAATTCTTTTATTTTACCAGCAAGTCAGCAATTAGGTATTGAATGGTCTGTATCTGCACGACCAGATAATCATCGAGTAGATATTTCATGTTCAAGTAGAGAATTTATTGATTTATTTTTCTATTTATTCGGAGATGTAAAAGCTGATACAAAAAAAGTTCCAGAACGCCTTAGAATTTCTGAAGAACTTGATTATGAATTAGTTTTTGGATATTTCTTGGCTGATGGATATTTTCGAATTAGAAAACCTGGTAATCTTGTAAAATATGCTTGCGGAGAATTTGTTAGCGCCTCTATTTCCAAACAATTATCTTATGATATTTATGAAATTCTAAATCAATTACATATCACCTCAGGGATTTCTCTAGCTAAGGTACGTACTGGCAAAGATGGGGTTCATCATCAAAATGCTTGGTATGTGGAGGGTAGTAATAGTATTTTGGGTGTAATAAAAAAATTACAGGCTTATTCACATCAAGAAGTATGTCAAATTTTTTCACAAGCTAAAACTATAAAACAGACTGACTATATTTTCATTGATAATACTTGGTATCGAAAAGTACGAATAAAGTCAAAGACAAAGATTACGATGAATGAAATAGTTTATTGTCTAAATAATACTACACACTCCTTTAAATGTGAAAATGTTATTGTCCATAACTGTCTAGGTGGCTGCCTTCCTACTCAGCTTCTTCATGCGAAAGTTGAACCAGAACTTTTACCAAAAATTTATAACTGGATTAGTCAACTAGATAACCTATTTGGCCATGGTAATTTCTTTTTTGAAATGCAACCCAGTCATAATAAAGACCAAATTTATGTAAACCAGCAACTCCTTGAACTTTCAGAAGAATTAGATATTCCTTATATCATTACGACTGATAGTCACTATCTAAAGAAAGAAGACCGCGCCATCCATAGAGCATATCTAAATGCACAAAATGGTGACCGTGAAGTTGATGACTTTTATGCGTCTACGTATATGATGAATACGAAAGAGCTTGAAAGTTATTTTGGATATTTTTCAAGAGAACAATTAGAAAAAGCTTATAGGAATATTCTTCAGATTAGAGAAGTCTGTGAAGATTATAGCCTGTTAAAGCCACTAAAAATTCCAGAACTAGAATGGTATGAGTATCCTAAAAATGAAGATGAATATCTTTTTTATAGGGAAAAGATTCCACTTCTTGAAACTTTTTATAATTCTAGTTACATCGGTGATAGACAACTCGTTTGGGCAGTCATTGATGGAATAAAAACTCGGCGTGGGCTTCAAACAGATGAGGCCTATAAAGAAATCAATGTTTGTCTTGATGATACTTGGCGTTCCTCTATCAAGAATAATGCCCATTGGTCCGCATATTATCTAAACCTTCAAAAGAATATTGATTTATGTTGGGAAGCTGGTTCTCTCGTCGGCCCTGGCCGTGGTTCTGGCGCAGGATTTGTTCTATTATATGTTCTTGGAATCACTCAAATAAACCCACTTCTTGAAGAAACAAAGGTTTTCCATTGGCGCTTCTTGAACCCTGACCGCGCCTCGGTTGTTGATTGCGACACGGATATTGAAGGGAGTAAGCGCGCGCAAGTTCTTCAAAAATTTCGTGATTTCTACGGTGAAGATAGAGTGTCCAATGTAGCGACATTCAAGACTGAAAAATCCAAGTCCGCAATTTTATCCGCCTGTCTAAAACCCGGAACTGTAGTTAATACTATTTTTGGCCTAAAGGAAATTGAAAAAATTTCTACCGAAGATATGGTAAATACCACAGAAGGACTACAAAGGGTTCTCGTCCCAACTCACCGACAATACAATGGAGAATTATATACTTTTGATACGGCGGGTATAGGACTTCCCTTTAGCGTAACTCACAATCATCGATTGCTAGTATATACTAATCGTAAAAAGAAAGAAAAAAATAAATGTCAAAATTATAAAGAGTGTCAGCTAATTGATAATTATGGTAATGTTCTTGGTACCTTTACTAGTATTAAACAAGCGTCTCAATATTATGCTGATAAATACAATGGTAGTTTTAATTCAATGTATAAGTATAAGGCTGTTAATGGCTATTCTATTATTGAATGTCCTATCATTCAAAATCATCAAGTTCAGTGGTTGACGGCAGAAGATATACATGAAACAGATTTTCTATTATCTCCAATTTATGGTCAGAAAAAAGATACTGAGGATTATATCTTTTTTCCTTACGAAGAACAAAATCCCTATCATAAGTCAGTTATTTATATAAAAGATAAAGTTCGACTAGATGAAGAATTCTGTGAGCTTATTGGCATCTATTTGGCTGAAGGTAATATCAATCATAAGCTTCATGGTATAACTTTTACTATTCATCAAGAAGAAAATTGGCTAAAGGAACGTATTATTTATCTGCTGAAAAATGTTTTTGGAATAGAAAAGAAAAATCTTTGCATTTTACCAAAGCAAGAAAGCCACGGATTATCAATACAAGTGAATTCTACTCCATTAGGACGTTTTTTCAATAGATATTTTCCCGGTAAATGTGATAAAAAGACAGTTGGTATTATTAAAAATTTACCCGCTAAGGTACAACTTTATACTCTATATGGTTGTTATTACGGAGATGGTTATGGCAGGCAACGAAAAAATTATAGTTATGAAGGGAAAATTACCTCGGTATCTTACCAACTCATAACAGACCTATGGCAAATTGCAGCGAATAATGGCTATAACTGTCCTGTTATTACCGAAGATAACCGATCTTCTCAAAAAAAGATTGTTTATAATCTAATGTTCTATGGTAAAACAGCAAAATGTTTATATAATAGTAAATATTTACATTCATTAGATTTAGGTTGGGAATATCAAAAACCGATAGAATATGACGGTAAAAAATATTATCCAATTAAAATCAAAAATATTACCAAAGAGCAGTATAAAGGTGAGGTTTTTTGTTTAGAAACCTCAGCCCACAACTACTTATTAAACAATATAGTATCTCATAACTGTCGCGGCCTCAATATTGAGGTTGATATTGCTTCTTACCTGGCCGGACTAATTCCAGCTGACCGAGGACAATTACGGACTTTGTCACAATGTATGAATGGCGACGAAGAAAAAGACTTTAAGCCAATCAGACAGTTCGTCTATGAAATGACAGAGAATTATCCAGAAGTTTGGGCAGTTGCCTCAAAGATTGAAGGATTGATTTGCGGAGTTGGCATTCATGCAGGTGGGGTCATCTTTGTTGATGAACCATTCACCAATTCCACTGCTTTGATGCGCGCGCCCGATGGAACAATTATTACAGCTTTTGAGCTACACGATTGCGAAGATGTGTCTCTTATCAAGATTGATATGTTATCGATTGAGGCCCTAGATAAAATTCATAACGAATTAGACTTATTGGTAGAATATGGCTATATCAAGCCCGAGGCGACGTTACGAGAAACTTACGAAAAGGCTATCGGAATTTATAATCTTGAGCGCACCGCCCCAGAGATGTGGCAAATGGTTTGGGAGCATAAAATTACAAGTCTTTTCCAGATGGAAAAACAAAGTGGTATCAATGGCATCGCACTAACGCATCCTAAGAGTGTTAGTGAATTGGCTGTTTTGAACTCTGTTATTCGACTTATGGCTCCAGAAAAAGGCGCTGAACAGCCTCTTGATATGTGGGCAAGATATCGCTCCAATATCGTTGAATGGGAGCGAGAGATGCGAGTATATGGTCTAAGCCAGGCCAATATAGATTGGCTAATGTCACATAACGCTATTACCGATGGCATTTGCGAAAGCCAAGAGGGAATGATGCAGCTTCTACAAGAAGAACGACTTGGCGGTAATAATCTAACTTTTGCAGACAAATGTCGCAAGGCTATCTCAAAAAAACAAGGTAAACTTTTTGACGAATGCGAAAAGGCTTATTTTGAAAATGCTCAAGAAAAAAATTGCGATATGAAGCTTGTTCATTATGTTTGGGACGTGCTTTTGAGAGTCCAGCGCGGATACTCGTTTAACTGATACAAGACGAGTATAAATCCTTGAAATTGCGGGGAGTTTCTTAGAGTCTAAATAACTAAACGATATTAGTGATAATATCGTGGCTTCTCAGAAAGAGAGAAGGTACAGTAAAATCATTTAGAATTGGATAATCCGCAGCGAAATTTCTTATTTTAGTGTATTCCTATTCAAACGGGGCTATTTGTTTTTAGGAGGGATATACTATGGGTTATCAAAAATATCAAAAGAAGATGAATTAAAATTAGTTGAAGAATACAAGAATGGCGCGTCAGTTTCAGAACTAATGAGTTGGTACGGTTATAAGACAAAAAAAATCTATAACCGATAAAGTAAAGAAATATTATCCGAACGAATATCAAAATATTATACAACAGGCTCAAGATAATCGTCGAGGATATACTTATTCATTATCTGAAATTAAAAGCCCGTTTGACGCATATCTAATCGGACTAATGCTTACAGATGGATACTTATTAAGTGACCGAGATGGTATAGGATTGGATATGGTAGACGAAGATGTTATTGCTTTCGTAGCTAAAGGAATTGGTACAACTTATAAAGCCTATCCTCAAGCTGGAAAGCAAACAAGATACAGGGTATTGATAAATAGACCGGGCGTTCAGGCCGAAGTTGCGCGTTATGGTTTAATAAAAATAAACATATGTTATACCAGCACCACAACTTTATGAGCAAGAAATACAATATTTACCTTATATCATTCGTGGTATAATAGATGGTGATGGTTGTGTTAGCAAAACCTCTTATGGCGGCGCTCAATTTTATATAGTTTCTGCATCCATTGACTTTATTAAAAGGATTGAAAAAGTTTTAACAGTAAATTTTTTTATGGAAGATTTACATACAAGAAAAACCGAAGAAATTTATATAGAATTGAAACGGCTAATCAATTCAATATTCTAAAATTAATTGCTATAGTTTATAATAAACCTTTTGGTATGAATAGAAAATACACCGAAATAAGAAAAACGTTCAGAGACTATAATAAGGACTTTTTCATTAGAAACAATGAAATTGATGGTATAGTCCAGACCGCAACAGAGTAATCTGGTATAGGAAACTATATGCGGTAGGTTGTCGTGCGCACACTCTTTCATATTCTCTTGTAGCCCTACAAGAAATGAATTTAGCTTATCGCTTTCCAATTATATTTTGGAATTGCGCTTGTCTAATTAGTGATAGTGGCGGCAACGAGCAACAAGATGATGATGAAAGTGAAGAAACTATTACCATAGAAGAATATATCGATTGTGTAGAAGAATTCGGCAATGACAACGACGAAGAAGATGAAGAGGACGAGGATGAGACTAATAAAACTTCAACAGCTAAAAAGAAGAAAAAAGTAAAAGTAAGTAACTACGGTAAAATTGCCGCGGCGCTTGGAAAAATGCAATCTGCGGGAATTACGGTAGTCCCACCAGATATAAACAAATCTACTTTTACCTTCTCTCCTGATGTTGAAAACTCAGTTATTCGATTTGGCATGAACGGTATTACAAAAGTTGGTCAAGATATCGTAAAACAAATAATCGAAAATCGTCCTTACACCTCAATCCCCGACTTCCTCTCCAAAGTAAAAATCAATAAACCTCAAATGGTAAACCTCATAAAGTGCGGGGCTTTTGATAGCTTCGGCCCGCGCGAACAGGTAATGCACGAATACGTCAACATAATTAGTGACGCGAAGAAGCGCATTACTCTCCAAAATATGAAGATGCTGATTGATTTTGGACTTATTCCAAACGAATATAATTTTGTTTGTCGTGTCTTCAACTTCAACAAGTATCTAAAAACATTCAAAGTTGATGATTTATTTCTTTTGGATAATATCGCAATGGCCTTTTTTGATAAGAACTTTTCAATTGATAAGTTGATTGAGGACGTTCGCGCGGAAAGTGGTTTTGCGATAAAGCAAACAGTATGGAAGAAGATCTATGATGGAGTAATGGATAAGGTTCGCCCTTACGTAAAAGCCCATAATCAAGAACTTCTTGAAGCAGTAAATAAGCGATTGACCGAAGATGTTTGGAATAAGTATTGTCTCGGCAATAATAGTAAATGGGAGATGGATAGCGTTTCTTGTTATTTCCATGAGCACGAACTCGCGCGCGTCAATAACACTTATTATGGCTTCTCAAATTTCTTTGAGTTGCCAGAAGAGCCAGAAATTGAACGTGTTTTTGAAATCAAAGGTAAACGCGTTCCAATCTTCAAAATTCATCGTATCTATGGAACGGTTCTCGACCGCGATAAGATGAAGAAACTGGTGACGCTTTTGACCCCAGAAGGCGTTGTGACTGTAAAGATTTTTGGTGAAGTTTTTAATATCTATGACCGCCAAATTTCTGAAAAAGGTGCGGATGATAAAAAACACGTAATTGAGAAATCAATGTTCGCGCGCGGAAATAAAATTGTAGTATGCGGCATCCGCGATGGTGATAGTTTCCGCGCGAAGAAATACAAAGCAACACCTTATCATCTTTGTGAACTAATTGAAGAAGTTTATCCAGACGGTAAAATAAAAATGCGTCCAAGATTGGAGTTAGACGAATGATAGTTGGAATTCATGATTATGATTTTTTTCATTATTGGAATGTGATGCCTAATCTTGAGTGCGCGAAGCTCCTTGCTTATTACAAAAAGAAAAGAGACATAACGCTTTTGGCTCCTATTTTGGAGCCAGAGCGCTATAATTCTTTTTTTGTAAGAAAAGATTATGAAGATAAGTTATATCCAAAGGAACTTTTCTTGCCTAATGTAGAATATGGTGGCCGCGCTGTATCATCAAAAAACTATATTCCTTTTTCAAAAGAAATTGAGAGCGTCATTCCAGACTTCTCTCCATATGAAAAGTATAAAGATTACTTTGGAGCAGATGAGGCTACTTTTAAGAGGATTTTACGCGCAGGACATGGACGTCTTTCGCGTGAAGGCCATGGTATTGATAGCTTTGTGGAAAAGCAACTCAAAGCGCAGATTCTTCCAAAAACATCAGGTATTATTCTTCATGATTATAACCTTGGACAAGTTGAAGGAGCTGTTAGTTTCCTGAAAGAGTTATCTAATTCTCGTTTTGGTGTAAATAATCCTGAAAAAATTCACGTGCTGCCAATTGGGATGAAATTTCCGCCAATTGTAAGCACAAAAGAAAAACTCTATGAATGGCTTAGTCTTCCGCCTCTTTCAGGTATTTTCCAAGTTCAATATGAAGGCCTGATGCCTGATAAAATGGTAAAAGAACTATGTGATGATATCCCTGCTAGAACTGCACGGAAGATTATATACAATCCGTTCTCCACAATATCTTGTGATGAACAAATCCTAGAAACACTACCTATTGTATACAGACAGTGTTTATACTTATCTACTCATAAGATAAATTTTCTACTTACTCTTGGTAGAGAATCTCCATTTTCACAAGAGTTAGAAAACCTTTTTCGACTTTGGAATGAATTTTTTCAAAAAAGCCAAGATAGAAAACTGACCACATTATATTATTACCTAAGAGCAAAATCTCAGTATAATTCTGGTCCAATTTTTACAGAGAAATCTCTCTCTCCAAAAACTTCCCTTGAAGAAAATCGGAAAAGCTTTATATATATTCGTGAAAAGAGTTATGAACTTTTCAAGATGTTCTACGAGACAATCTCTGTCCACTATGAAAAGGAGATGTTTATAAATGACTAATTTAGAAATAAAACAAAAAATAGATGAAAATAATAGTATTATTGAACAGTTAGTAACACCAAATAAATTCACTCTAAATAATACTGTTGCTAAATTATTAGAAGAAAATAAAAAACTTCAAGCACAATGTCAGCACAATTTTATAAATGGCTATTGTGAATATTGTTACACGGAGGAAAAAGAATGACCGTAAAGGATTGGCTTGGAGAAAATAATCAACTTGCGCAAGACATCTGGCAACGTAAATATCGACACAATGATGAAAGTTTTGAAGAATGGCTAGATAGAGTAAGTGCAGGAGATAATGAATTACGAAAACTAATTATCGAGAAAAAATTCTTGATGGGCGGGCGTACTTTAGCCAATAGAGGCCTAGATAATACTGGCAGTTTATTCAATTGTTATTCAAGAGGTTATGTTGAAGACGACTATTATGATATTATGGATGCCGCAAAAGACATTGGCATTACTTTCAAAGCACAAGGCGGCCAAGGAATTTCTCTTACAAAATTACGCCCAAAGGGAACTCCAATAAAAACTGAATACTATTCTGATGGAATTGTTCCTTTTATGAAAATTTTCAATGAAGTCACAGCGGGAACTTCACAAGGAGGCGCGCGCAAGGGTGCGCTAATGCTTTCTATTGACGCACGGCATAAAGAAGCAGAGACTTTTATAAAAATAAAGTCAAAAGAAGGGGAAATTGAAAAAGCCAATTTGTCTCTTGAACTTGATGACGAATTTATGCGAGCTGTTGAGAAATATTATGACACTGGAGAGGTTGTAACGCTGCACGAAAAGCGAAACTACTCTGGGCATGAAATAGAATATGATGTTACACCTATTGAAATTTTCAAAATGCTAGTTGATAATTGCTATGATTGGGCTGACCCAGCTTGTCTTTTCATCAATAGATTTAGAAATTATAATTTGATGCAATTTGATAAAGACTACGAGATTGAAACTTGTAATCCCTGTGGCGAGCAGCCTCTTCCAAAGCACGGTGCCTGCTGTCTATCTTCTCTGAATCTTTCTGAATTTATTGTGAATCCATATACTCTGCAAGCTCATCTAAATACAGCAGATTTATTATCGGCAATTGACGTCGGAATTAGAACTCTTGATAAACTTATTGATGAAAATTATAATAGACATCCATTACAACAACAAAGAGAAATGTCCTATAATTATAGAAACATTGGTTTAGGTATTTTTGGTTATGCTACTGCTCTTATGAAATTAGGATTTAAGTATGGCTCACCGGAGGCTATTGAATTTACAGATGATGTCTTCTCTCTTATCTTTAGACGCGCTGTTTTAGCAAGCAATAAGTTAGCAAAGGAATTTGGGCCGTATCCAAAATATAAGGAAGAAATTTTTGATAGCGACATTATAAAACTACATTTTACTCCAGATGAAATAACTGGACTAAAAGAATACGGGCTAAGAAATTGTAGTTTAGTTTCAGTTGCTCCAACCGGTTCACTAGCTACTTTACTAGGAGAAAGCGGAGGCTGCGAACCGGAATTTGCGCTAAAATATACAAGAAGAACGGTAGGTATGACAGATGGGGAAGATACCTATTATGATGTTTATTGTAAGGCAGCATGCGAGTATATGGAAATAAACAATACAAAAGAGCTACCAAATTATTTTGTCGGTTCAGCTGATATTTCTTGGCAAAGTAGAGTTCTAACACAAGCAGCGATGCAAAAACACGTTGACACAGCAATTAGCTCTACAGTAAATATGCCGAATTCTGCAACCAAAGATGATATTGCACATATGTACCTACTTGCTTGGTCATCTGGTTGTAAAGGTATTACCATGTTTAGGGATGGTTGTAAGCGTCTCGGCATCTTGACTACCGAAAACAAAAAAGAAGAGACTTCTCATAAGGAATTGAAGCGCGGAGAAGTTATGAAATGCGCGGATGATTTGATTGGTAAAAAAAGAAAGATAATCAATGGCTGCGGCTCAACTCATGTTCTTGGGTTCTTTGAACCAGTTTATGGTGATTTAGTTGAAGTGTTCTTTACAAAAGGTAGTTTGGGGGGATGCTCCAATTATATGGTCGGATTGTCTCGAATGGTTTCTCTTGCCTGTAGAGCTGGAGTTAGCATAAATGATATCCAAGACCAGCTCAATTCAACTGGTGCTTGTCCTAGTTATGCTATTAGGACAGCCACAAAGCATGATACATCTAAGGGCGCGTGTTGCCCAATGGCAATAGGCAATGCACTGATGGATATGTGGAAAGAAGTTCAAGAAGAATTGGGATATTTAGAGGAACCAAAGAAAAAGAAATCACAAAAGTTCGGAGAGCGTTGTCCAGAGTGCGGCGCGGTTTTGGAGCATAGCGGCGGTTGCGATATCTGTAAGGAATGCGGTTACTCTCACTGTAACTAAAGAGGAATAATATGGAAAGTAAAGAAATAAATGAAGTCACCACGACAAAAGAAAAGATTACAAAACTTTCAGAAAGTTTGCTTCTCTATCCAACTGACTATCCGATAAAATTTTCCTATGTCATAATGCGTCTTTTCCCTAGTGTCTGGACTAACGTCCAAAAGGCATTGAAAGATGCATATACAAATGGCTATCTACAAGCAAAACAAGAATTTGAAAAAAACTAAAATTTTGGTATAATATTTTTATAAAGAGTAAAGGGGATTAGTTTGATGACGCACAAAGAGGAACGCTTTTTCAATATCGCGCGTGAAGTCAGTTATTTATCTGATTTCAAGCAGACAAAGGTCGGCGCGGTTGTTGTTAGTGGCAATAGGATTCTTTCTTCTGCTTGTAATAGTCAGAAAACTCGTCCTCTTCAGCACCGTTATAATATTTATCGAAATTTTGATGACTACGAGAATTCAATCGCGCGAGAACACGCAGAGGTCGCTGCACTTTCTCCTCTTATTGGAAAAGATATTGAATGGGATAAAGTCAATATCTATGTTTATAGAGAACACAAAAATGGAGAAAGAGGCTGTAGCAGACCCTGCGCGGCGTGCGCGCGACTGATACGAGATTTGGGAATAAAGACGGTCTATTACTTGAACGAAGATGGAAACTATGTGAAGGAGAAAATTATCTAATGCGAGTTGAAAATGTAAAGGTTTATGACTTAGAAGAAAGTCTTCATGCTTCTGGGTATCCAATGAGGACCTCAACTGAGTGGGAAGAAACAGAGGAAGCCACCATGAAACGAGCAAAAGGGCTATCTCGCGCAGCGGATTGGGTTGGTGCGCATGACCAGTTTCTTACGGGTATTCTCGTGAGTTTTGACTTACGCTTTTCTAATAAAGCGTGGATTGAGGCAGAACGTTATCGGTTTTTAGATTTTGTCAGCTTAAATTTGGGCGTATAATATAGTAATATATTATATTATAACTGTGTGAACTTTTAATAAAAGGTGTCAGTTTATCTGGCTAACGGTTCAGAAGTAAGCAATTACATTATGAGTAAGGGAATCTAAGTCCTATAGAGGATATGATAATACCGTGCTAAGCTTCTTTCATGAGAATAAATTTATAAGGAGGTGAAAAAATGGATTTTGACATAATTGACCGTCTGAAGAAAAATAATAAAATTTATTATGTAATAAAATGCCGGATTTGTGGTCATATAAAAGAAATAGATAAATATAATTATGAAACGAGTCTGAAAAAGAAAAAGGGATTACTTCATAACGGGATGAATTGTAAAGATAATTATTATAATTCTTTTATTGGCCAAGAAATTGGTGACTATGTAGTTGACTCAAGGGATAGTTTCTCTTATAATCTGCATTGTAAGCGATGCGGAACAAAGGAAAAACTTCTATTGCGGTCTTTACAGATTGCTGATTGTCACAGTCATGCGCATGTAATTCGTTGTTTGAAAAATCTTCCAGATTCAGAAATTAAGTCAGTGATAGCTGAGCGTTTTCAAAATATCAAACAACGATGTGGAAATCCGATGAATAATAACTATTCACATTATGGAGCAAGACAAATAACTTGCGACTATGAATTTGCAATAGATTTATATTATGATTTCCATGAAGAGATAGAAGCCCATGCAAAAATATATGGTCTTAGAAATTCTACTTTTGATAGAATAGATGTAAATAAAGGCTATACAAAAGATAATCTAAGAATAACCACTCAAAGCGTTCAAAGCACAAACACCACAAGAAAAAAATTATTTATTCTTGAAAAAGGCAATGAAAGAGTTTTATGCGATAATGCTATGGAATTTGGCCGACAATATAACGTAAATGGTCGTGGTGTTGGCAATGTCGTCCGAGGTACTTCTAAGACGGCAGGTGGCTGGCATCTTTACAAGCTTTGTAACCTAGAAGATAATATTGATAAAATCATGAAAGAAGAAAGTGTAACGACTAAATTGATTACAACGTAATCAGAGAGGGGATGATGAAATTTCACCCCGTAGCGCACAGCATCCTTTTGAGGATGAAGAGATAGTCTACTCCCCTAATAAATATCGGGAAACCGAGGGTATTCAAGACAGAAAGTACAATGCATCGTATTACAAAATTTGACCTAAAGAAACAATGTAATCGTTATGTTGATCCGTGTATTATTGATATTGTTCAGAAGAAGATTGATGAGTATAATCGACTTCAAAAGCTAGAAGGTAAAAATACCTCAAGAGAAAATCAGATGAAAGAACTCTATCTCAAAATTCTCTATAATATTCCTCCTGGTTTCGAGCTTACTGCGCGGCTTACTACAAACTATCGTTGTTTGAAAAACATCTGGCGTCAGCGAAAGAATCATCGCCTCCCAGAGTGGAGAGAGTTTTGTGACTGGATTGAGACACTCCCCTATGCGAAAGAACTAATTTGCTATAAAAAAGGAGAATAGCTATGACCTTATATAAAAAGACAGAAGAACTAATTACTCTTAGCGAGAATGAAGCAAAAGAGACTATTGAAACATATCGTCAGAAGGCACGAGAGGAAGGTTTTCAAATTACCTCTGCGGGCTACACTTATAAAACAAAGAAAGCAAAGGGACAGATTGTTGATGAGGTGTATCTTGTTAAAATTCAAATGACATATTGCTCTCTATGGGGTGAAGAAGCTGAATGATTGAAGTAGTAAAAGAAAATAGCATAGAACAAAATTCTAAAGGAATAATCGAAGAAATACGTGAAGTACTTTCTCAACTTGATAATCTTGGTGAAAATTCTATTGACGCTATTGCCCTATTACTTACAATGGATGACGCTCAGTTTGAATTGGTATCTCCTGGTATTTTAGACAGTTTCTTGCGCAGTCTCAACACCGCAAATGTTCGTCTAATGCTCGCGCAGTCTATCAATGCTGCGGGCACTACAGCAGAAAGTGTTCAGGATGAATTTCTTCAATTGGTGAATGAGATTGACGCAATTACTGAACTAACTGCGCCAAAGAGAGATTTTCTCAAAAAGCTCTTGCGCGGCATTAATACCGCTATTAGTGAAACAGAGGGTATTGCAAAGCGCTATATTCAAATCCCATTTGTAAAGTGTCACCCCGATGCGCGAATGCCTGAATACGCACATCCAGACGATAGTGGAATGGATGTTTTCGCTCTTGATGACTACATAATTCATCCGGGCGAAACAAAGCTTATTCCTACTGGTATCAAGATGGCAGTTCCAAACGGATATGAAATTCAGATTCGTCCAAAGAGCGGTCGCGCCCTCAAGACGAAGATGAGAATTGCCAACACTCCGGCGACTATCGATGCTGGATTTAGAGGGGAACTCCAAGTAATCATGGAAAATATCGAGCCGCCTATTAAGGACATCACTTATGACTTTGATGATAAAGGCCGTCCAGTTATCACTTCAATTCTTAGAGGCAGCGATATGGTAATTGGAAAAGGCGAAAAATTCGCGCAACTTGTCCTAATGGAAGTCCCCAAGGCAGTCCTCTTCCAAGTCGAAAATCTTGATGATACAGAAAGGGGTAGCGGAGGTTTTGGTTCCACTAATCTAAAGTAAATAGCGGAAGTGAGCGAATGGCTAAGATACAACTAGACGACATAAAAGCCGAAATTGAAAAAGACGGCTGGAAGCTCATTTCTACAGAATATAAAAATCTTGATACCATAATGGAGTTTACTTGCACAGAGGGACATCAGGTGTTCGCGCCATGGAAGAAAATTCGTACACGGCGCGAGTGCCCTCTTTGTAAAGATAATCCCTATAAAGAAATAAAATTAGAAGTGATTCCAAAGAAAAAAGGAAGTTTTCGTGTTCTTGGACTTGACCAAGCTACGAAGCGTAGTGGCTTTTCAATCTTTGAAGATAAAAAACTAATAAAGTATGGATATTTTGACGCGCCCGAAGACACTGATGAAATCGCGCGAGACCATCGCATAAAAGAATGGATGATGTCAATTATTTCAACTTTTGAAATTGATTTTGTTGGTATTGAGGGAATTCAATATGAGCAGAACTATGGTGTTACAACGTTCCAAACATTGGCGCGTCTTCAAGGAATTTTGATGGAAACTTGCTTCGCGCGAGATGTTCCATTCGAAGTTTGTCCCACAAATACATGGCGCGCGCACTGTGGAGTAAAAGGGCGTTCAAGAAGCGACCGAAAAGCCTCTATGAAAAACCTTGTAAAACAATGGTATGACGTGAGTGTAAATGATGACTGCGCAGATGCCATTGGAATTGGTAAATTTGTTTCGGACAGAAATTTTCCTAAAAAAGAAATTGTTCAATGGGAATGAGAAAAGAGAGGAGCCTAAGCTCCTCTCCTCTTTTAGTATAATTTGATTTTCTTTTGTCAATTTTGGTGCCATTTGGCGAAAGCGTTGCGGGTCGAGAGGTGGATTTTGAATTTGAGGTTGTTGTTGTTTTTGACCCATTTGCATCATCATTTGTAATGGATTAAAGTTCATTACTTAGTTTTCCTCCTTTTAGCTGCTTTTTTAGTTCAGCCACTTCTTTTTCAAGTGCCACCACCCGTTCATCAGAGGACTGATTAGGACGAGTTTCACATGGCGTCAAAGTGTAGGCTAGAAGCGTTGGCGCACCATTTTGCATCGATTTCAAGAACATCAAAGATTCACTAGGGCACAAAGCAACAGAAATTCCTCCTCCGACCGGAATATTAGCGATTTCCATAGAATTATTTATCATATAAACATTACCTTGTGGTTGCGGAAAGAATTGAATTGCTTGATATGAATTTGTTTGATAAGGATTATATCCAGCCATTTCTTTTCCTCCTTTACTCTTTCTATATATAAGAGACCGCATTTGCTGACGAATAAAATAAGAAGACCAAGCTTGTAAGAAGTTTAGTAAAACATCACAAGTTTGGTCTTCTCTTTTTTATGTGTTACTCTTGAATAAAGGGTAAGATTGCTCTAAGACTTTCGGTGGAAAGATTTACCTCGCCGAAATCATCAAGAATAAAAGTAATATTTGGCATTTCAATTTCAAGAGTATTCAATTGATGAATCTCATTTTGGCATTCAGGCATCTTTTCTGGGAGAACTTTGATATAACTCCCGTCCTCTGCATATACCGGATTTCCCTTATCATCCTTGACAGAAAAAAGCATGATAATCTCTTGCATTTTCTTCTTATAAAAACTTACTTCTTTATCGGCTGCCGCGAAAAGCTTTGCTAATTTATAAGATGTTCTGATTGGCAAACAAAGCTTTTCAAAAGTGGGCTGTTCAGTGTTCAGCGCAAGAACTTGTCCCATCGTAATATTCATTCTATCAACTCCTTTATTTTATTATATCAAAAAAACAAAAGAATTTCAAATTACCAACTTCCACCATCAATAACGAAATTGTCAAGAGAAAGAGTCTCTAAATCAATAGTAGCCGACCCGTTCGCGCTCAAGAAATAGACCAATTTTTTGCCAGTTGAGGCACCAATAACAATTGCCCCGTCGGCATAGTCTGTTGGTTCAACAACATTTACTCCAAGTTGGTTTCTTCTAATCGCAAAAGTGGGAGTAACATTGTAAACCAAACTACTATTGGAATAAGAAATTTTTCTAGTAGTAATAGAGAGTCCAGAAGGATAATCTGTGGTTACAAGGGTCGTCATTTTTGCGCGAACGTACTCAAAATTTCCTGATAAAGTATAACTAACGGAAGATGAAGAGCCAGTGTAGAATGAACTCCAAGTCAAACTATGCGGAACCCAGGCAATCTGCGCGGAAGTGTCTTGGAGCGCGCCAGCAGAGTGTTGAATTACAACAGTCCCATCAGTCAAAGAAGATTGTTCAAGACCTAAATCATTTATTTTATAATTGAAACTAATTTTCTGAGAAGCATAAGAAATATCAGAAAGAGATAAATCCATTGGAGTATGTTTTGCGCGCGAGAATGGTCCAACAATTGAGCTGGTTACTTCATTGTTATATCCATCATTTATACGAATTCTGAACCAGCAATTATTACTATCTGTTATTTCTTTTACAATAGTTTGACCTATTCCCTCTGAACTAATCGTAATTGGAGTATTATAAGATGGTATTCCAACCTTAGAACAACTCCCTTTCGAGAATACCGTCCACGGGCCAGAAGCGGCTGTTCTTGAAATATCAACAAAGAAATTTATTTGAGAACCATTATATGCTTTTATAACAGGAGAAAAACAAAGGATAAGCGTTTCTCTTATTGGATTATTTCCCAACGAATAATTAGTATTATTATAGCGATATTTTACATTCTCTTTTTCAAAAGTGATGGTCGGCGCGGCATTGAAATTTATTCCAACAAGTGCCGTTCCAGTAAAAACAAACTCTCTGCCATAAAGATTTGTAATTTTTATTACTGGGTTCATAGAATAAATACCATTTTTATTTTGGAAAGAAGAGAATACTTGTGGGATAGCACTTTTTGGTAAAATAATCCGCACCAAGTCCTCACTAGCGTTGGCTTGTACTGTAAAACTGGTTATTTCATAAAGAGTTCCATCATAGCTAAAATAGGGAGTTACACTTGAAGCCAGAGAACTAATTGACCAGTCTGCCATTGTTTCTCCGTCAGCATAAAATTTAGTAAAGCTAAAAGTAAAAGTGTCGCTTGTTTCACCAGTAAAAACATCAAGTTGAGTTGCAGAAGTCAAAATTGGCAAAATCGAATTTATAGTTTTAGCCTCGGTTTTTGAAATAGTAGTGACAGAACTATCTTGGTGGCGCGCGTCATATAGAGAAGCTTGTAGGTTGTAGGTCCCAGTGGGGATTGTATCGGGGAAAGTGGCATCATAGCAAAGATATTGATTACCGGCATCTTTCCCAACTTGAGTATCAATAATTTCAAGAGAATTGCCCGATAAGAAGAAACGAGTCTTGTCTCCTTCAAAAGTGCTGTCATAGGAATAGCAGAAACGAATTTTGTTCCAGAACTCATTTTCATTAGTTCCAGAAATATTAGAAAAAGCAAATTGATTATAGGTTTTTTGAAGAACTGGATACGGCGCGATTGATAGCTTTTTACTCTGCGCAGTATCAATAAAGGCTTCCGCAGAATTCTCTACGCCATCATTATAGATTAGATAGATACCATAACTTACACCATATGGGAGGTAATCAAGAACTGATACCTCTTTGTTTTCAATAGAACCGCCATCAATCTCTTGAATGACAATCTTCTTATCATAGGAAGAAGGGGAAGATGAATAGTCTTGATATTTTATACCAACAGTAAAACGTCCGTCGGTTTTTGAAGATGTTGCGCTAATCTTTACTTTTGTCGCATATAATGAAGTAGTTGAAAAGTTTGGATTTTTTGTAGTAGCAGTTTCCGAAACTGTTAAAGTCACGTTAGAAATTATCGCTTTTGTATTTTTTGAAATTGTACAAGTAAAGCCATCACTATATTCCAAGCCATCAAAAGTGTAAAAAGTATAAGTCTGCGCGGTCGCTGTAAGTAAGAAAGACGTTGAGGATAGATACTGATTCTTTGTAGAAGACCCTGGCGCAGAATAATATAAACTAACTTCTTGTGAAGCGTCGTTGGAGTTACCAGCAATAATTTCTGGGTGACAGGTCTGATAGGAAGAGCCGTAAAAAAGAGTAGAAGGACCAGTCGGCGGGCTGGGCTTTTTATTCACTGTTAGAGTTGTAGAACAGATAGCTAAGCCAGAATTACTACCCAACGAACCTATTGCTTGAACTGCCGTTCTAATTATTTGGCCTCTTTGAGAAGTTGAAATTGGAAGGGTGAAAGTTCGTTTGATAGCGCCGTCGGTTTCTCTTGTCAAATCTGTCGTTGTAAAAACTTTTGTATAATTTGTTTCCGTAGGATTAGCCCCATTTGAACTAATAAGAAAATATATCTTATAAGAAGAAACTGTATTACCGCCGTTTCCGTCAGATGCTGGCCACCACGCTACGGTCATGTCCGTAGAAGCTGGTGGAACAATAGCTCCTTTATCAAAATATGGTGTCCTAACGTATCCGCCCGATGGCGCGCCAACTGCTGTGGTACAAGCAGGAAAACTAATAGTCCCATTGACAGAAAGTGAAGCGGGAGTGTATGTTGAAGAAACTCCACTTACCCACTGAGCGCTTGCTGAATAGCTAGTCTTTGAGCCATCCACTGTAACCGTTGTGGAACCCAGGGTATTCCATCCTACAGAAGTCCAACTGAAGGTTTTATAAACTTTATTGCCCGCCAACAAATAATAAGCCGAATTGGCTGTATTATTATAGGAGGGAGAGGTTCCGTTATAAACTTTTAGAGTTAGAGTAATAGTGGTAGCTGTGCCTTGAGTGTATGACCACTCAAGGCGCGCATACCAGCCTCTACTCGTTTTTGTGCCATCAAAATAACCAGTAGTAGCCATTTATTTATCTCCTTTATCCCGCAATCGCATAACCCGCAATTGCAACGTCAACAATATTAGAACTCACATCGACGTTCTCATTAGTATAAACATAAACATCGTAGCCCTTAGCCACCTTTTGATAAGAAACATAGACGGTATTTATGTCTCCCATGAGTACGTCATCGCGCAATACTGTTTTTTTATCAAAAACTGCCTCTTCATTATTGAAAGAAGCAATTCTCTCTCCTATCGTAAAATCAATTTGTTCCTTATCCCCAGTAGAGAACTCTATTTTTGAAACAATTTTATCGTTGCCTTGATCGATAGGAATACCTTTATAGATGGCGGTTCCTGTTATTGTAAGGGAAGCATTATCACTTCTAGTTATAAATTTATCCATAAGAGAAAGTGCACCAGTAAATTGGACACCGTCCTCAAAAGAGATAAATTCATTTTCTTCTCTTAGAAAACCATCCGCGCTTATCCTAAATGTTTCTTGCCCGCCATTTTCTTTGTTGCTTTCATCAAAGTTTTTCTTGAAAATAATTCCTGCGGAAGTATCGTATACGGTAAGAGCAGAGACACCATCAGCGTCCTGAGTACCACCATGAAGTCGCGCGGCATAAATATCAGCGCCTTGAATGGTAGAATTTGTAAGGATCGACCCCTCGAATACACCTTGACGCGCAAACAAATTACCATTATCAGTTACAAAGAAAGGAGCATTCCGAATAGAACTTTCATCAAAATCACTCGCGCCAGCCCAAATAACAATCTTACCTTGAGACGTAAAACGTGCCTTATCAGATAATACGCCACTCAAAGTATTGATGCCAGCATAGGTATCTGCGCCAGTTTTTGTTGTCAGAGTACCTTTTAGGAAGACATTTTCGCCGTAAAGACCAAAACCGGAAACGTTTTGAATTCCCAGAGAAGACAAATTACCCAAGAAAAGGCTTGGCGCGCCATATTCCAGACCTTTGCCATCTGCTTTTAACTCTGGTTCAAGGAAAGAAAAGCCGCTTCTAAATAGATGACTATCTGTACCAAGTCCAACGGGATTGGGGTTGACACCAATTAGTAATTCATCAGAAAGAGAAATAGCCTTTCCATCAGACCAGATAGCAGAAGCCAATTTAGTAATAGCCTCCGCTCCGTCCACCGCATCCGCCAAGGTTATCTCCAACCCATCTTTTGCGACAATATAAGTTTCAATAGAGAAATTTCGTTCTCCAATAAACGTAATACTTACAAAATCTCCAACTTGGAAGAAGCTGTTCTCTTCATCAAGTGCAAAAATATTTCCCTCACCAAGGCCATGGCTAGTTGGCTTGAAAATCATCAAACCGCCAACAGTTTGAATTGAGGAGGTCTTGAAAATTACGTTTTCAATTGTACCGCCCTGCGCGATGACATTGCCAAATCGGGCTTCGTCTGGCGTAATTCCCCAGTTCTTTCCATTGATTGTTGACTCAATTCCATTGAAAGTCAAAGAACCAAGAGTTAGAATTCCAGTATCTGTCAAAGAAATAATAGTTCTATCACTATCTTTGACTTCAATAAACTTATTATCATGAATATCAGGGTTCTGAAGATAAGCATTACCAAGCTTGATGTAATCCTTAATGACCGCGCCGACACCTAATTCAATGTCGCGCGCGATGATTTTCCCTTCTGTACCTTTTAGAACTATATTTGGAGAACCATTTTCATCTTGGCCGAGAGAATATAGAAGGTTTTCTTCAATAACAAATCCACCAATGACACCAGTTGGCGCGCGAAGTTCTCCACTAAAATATCCGCCAGCGCCTTCTAAGTCACCAGTAATTTTTAGATTACCTTCGTCGTCAACATAGAGAAGCTTTTCAATAGTCCCATCTACGCCAGTTTTTGTAATCTCAAAACCACCATTTCCTACGGTTAGACCCTCATTGGTGATTTGAATGGAACCAATTGTACCGCCAGTCGCATTTATAATACCAGTAAAGGAGCCATCGGTAGCATTAATAACGCCACTAAAGAAACCATCGGTAGCATTTATGACACCAGTAAAGTTGCCATTGAGCGCGCGAACTGATCCATCCTCATAAACAATAAATGCTTCATTGGCATTTATAACCTGCGCAAGACCACTATCATCTCTTTCTCCGAGCTTGCCAATAGCTACTTTTAATCCATCATCTGTTGTTTCTATATTCAAGCTATCTTTGAGCCAAAGAGTCCCGTCACTATTTGTCTCCATGACTGTCGCGCCAGTGGCATCACTTATTCTAATACCAAAGACATAAGGATTTTCGGTTGTCCCAATTCCAGACAGCTTGCCAATACGAATACGATCGTTCGTACCATCACTTATATTGATGTCTTTCTCTGAGGAAATTTCAACAAGGCCAGCGCCATATTTGTTCTTAAGGAAAAAACCTTTCCAAGTCAAACCAAATGACGCATCGCCCCAAATTTGGTCTTCACTTGAAGGTTTATACTCACCAGAAGCGTCTTGGATTGTGATGTCTTTTACGCCATAAATGCCATACTGATCATATCGAACAAATTGGTTTGAAGTATACCCAAGCAAAACTCCGTTATCTGAAACATTCTTTTTATAAGCTGTAATACCGTAACTATCCCAGCGGAAAGAGGGGTTGATACCATCAAGTATTGTAATATTTTCAGTATTTATTGCCCCTGCAGTCAAGTATTGAGTAGCAATACCTTCGCCACGAATAGCATTTTTCCAAGTCGAACCACCATCAGTTGTAATGAAAAGGCCACCAGCAGTAATTTTTGTTTGATTAGATGGATTACTTGCGTCAATAACTGTCAAACCGGTAGCGTCTTTGACTATTGTATTGTTTTGAGAACTAAAAACTAACTGTTCATTGCGCGCGATACTTGATTGAAGTGTTTCATTATTTATTACACCTGTTCCTTCAATTACATCGGAAGCTCGCTGATATTCGCCTGTTGAATATTGAAGGGATTGTGTTGTAGCTGTAATTCGTTGAAACAAGTCTTCAAACTGAGTTTTGTAGTTTTGGACTTTGAAACTATCTTTTTCAGGGCTATCGAAATTAGAGATAATTTCACTAATTAGAACTTTCTCACGATAGGGACTTCTTACTTTTCCACTATCAGTAGTAATATAAGTATATCCAAAAAATTCAGTATCTTCAATATAACTTATATCGCCAATTTTGAAAATTTTATTCTTGAATTCTTCAAGTGCGCTCAATCTCAAAACGGAAATATTATAAGAGATTTGAGGGCGCGCGCTTGTGTAAGCCACAGATTTTGCGTCCAAGTAATAAAGATTTTCATCTAAATAGTTTTGAGAAGTCCACGAACCCTCTTGAATAAAACGAGAATACTTTTCATAAAAAGCTTTATGAAGTATTTCCATCTCATCTAAAAGTTCTTTCTGTCGTGCTTCTGATGCTTCAATCGCTTTTTCAAGAGCATCAACACTCTTCTTTAGATTATCATAAATATTTTGGTAATCTGTTTTTTGTTCCTCTAAAGTCTTTAGAGTGACAATAAGTGTCTCTAGCTTCTCAAAACCAGGGTGCTCTTTTATATAACTAGTAACTCGCGCGGCATCATAGGAAGATAAGCCAGCCAGCCTAGCAATATCAGATTTAGTTGAAGTAATCTGTTCTGTCGTTGAAGTCAAGTACTGCTGATAAAGCTGAAGAGTTGAATTCTGTTTGTCATGCTCAAGCTTTCTTGCCGTGTTATCTTCAACAGACTTATAGTATTCTTCGTTCTTTTCTTTGAGAGAAGGATAGTATCCAAGTCCTCCTGAAGCAGAAGAAAGCCACAAATCCTTATTTACCGTTCCTCCATCTAGTAATCCTTGGTTTATATAATAATCAAAGTTGAGGATGAAGTTTTCTTTACAAGGATTGTATTCTGACTGAGCAATTTCACATACGCCGTTTTCTGCGTATTGAGTGGTGTTCGGAACCACAACAACTTTCGATGTAATCTGGTCTGAGTTGATAGAACGTGATATTGTCTTTAAGTCAATTCCATAAACAAATCCACATCCGTTTTCTTCTCCAACTTCATTTTTGAAATAAACAAACTTTTGCGGCTTTCCGTTCTCATAAAGAATTTTACCTGTATTTTCGTTATGTTTTATTTCAAAGCGAACCCAACATTCAAAAGTCTCAGCAATAGATTGTAAGAGGTTGAAACGATTTGAATTTTTTCCAGTAATATTACGAATTTTTTCATAGGTATAATTGCCATCAGTATCAACAGAATATTGAGGCTCTGGCGCATCGCTTCCAGACCAGTCAGAAGTAGACTTCCAAAGATACTCTATGTCTTTCTCATCAAGCACCGTTGTTGCAGAATCGAAATAGCAATAAACTTCCGTTGCTACACTATTTTTATCCATTTCGCCAGGGTTTATTCTTGTAGAATTACCGTCGCTGTCTTTACCATAAACCTCTTTGAAGAATTGAAATTCTTCAATCCAGCAACTTACAACAGGAGTAATAAATAAGCCGATATTTGAGGTTGTAATTTTAGAACGAGGAATTGAGACCTTACAGGTCATTGGGTACTCAATCCAATCGCCATTTTGAACCGCGGCTCCAATGTCAAAATAATCAACATAATTAGCATCAGAAGTTGCTAATGGAGCAAAATTATTATCATGAGTACAAACCTTGGGGTCTATGTGATGATTGGTTGTTAGTTTTGCTCCACCAAGTGTTTGATATCCTTTTACGCGAAAAACGTATTTCTCGCCTTTTTGGAAACCGCCCTCAATATACATAGAAGACTTTTGAAGGCCAGAGTTATAAATAGTCTTTCCGCCTTGAAGACCAAGATATGTTGTTGCACTATAAGCCTCTATATTACTAATGTCAGTATAAGGGGGATAGAGTTGCCAACTAATTCCTTCACCAATCCAACCAGTAGTGTCTTTGAATTCCTTATTGTTGACGACTAAATTCAAAACCACTGTTGGGTCATTATATTCAGTAGTAATATATTTATAAATCTTTTTTCCGGCATATCCTTTGTAAACATAGCAATATCTTCCTACAAGGGCACTATACTCTTGTAGAGGCGCGCGGACTGGTCTATCGGCGCGCCAATCTGATAATACCTGAGTATTAGGAATTGTTAGAATAGTTGTGCTTCCAGATTTTAGAGTAAAAGTTCCATCTTCTGTTTCAGAATAAGCTGGATTTTTGAGTAATGAGCAATCTAGCCCAGTCAAATGAACACTATTGTCTTCCTGATATTTCGCATAATTTTCATCTTCATCATAGAAGAATTGGAAGATAGCCGGATAAGGAGTTTGAGTAACGGAGTAAGGCACAAGTATTTTTTTACCAGAAGGAATATTATAAGTATCCTGTCCATTACTCTTATAGGCTGTAATAGCAGATTGAATTTGGACCAGAAAAAGTGGTTCTTCAACTGTCTGCTGAATAACGTCTTGTCCTTCGGACGAGATCTGCCAATCCGTACCTTCTAATATCTTTGCGCCAAGCTCTTGCGCCGTCCCCTGATTATTTTCAAGTTCATTGTCAAATTCTAAATTGAAACCTGTCTTGCTCAACTCGTTTATATACAAGTCTTTACAAGTATAAGTAATTGATTTACCAGAGCTATCTTCTTGAATTGACTTGATTACGAAGTCATACCATTGTCCTTTCCATAAACACTTTACTTTCCGTTCGTTTACTAGAAATTTTATAAAAGGATTATCTTGACGCTCTCCGGTCTCTGTATCAATATAGGTATAGTAGACTTTGAAAGTAAGAGTATTTGTTCCGTTGATATTTTGAATCAACTTTGGTTCTGTTGCACGATATTCTGCTGTCATCGTATCAGAGCCAATAATGCCTAGAAGTTGTTCTTCATAATGCTCTGGGACAGTATCAGTTGCCGGAACTACATAATCTTCCCATAAAGAGATTTGATAAATATCTTTTTTCATTCAAACCTCCTTAGTAATAGATATAGTCGTATAGTAATTTCCAACAAGAAGAAGTGCCAACCGAAATAAAATTCTTTTTCTCTGACTCACTTGCCATAGGAGGAATTTTGAAAAAAGTTCCGCCGGTCATGAATTTATTATAAATATTTCCAGTCTTTTCTCCATTCGTATCCAAACCTTCTATCAGGTTTGTTTTTGAATTTACCTCAATAAATTCATCGCTACCTTGCTTGGCAATAGCTGAAAATTTTAGCATTCCAACCCCATCCATATAAATGTCAGTTGGGACATTAGGGAATACATATCGCGCGCGCCAATCCATTGGTAAGTCGCCAACATTATAAACAGGAATTGAACTTCCAGTCAAAGTTGGTGCCGTCTGCGGCAAACGACTCGCGGCTGCCCACTCATTTTTATTCTCAAGTGAAGCTAAATTGGTCGCGCCAAGAAAAAGAGCTGTACTTTTTGCGTAGGGATAATAGGCAGTGAATTGAATTGTACCTTCACCTTTATAAATACGAGTGTCACCCGTTTTACCAAAACAAATATATTTTAGCTGTGGCTGGCTTGTAACTTTTACCATGTAATATTTATATGGTGCTTCATCAAAAATAAGTTTACCAACCTTCTTCTCTCCAAAAATTTTCCGGAGGTTACTAATCTGTTCTTCCTTTAGACTATCAAAGGCGATAGAAATAGAAAAATTTCTTGATGTATCATACGAACCAAAGTAGTAGGTTCCGTCTCCGCCTGGAACTTGGACTGTCAAATCCTGGAAAGTGGGAAGCAGATAATCAGTATATCTGCTTCCATCACTTACCCTTATAATTCCAAGGTCGGAGGAATGATGACCATCAAAAGAGAAACCAATGAAGTCTCCACCTAAAACGCTCATCTGCTTTCCTCCTTTACTCAATCTTTTTATAAGTCGTAGTTCCCTTGGAAGGCTCGATTTATCTGATAAAGTTTATTGCGTTGACATTACGATACGTACTATCCTCGACTATTTGTTCCTTAACACGACGCGCTAGTTGGTCAACATCATAGTCAGAAGCAATTTCATCGACAGAAATATTTATATCATAATAATTATCTCCACCGTTTGTTGCTGTTCCAGCGTTTTTAACAGCAGAACCCAGAATATCTTTCAAAATAAGGAAGTTCTGAGTATCTTTGGCGTTGAGAACCAATTCTGGGCGAGATTTAGTTCCATCAAGCCATGCTGGCCCAGTAAAATCAGCTAAGCCGCCAGTTTTATATGCCTTTACATCTGTTTTCTTGAACCAACCAGTTGAGCCAGAAGAAGCTCCATGCCAACGAGCAAGCCAATAATCGCCAGATTCACCAATTGCTACATAGTAAGGGTCATTAGCAAAATATTGCCGCTGAGCCGAGCCGCCCGGATATGGATAGATAGGAGCACCAGTAGCATTGAATGTGCTGCCAACAGAAATTTCTTTCTTCTCGGCTCCACTAGATGAACCGGTACTGCCCCCTCCTGGTGTTGGTGGTGTAGCATAATCAATTGAACCATAGGTAAATTGATTTTTATTAGAATCAAAATCAATTCCATTATAAACATTGCCATTACTATCTTTCCATTGCTTCCCATCATAAGTCAATAAAGTTCCATCTGGTAGAACCAAAGACTTGTCCACTTGTTCAGCTTTATACATGTTCCAGTTAGCATAGCCTTGGCTGGCAGCGATAATCGCCTTAGAAATTTCTTCTTGCCAATTTAGTTGGCCGAATTTACTTAGACCATTCCAGCCTTCATCAGCTTTGAGGAGTTCCCATAATTGAGCTGCTTGATTGAGAGAGCCATCTGCCGCGAAGCCTTCATTTATCAATTCATAGGCTCTATTCCAGAATTCGCCATTCTCAGAAGCATAATCAAGTTGAGCTTGCATAAGTTCAATTTGCTTTTCACGTGCCTCTTGTGCATCTTGATTTTGTTGAGTAAGGCGTTCAAGTTGTTGGTCAACTAAACTATCAGAATAATTTTCACGAGCGTCGCTCAATTCCTCTTCCATTTTTTTGATTTCTAAAGCGTTGGCGTTTGAAGTATCACGTCGCAAGAAAGCTAAACGAGCTTCTTTCTCATTGATATCTTCTTCTGTCTTTGTGTTGTCTCTAATTTGACGCTCTAAGTCAATACTTTCTTGGAGATTTTCCAAAATTTTGGAATTCGAATCAGCAATACTATCAGATAGAGATTGATATTCGTCAATAAGCTTTTGTTGAGCGTTTACAAGGGCATCATAAACACTTTGCTCAAAATCAAGATAATCAGACATTTGACTTTTACGCAACTCATCAAGAGTATCTTTCATATTTTCAATAGTTTCATCTGTAGTTTCAAATTGATCTTGGAGCTCCTCAAGACGACTGATATAAGCCTCAACCGCAGAACCAAGGTCATCATCAGTAATCATATCAATAGCATTCCAATCAATAATAATGCGGTTTAGATTCTGGTCATATCGTGCATATTTTGTTGCTCCGGTCTGCGCGAACGTCTTACGATTTCCTTCGCTATCTGTATATTTTTCATTACTAATCGCATCAAGCTGTCCCTTACGACCCGCACGCAGTTTCTCTTGGAGTTTGATTTCTTCTTCAAGAGACTTGACTTGAGCATTGTAGTTCGCACGAAGTTCTTTGAAAGTCGAGCCTCTGCGCTCAAGAATTCTGTCATACTCTCTTTCAAGTTTTTCGCGCTGACGTAGAGCCTCATTGATTTGCTCCGTCAAATTATAAAGCTTATCATAAGGATTCTCCCAAACGGTATCTTTAGAAGAACTTCCTCCTCCTCCGCCGCCTCCGCTAGAAGAACCGGAGTATCCGGAGCCGCTATAATTATTTTTTGTGCCAACTGCCTGAATAACTTTAGGAATTTTTACAGAAGTAAAACCGCCACTCGCGCCTGCCTTCTCAAGACCGGCATAAGTGGAACTCATTGCTAACGAAGTAGGAAGAGTAACCCACTGCCAGTCAACAGTATAAGTAACAGTTGAACCTGTCAAAGATTCAACAATCCGCGCGGCCTCAGCCGCAGTGTTACCCGCAAGAATTAGTTGCTGAACTAATTGAGACACATCAGCAGTGCCATTGACCTTGAACTCGGCTTTTACTCCATCGAGTCCATCAAGTACGCTTCTGATCTGTTGAAGATTAGTATCAAAATAGGTCAAATCCTCAACTGCTTTCTGAGTGGCTTCAGAAATCTTTTGTTGAAGGGAAATAAAAGCTTGCTCGCCAGCTTCTCCGCCTTCGGTCAACTGAGAAATCAAATCAGCATTTTGCTGGATGAAATCTTGAGTAAAATTCTCCCCAAAGACTTGGCGGCCTTTACTCTCAATTTTAGAAAGAGCTTGCCAATAATCGTCAGCAGGAGTCTCACCGTTGGCTAAAGCTTCAGTTCCTTTGTCAAAAGCATCCTTTACGTCTTCAATACCTTCACAAAGTTTTTTGATTTTTTTCTCGTTCTCTGTATACCGAACACCTTGAGTTTTCATCATGTCGGAATTAGCTTCGCCGTTTTCTGTATTGGCTTCATAATCATCCGTTAGTTTTTCAACGGTTCCAGAAAGTTCGCGAGCATTGACAATATCATCAAGAACATCTGTATTCCCTTGTAGCAGGAGATTTTGTGCGTCGGTGTTCCAAGCGGCTGCCTGGTTCATATAGTTTTGATAATTTTCTGCTTGAGAACGATTATCAGCTAAATTCAAATAATCTGGCATATAAGCACGATATTTAGACATAACCTCTTCCGTAGAAGCAGTCTTGTCTAATTGAAGAACATCTCGAATTACGTTCGCATCAAGCGTCGCGCTAGCTTCTCCGCTTAGAATTCGATTTTTTTGCTCGTCAGAAATTCCTTTCCAAGATTCCTCTTGATTGAACATTTCTTCAACATATTCGCCTTCACTAATTGCTTGCTTCAAAAGCGCTAAAGTATTCTCAATAGCGGCTTGAGTGTTCGCGCGCACTGCTTCGGCCAGGTCGTCCATAGTAGAAGTCACTGGAACAAATTCCTGACCCGTGAACATAAAATCAGAGTAGTCAGCAACACCACTAGATACAATTTGTTCTAGTTCGTCTTGAGTAATACCTTCGGAACGAGAGCGAGAAGAAATCTCATCTGCTAAGTCTAACATCGAAGTCAAATCAGACATTGTGGTTTTCAAGTTGACTTTTTTAGTGGCCTTACCTAGTTGAATAAGAGCTGTCTCAAAATTATTGAGTTCGTCTCCAACTCCAGGAATAAGTTCTTTTATCTCAGAAATTGCTGCTTCGACACTGTCATAGTCAGAAAGGTCGGTCATTCCAATAATATCTTTGATTTCTTTCTCATACTGAGGATTATTAGAAATCAAAGCTTCAAAAGAACTTTGGAACAAATCAACCGCTTGCGCGCCATTTACCCCCGCTTTAGCATAAAGAGTAGCTAATTGTTCAAGATAGTTAGAGTAGGTTTGGAGGTCTTTACCTCCCATCAAAGAGCTTGCTTTTTCTACTTGATTTTGACCAATAACATTAGCAGCAGTTGCTTCCCTTTCCTCAAACTGTGGAGCAGTTGAAGCAGCGTCCTGTGACCACTGATTGTAAAGAGCCGTCCAATCATCAAATCCAAAAGCTTTTGCCATTTCATCGACATTAGCATATCCCATTTGAGATGCCATTTCCTGCAAGTCAGCTTTTGTAAGTGGTTTTTCTGCTTGAGCTCGCGTTAGGCCAGTTCCACCAGCAATTCGTCCAGCAATTTCATCAGCTAGGTCTTGATTCTCCATAGAATTCAATTTATTCAAAATAGGAGTAGCTTCTTCAACTTGGCCATTCAAAACTTGGAATTGAGCTATATAATCCTTTATACTGTCGATATCAATGCCCTCTGAACTTTGACCTGTAACGGCTTCATAAACTTGACGGTAAGTGGCGTCACTTCCGGTCAAATCCATAATATTTGTATAGCCTTGATCTTTCAAATCATGAGCCATTTTAGAAATTGTCGTATCCAATTTATCACGCGCGGCGTCTATTTCAGAAGCAGTCTCATCCAGGTTAAACATTTGAGTAACCATATTCCAACGTTTATTAGAAGAAACATCCCCCGCTAAAACTCCCAAAGCATTACGGTAATTTTCTTCTTGAAGGCCATAAGCTACCATATCTTTATTATAAGAATGAGTAATATCTACTAAATCCGCCATTTGATTGACAGTAAGGCCAGTAATATCAGCCAATTTGGAGAGTTCTTCCCCTGCGCCTCCAGCCAAAGTCCGAAAATCTTCGGCTGTCATATCTGGATTTTCTTTGAGATAATTTGAAAAAGCTTTTGCTGCTTCGGGGTTTGTGATAACATTACCAGTATATTGGTCATAAGACCAGAAGTTTTGTTGATATGCTTCTTGAGCAATTCTTCTCTGATTGGTTGTTTCAGCATACTGACTCGTAACGGATAAGGCTTGGGCTCTACGTGCTTGCTCTTGTGCAATATCTGTAGCCTTCTGGATACCTTCCTCTGAAATTCCTAATACACCATTTTCAGAAGTCAAATAAGATGCTAATTGAGGATACTTATCCAAGAGTTCCAAAACTTGATTATTTACATCAAGAAGTGCATTTTTCCATTCTGTAGTTCCAACTGTCAAATCATTGATTTTATCAACAGCTTCTCCATATTTGTCAAAGCTTTCAACCAAATTGGAGTAAGCTTGTTGCGCTGCTTTTGCTGCTTCTGTTGCTTTTTGGGTTTGCTCTGCTAAACGTTCTGTCTTTTCTGCTTGAGTCTCTGGAGCAAATTGTGAAAAAATTTGAATAAGAGAAATTACAGCAGAAATAATCGCGGCAATCCATCCAATAATTGGAATATTTTTGATAGCTACAGAGACACTCTCGGCGCCAGTTATCATTGCAGTCTGTACCATTGTAATGATGGGAATAAGACCCATTAGAGCAGTAGCTATACCACGAATAATACTGGCTGCTTTATCCTTTTCATTATTATCCAGAATAGTAGCCAATCCCATTAGAGCACTTGCTGCCACTCCTGCCGCAACGGCCATGGTTCTAAAATCTTTATCGGTCTTTGATACAGAAAGACCCATTTGCTGGGCTTCTTCGCCGGTCAATTTTATTTGAATTCCAGCTTTTTCAAGAATGGTAATTGCTTCGTTATATTGTTTTGTATCCCAGAGGGAAGAGAATTGCTCAGAAAGAGCTTTGGAGGCGTCGTCGCCTTGTGACAAAGTCTTTGTGATATTTTCTTTAAAGTGTGTAAGACCTTCGGGTTTTGCGTTTGAAAAATCGAAATTCCATTCATTACTCTTAAAAACACTTGTCAAATTTTTTGAAAAATCAGAAATAATATAGTCTGTTTTAGGCAGACTTTTATTCTTTATTGCGTCTAAAAACCCAGAAAGGAAATTCTTACCCGTTTGAAGTCCAGCTTTCTGTTGAGCGGTTTTCGTCCCAAAAATATTAGAAAGAACCCCACCCTCTCTTGTGTTTACCATGTTTCCAATAAGAGAGTTAATGATAGATTTTCCTAACTTTAGGCCACCGATTGCCGTTCCCATAGAAAGGACTGATTTTATAAGACCATTTCCACCAGAAAGAGAACTAATAATTTTATTAATTGTTTGAAGTAGGCTTGTTAGGGCGTCTACTGCTACTTTTATAACTTCATTATTAGAAAGTCCCATTACAAATTCATCCCAAGCATTTTTCAACTTGGCAAGTTTTGTTTGAAGACTTTCAAGAGTTTTTTCGTATTGTTCTTGGCTTGCGCCTGCACTATTGTTTGCTGCGTTTACTAACTCCATAGTGCGGGAGTAGTTGTTAATCATGGAAATAAACCGGCTCTGTTCTAATATAAAAATAGTCATTTTTATACCATCGACTATATTTTCTTCTAAAAGAAGTCCTCTCTTTCGATTTCTCTACTCTACTCGCTTCGTGCGACATTCCAATCGCCTTATCTTACCGCTTTCGATAGTCTGTGAGCGTTCTCCCTCAATATGGGAACTTCGTTGCGGATTGTCCCCTTTCAATGATTTTACCATACCTCAGTCATTACCCTCGCCACATAAATATTACTATTTATACTTGGTTATTGAAAAGTTGATAGATATTCCCGCAATTAAGAGGATTTTTAGCTATCTGTATTATTAGGCCGCAGAAAGCAGTGGACAACTTTGAACTCGTCTACTGCCGGCCGCCACAGTTGAAATCTTTACTACCTTTACTTTCGCAAAGGAATAGACTATATCATCAGATTCTTTTTCAAATCTGTCCATCGCTTCGATTTCTCTACTCTACTTGCTTCGTGTAATTTTTCAATTACCTTATTTTTATTGCTTTCGATAGTCGTTGAACGCTCTTCTTTTTATAGAAGCTTCGTTGCGGATTTTCCAATTTTTAGTGATTTTACCATACCTCAGTCATTACCTTCGCCACATAAAATATGCTTGGTTACTAAAACTCTAAGGAATTTCCCGCAATTCAATGGATTAAGATACTTTTCCAAATATCTTTGGACCGTTACGTCTAAGTTATTCCATTTCTGAGAAAGCTCCAAGAAAACTTGGTCAAGCCCTTCTTCTCCTGTAAAAAATTTTGTCATATCAATTCCGGCAGAACGCAATGCCTTTTGAATTTTATTGACATTGACTTCTTCCCCGTTTTCATCGGTGCCAGTAATTTCACCTTTTGAATAAAGAGACTTGACCTCCGAGAAACGAGCGATTACTGTACGGAGAGCTGAACCAATGGTTTCTGCACTTTCACGAGTGCTTTCAATACCCTGAGCTAAGAACGCCGCTGTTGCCTCAAATTCCATATTGACGTTATGAGCAATAGAAGCAGTCTTAGACATAGCAGTAGAAAGCTCTTGGACATCAGAAGCGGACATTGCTGCCAGCTCTGAGTAAACATCATTGACACGTTGTGCTGAAGTTTGATTTAATTCCATATTGAATCCGCGAAGGGCGCTTGTCATTGCGTCGGTTGCGTCCGCGGCTTCCATACCAGCAATACGAGCCATCTTTAAGGTTTCAGTAGAGAGTTCTACTGAATGCTGTAAATCCAAGCCCTGTTCGACAAAAAGAGTAGTTGCGTTATAAGTATCTTTGATGGCTACGCCTAACTCATTCGCTTGTTCAGTAAATTCTGGGAGTCTTTCCCACATATCACTAACAGAGAAATCAGAAACCACCGCAATCTCAGTCATCGCATTATCAAGTTCTTTTACTGTTTCAAAAGCAGAACGAACTGCTCGTTTGAACAATTGAACAGAGTTAGAGATTGAGAAAAAGTTTTTTAGTTGGTCGGTTAGGCGTTGAATATCTTTTTGTCTATCTGTAAGCTCTTGCACGTCTTGTCCCGCAGCTCGAGCATTTTGACCCAAAATTCTAAGTGGTTCCGCTCCCTCAGAACTAGCGTTTCGGATATTTTCAAGAACTTGTCGCGCGCGAACACCTGCATCATTGGAAAGAGTCAAAAGCTTATTATTTAGCTCATCAATATTATTAATGCTGTTAAGGTCAATACCAAGAGATTTCCAGTCAATTCCGCCAATTTTTTCAAGTTCTTGACGGACTTCTTCAAAAGCTTTTGCTTGTTTTTGAGGTTGTGCGTTATTGAAATTATCAAGAGCCTTTTTGGCCTTATCAATTCCGTCCGCAATTTTTTTTGCTTCCTCTTCAATTTGCGCGAAGCTTGGTTTGACAGCTTTTTCGGCACTTTTCGCCGCAGCTTCCAAATCAGGCAATTGTTCTTTTAGTGCATTATATTGTTTACCTAAGGTAGTTCGTTTATCTGCACCAACGACGTTACCGTCATCATCCGTTTTTAGATATTTTGTTGGATTATTTCCACCTTTCGCCCGAAGCTGAGCTTCTAATGATGCTAATTCTTTCTGGGCATTTATTAGTGCTTCGCTAGTTTGTTTGCGCAGATTATCAAGAAATTGTGCTCTTTCAGCCTTAGAATTTGTTTTTTCTTGCGCGTTAGCTAAATCCTTTTGAAGACGTTGTTGTTCTTTTAGCCCACTTGCGGCAATTGAATTATACTTGGTCCGCGCGCTAGCTAAGGCATCAATTGCCTTCCTATCGTTTTTAAGGAGCGAACTATTTACTCCAGAAGAACTTGCGAGACGAGACAGCTTATCATAAAGTCTATCAATAGCATCCGCACTCTTTTCAACCTTTTTTACATCGACAAAATTTACTTTATTACCATCTGTCAGCCCTTGGAGTTTTTTTAGCTCAGCCGTCAAAGAAGAAAAAGTTTCCTCGAATTCGCGATTCAGTCCTTTACCCAAACTTAGTTTACTAAGCTCGCTCTGGATGGCTTGAATTTTAGAAGATACTTTTTCTATATCGCCGTCAAAAGCAATTTGTATTACTTTTTTATCTGCCATTTCTCCCTCCTGCATAAAAAAATCAGCATTAGCGGAAAACTAATGCTGATACTACTTAGAAATCACTATCTATATCATTGTTCAAAATATAGAATTCTCCTACATAGGAGTTGCCTTTTGAACCCACTGGGACACCTATCGCTGAGAAGTTAGCGACTACCGGTGAAGCCTGCACACCCAGCCGAATAGATAAATCAGACATTAGTTTCAACTTTGGAATTTTAAAAAGTCCAGTTACAGTTTGTCCGGTTGTATCGTCCTTTACTCTAGTTCTGGCTTCTAATTCCACAAAACCAGTCAATAATCGCTTACCCAATTGAATTTGAGAAGCTCCATCCATATAATTATAAGTATATTGTGCTATTACATCTGTATATGGATTTTCAATTTTTACTCTTTTTCCATTCAGTTCAAAAGAAATTTTTTCACCAGTCTTCTCTTTATATAGAAAAAGTTTTGTTGGGATTTCTTTTAGACTAAATTCTCCATTTTCATCACTTTCTAACTTCTCACTAAATGAAATTGGAATAGGTTCACTTTCTTGAAAATCAACCAATTTTGAATTCATTAAAAGAGCTAGTTGAAGTTTTGAGAAGACTCCCTGAGAAAATGAGATAGGAAGCTCTTTCGTCGTCTCCCAATAAACGTGCGCACGATTATCAAAGCCACCGCGCGCAGCGACAAACTCCTTTACTTCTTTTAAAGCCCCAATCTGAATTTTATCAAAAGTGGCAAGGATTTCTCCTTTTTCGATTTTTCTATTTCCAATCTCTATGGGATAAGTCGCTTTCAAATAGCATGGCTCTAATTCTTTGAAAGAAAATAAATCTACCATTTTATCCTCCAAAAGAAAGAGCGATGGAGGCCAACCTCCACCGCCCTATTTCTCTATTAGATTTTAGATATCGTACTTGACTAGCTTCATCATTTCGCCGTTCTTTGGACGGAGAACCTTCATCTGCATATCAAAGACAGTGGGGTCGCCCTCAGCTTCCATTGTTAGAGTAACGTCAGAAAGCATCTTTGCCTTTGGAATTTGAATTTGGAAGAAGCTATCGTTACCAGTATCTTCACTACGGCAGTAAGTGTCGCCAATACATGCATAAGTTCCGGGGAACGTCTCAGCATTAATAACAATTTCAGTGTGGTCTTTGGTAGTAACCTTGTCAGTGATATACACAGCGTCAGCACTCCATTCAGAGCTAGAAGAGCCAGTAGCCGTATAATAAACAGCGTTAGTAGAAACAGTATGCTTCTTACCAAGGCCTAGATCTAGCTGAGTAGGAGCAGCGCTAAGAGTACCAAGCTTAGTTAGGTTCCAAGTACGAAGCACAGAACCACTAGCAGGAGCAGAAGCACCATCAGCATCACCAAACATGATTGCCATAGATTTAGCAGAGAAAAGAGCATCCTGAAGGTTTAGGGTGATTTCACGACCAAAATCCCACATAACCAATTCGCTATTACCCTTGCCGCCACGAGCAGAAGTGCTATCAGCTGTTTGCTCGACGGTTGAAATTTTTAGAGTCATCGATATTTATTTATAAGCCAATTCTTATAAACCTTCATTGTGAAGCTCAAACTTTCGTTTGAGATTAGACTATATCATCTCTTGTTTCAGAGTCGCGCGCTGTCTCAGTTGGATTTTCTGAGCACTTAGTCGTTGAACCTTCTTGAAATCTCCAAATAAATCCTCCAGCTGTTTTTCTTTTTCCGTTACAAACAAAAGATATACCTCTGTCATTTACATTTGTTTGCCGAGCAGCTTCTGCTGCACTTTCAAAAGAGGTAATATAATTCATATCTAAATCATATTGAACAACAGGTTTTTTTACTCTATCAACCATCTTTTTTTGTACATCTTTTCTTGTTGTTTGATATTCAATTGCTCGTCTCCCATCTTTATATGAATGTCGAGCATTTTCAGAACTTGTACACCATTCTAAATTTTCTACGTTATTGTTATGAATATTATGGTCAAGATGATTTACATATGGTAAATTATTTGGATTCGGAAGAAAGGCTAAAGCTACAAGTCTATGAACATATCTATCTTTACGAGTGCCATTACTATGTAAGGCTACTGTATAATACCTTTTTTTATTTCCAAAAGATAAAATATGATTGGTTTGAATTCGTTTTACTAATCCAGTATTTGAAACCATATAATTTGTATCTTCAGCAATTATCCGCCATTCAAGCTTGGCTGCTGATTGCCCATTCTCACTTTGTTTCAAGTTCAATACCTCTCTGGTTTTTAGGGTTTTCCAGCAATTCACGCGATTTATTCTGGACTACTCTGTTAATCCAGATATAGCGCAGGAGCGCCAACAGAACCATCGTCATTGATATCATAAAGAGTGAAGTCACAAACTTCCTTGATACCATAGCGGCTTAGTACATCAGCCATTTTATAGCCTCCTATAAAAAATCTTATTCATTCATATCAATGTTTCTAACCCAATATTTGGGCTTTACTTTCTTAGCATCAGCGCCAGCAAGTAAACTATCAACATCAAGTTGATATTTTTCTTTTTCTTGATAATAACGTATCAAGACTGGTACTGAAGCATAACTCAACTCTCCGAGAGAAAGTGGATTTAGGCCGAAACCCATACAACAAAGTGAAGCCAACGAAGACCCTAATTGAAGACCCTTCCCCGATTTTGCTTTTATTTTATCACGATAACGGGCTTTTGCTTTCATTCTCTTTAGGCGTGGGTCTTCATTTGGGTTTGGAGGGTCAATTTTCTTCTCGCCCAAGACTGCGCGCACTTCGTTTTGAAAGTCAAAAAAATTAGATTCATCAATAATTTTCAATTCTTCAACTTTTTTCACTTCTTTTAAGACTTCTTCAATGTTTCCAATAACAACTTTTTTTTGTTCATAAAGAAGAGTTACTGGCTCATGAATAAAAAAGAAAAAAGCATCGTTGGTTAACTGCCGCATTTCTTTGCTGTTATAAGCGTTGGCAAATAATGTCTCAAAAGGGGATAACATATCGGTTAAATCCAGCCCTTTCTCGGTAAATTCATCTTCTATCTCTTCCTGAGACAAAGTAAGAATTCGTTTATATAAAGGGAAATTATCATTCCCAATTACATCTTTTATTCGTGGAGGATATATTTTACAGAGATTCCAAAAATTTTTTGGAAAACCAAGAAAAACCCTTTCGTCAATCATATAGAGAAAAAGAATATGTCATTTCGTAACAAGAAATTTCTTCTGTAAAAAAGTTAGCATCAAAATCTCCTCCATGAACACGCCCTAATCCATCAATGACTTTACCATTCAAAGAGTTTTGAACTTCACCCATTATACAAAAAGGTCTAAGATTCTCATCTTTGATAATCCATTGAGTCATAGGAACAAAGACTTCAATAGCAACAGACAAATCTTCAATTTGGTTATTAGCATCATTTTGACGACCATTTACAACCCGAATAGAAATTAGACTTTGCGCAGTTTCCTTTGGACCAACGCGTGGTACTATTTTTATTAGTTTATTAAAGATTTCTTCCTGTATCTGTTTCTTTGTTAAGTCTTTATTGGCCAGTGGGTCTTTATCTGTATAGTAGAGATATTTGAGAAGATTTTGATTTGATTGAAGTCTAGTAACAATTTTTTGAAGGTAAGGCCCAATTTCTTTTAGATTCCTAATCATTCACTATTCCCTCCATTTAGCCAAAAGAAATCTTCATCTGAATCTCCTTCTTGCTTCTTTGGCGCGGGCGTCAAATCAAATTCATAAACTGGGTCAATTGTTACATACTCAACCCCTTCACTTGACTGAAGGTCATATCCTGTTACTCGATAATATTCTTGGAAAGGTTTTTCTCCCACAATAAAGTAATCATCTTTTTTTATATACTGATTTCTTGGCATAATGAAGAAGCTTGTCTTCAAATTCTCTGTATATAGAGTATCCATTCGACTTCTTGAACGAAGTTCATCTTTTAGCATATTGTTTTCTTGGCCGTACATGTAGGCCCAAGAATTTTGAGTTGAACCGTCGCGCGCAGTCCAAGTCAAATAATGTGTCATGTGTAACATTATATAACGATTGTAACCACTCGCTTTTATCCGCTCAAGGTAGTATACCATCCACGGTTCTTCGGTTCCTTCATTATTAGGTATCATCAGAACCGTTCCGTTTGGTATTTTTATATCAATTCTTGTTAGAAGATAATGAAGTGTTTTCGTATCATCTTGCTTATATCGTTCAAAACTTCCTTCAATAAGCTTTCCATCATATTCAAAAGAAGTCAAATAAACTGAACGTGCAAGATATAATTCAAATTGATACTCACGTTTCCCTTGAAGTCGAGACTGATAATCGTTACCATAACGGTTTAATCGTTTGTTGTAAATATCATAATAATTCATCAGTCTTCCCCAGTAATGTCATGCAACTAAAAATAGTGCTTCGAAAATATTCATATCGAAGATAACGAAGTGAAGAAATTTTAGCAAATAGGATATAATAATTTATTGTGCGCGAACTCTCTGGAAAACCCAATAGTTCTGTAATAATAGAATCTAAAAATTTTTCCCATTCGCCTTTCTTTTCAAACTCACACAATAAACCAAATAGTTTGCTTTTTAGCTTATTGATGTAACCATCAGTAAATTCTTTTTTCATGACTGCTCTGCTAGTTTACGATAAGCAAAAGGCTTGTGTTTTATTGCGCGGTAATAAATTGCTTCTAACTGCGCGGCTGTCTTTTGCTCCGTTTTTAGCATTTGATCAAATTTATCAAGAAGATTTGCTTGGGAGAAGTCTCTTTCCTCATAAAGTGGCTTGACATTTTCCCAGCAAAGAATGGTTCGATTGAGCCACTCCACCTTCATATAACAAGCTAAAATTTGAATTTCTTCATTATCTAAATCTTCAATGAAACCTTCGTCATTCCATTCAAGAGATTTGCGCGGAAATTTGAAACGAGCAACGGCGCCCGCTAAAAGAGTTTCTAAGTCAGCTTCTAGCTCTTCCTGAGACCACCCTTGCCACTCATCTTCTAAAATTTTTGACAAAAAAGCTTGATAAACATTCTGTAACGGAGTTGCCATTTATTAGCCCTCCTTATCCTGCCTATTTAGTTCAATCGCCTTTATAATATCTTTTTCACAAGCCTCTTTGATAACCTGAGCCTTTTGAAAATCACCAACTTCGTGATAGATTGCATAATCAGCTAGAGCCAGCATTTGTTCGTAAGTTAGTTTTTTGACAAAGCCCTTAAATTCATTGATAGGCATCACAGTCATTGCTCGCTTCATTTGAGGCTCTTCAAGAGGAATTAGATTTACAGGCTCAGTTGCGTCTTCTGGTTCAAGGCCCAAATCTTTCTTTACCTGAAGATCTTCAATATATAGCATTCCACTTTCAATCATGTAGCGGAAGCCATAATCATACATCATCTCTTGTAGTTGTTCACTTTCTACCATAAAAGATGAACCTCGCGCCATTAGTTCACGACGGAAATTTAGGTCTGGAATTTTTACCAAAATTGGACCAGAATACTTATTAGTAATTTTTACTTTAGCCATTATGAATACTCCTTTTACTCCATTTTAGAAAAAGATGGGGGAGGAGCTACCTCCCCCATCAATTATATATCGTAGGGATTAAAGATTAACGTAAGGATTTTCAAACGTCTGTTCTATTCCCGTGTTCTGATAAATGCCCCAATTATGATGGGCTAGAATAGCACAGCCCATCTTTTGCTCAGCATAAATCTCAGTGGAACCATCGCGGTTCTGATAATCGCGGATGATGGAGCCGCCTTCAAGAGCAACCTTGACGACCTTCTCGCCGCCGGAAGGGAGAACATAAGCCATCTGAGGATCAATCCAAGTCTTCTCATTATTTTCATCAATGAAAGACTGACGAATCTGAACAACTGGGCAACCACGGAAAATATTGATATAACCAGTATTATGAATGGCATCGATATCACCAGGATGATAAATACCATTGGTGGTATTAGCAATACCAGAAACAATAGCGTCTGCGCCCATTGCACCAATAAACTCAGGAGGAGCAAAAATAGCAACACCATTACCATAAGCGCGGACAACATTGATTAGCTTGACCATCTTCTCAGCATCCCAAGAACTAACAGTAACCTTATTAGCAGCAGGACGAGCAGAGGCATTTAGAGCTGCGCGAAGTGCCTTATAGACTTCATAGTAAACAGCATCAGTAAGACCTTCGTTTAGAATGGCCATGCACTCGGCAAGGGATTCAGCACCATCAGAGACGCGTTGTAAGTCAACGGAAACGCCTCCGCCGACATTGTGCATGTTGAGAGTGAAAGTGTCAGAATCAAGACGGAAAGTATCATAAACACCATTGATAGCGGCCTGAGTTAGGAACTTCTTTGCACGCATCTTGCCTTTACGAACCTTGAACATGACCTTTTCACCATTCTTCGTGGTCTGAACATCAGCAAAAGCACCAATGGCATCAATAACCTTAGCAGGAAGAATCTCGTTATAAGCTCTCATGACGATTTCGTAAATGTCATAACGATTCTTCATAAACTGATTGTAGGAACCCATTAGTTCACGAAGGCCATCAGCGAAAGCTGCCTGCATATCAACTTCCTGATTGGCATAGGTGGCAGGGACAGTGCCCTTTACGGCATGAAGGGCAATTTCTTGTAGTTCAGCAATAGTCATTTTATTACCCTCCTATTACACATTTAGAACTTGTAGCTTGACGCCCTTCTGGCCATCAGGCATAGTGCCATACTCAACAACCTTTAGCTTTAGGCCGGTCGTAGGAGCAGTAGCAGTTAGACAAACCGCACCAGTTGCATCGGTCTTACCATAAACAGCAGAAGTCTTGCAAGACTGTAGAGCAGTAAGAAGAGCTGCCTCATTAGAAAACTCAGCATCAGAATAGCAAATAGTATTAGTATGCCACTTATCACCAACCGCGGGATAACCTAGACGAGGAAGGAAGTCATCAGTGCCATTGAGTCTAAAGTTCTTTAGGCCGGGAGTGCGCTCATCATAGATGTGCTCAGTAGAATATACTAGAGCAACGGGAAGAGAGCCATCAGTATCAAACTTTACAGTGCGGTTAGCCTCGTCAACAGCAAGAATCATACCATTCTCAACTGGAACAGAAGCAAAATCAGTAGCATCGGGCGCGCACTGAGCCACGATACGTCCATCACGACGGAAGGCAACGTTGTTTAGCTCAACTTGGCCGAAACCGTCGATTACCAATCTCTTAGTAGCCATTTTTTATCCTCCAAATTATTTCCTTACATAACGAGCAAGAATCTCGTCGATACCAGTCTTTTGGACATCTTTTCGTAAGTAACTATTGTCTTTCTTTTCATAAAAAGAGAAATTTGTCTTTTTTAGTTCGTAAGCTAATTCCTTATCAAGGTCAGTAGCAGAATATTCGACCATCTTTTCCCGATAATGATTAATAACATCCTCAGAAAGCTTATCTTCATATTCGGCAAAAACAGCGTTCTTCTGCTCTGTCTCAATAGCAAGCTTATATTGCTTCAAAGACTCAACTTCACCAGAAAGCTCCTCAGCCTTTTTGTGTTCAAGTTCAAAATTAGACTGAGCTTCATTCTTCTCTGTATCCAAAGTCGCTACGATAGAATTCAACTCGTCAATTTTGAGTTCAAAACCAGAAATTTTTTCAGCATTCTCTTGGGCGTGTTCAAGATTTTCATTCACTAGCTCATAAGTTCCACCATTGAGATCGCGCAGGGTGTCAAGGGTAGACTTCTCTTTTTCGGTTACATCAATCACGTAAACGCGAACTCTTTCTCCAAGAGACAAACTATCAGTTTCATCATTTTTACTATAATAAATTCGTTCATACTGTTCGAACTCATAGTTGTAAGCTAAAGCATAGTCATCAAAAACGTCGCAAATACTATAATTAACAGTCCAATTACCTTCTTCGGTATAATTTGGATTTAGTAGAGTCCAAATAGCATCAAACTTCTGTCTATCAGAAAGCTTGAAATTAATTTGAGGCATTTCTTTTTGTCCTCCTTTAGAGTATGTTGTTTCAATTTCTTGAATTCTCTTTACAACTTCTTCAATGTTCTCGCGCAATTGGAAAAAGGCCGCCCCTTCAAAACATGGCTCAACCGTGTCGCCTAAAACTTGAAGACCTAAGAAACATCCTTCATCAAAAACAATGTACTGTTGGCCTTGAATTATTTCTCTATGGTATTGAAGAGAAGGCTCATATAATTCCATTGATTGCGCTTTACCAATAATATCATTTGCTTCTTTATAAAGAGCCGTAAAAATTAAGACATCAACGCAAGCATAGGTGCGCGTAACCCCATCTTCATCTTTATGTTCTTCCCACTGAAGATTGGGGTTTTCTGGTACTATACCATAAATCCTTCCTTCTGATCGACGCGCACCATGGTCAGAAAAATCGTCATATTCATAAATTCCTTTTACTGGCGCGTAAGCAATACTTGCTAGAAGCTTCTCTGAGAATTCGTCTGTTATATAAGTGCCGTTGCGATTGCCGTATTTATAAAAAATACGGCATCGCCCTTTGGAAAGCACTTCATTATACTTTTCCAATTTCCCATAAACACAGACAGGAAACTCGAAATTATTCATCGGTCTTCAAGCCTCCTTGTTTATTGATTGATTCTTCTTTTACAATCGTTGAAGGAGATTTTTGCTCAGCCGTTTTTGTTGGACGACCAGGTTCTCCACTCGAGGCTGATTCAGTATAAGAAGAAGCAAGTGGAATTAGTTTATCACGAAGACCTAAGACATCATTTTCTAATTCCTTGATTCCAAGAAGCTCCCTTTGGTCAATTCCAATCGCAATAGATGGTAGTAGAAAACTATAACCAGCTTGCGCGAGCTTCATAGAATCTGTTATAAATTCAGATTGGTTATAATAAGTAATTGGTAGAATGATATATTTGAAAGAGACATTCGTATTTCCAAATAGTTCATTTAGTAAGTCCGTTACAAAGCGCGAAATTTTATTCATAATAATCATCATAAAGGCCATATCATTACGAATAGAATTATCAAGGGCTTGCGCGCCAGTTGGAGAAAATAACTGCGCACTAACACTAGCTTCAGCATATACATTTTGAAGCATTTTTTCAAGATTGTTTGAAACGGCATCAGAAGAAGTCTTAGAAACAATTGAGTCCACGTCTGCGTAAGTTGTTAGGACAGAAAGATTTTTATTTCCTTTCATCATATCAACTGCGCCAGCGTGCATTTCCACTGCTTCATCCGGCTCAAAGAGAAGCGCGCCATCCTGAAGGTGAGGGATTTTTTGAATTAGAATTTTTCTAATTTCTTCCAAATCTCTTTCTCTTTCGGTATCTACTGTCTCATCATATTGAATGGTGGCCGGAATGACGGAAAGGAAAAGCGGATAGCCATCTTCCATGAACGAAAAGCATACTCCGATATTCGCGGGAATTTTTACCCAAGGACAAGTTTCTTTTCCTCTTTCATATCTTCGGTAGTACTTAGAAATTATTGATGGGAATAGAGCTAATTCTTCCTCTCTATCTTCCTTATCAATAATTTGAGAAAAATACGTGACATCAAATTCAACTATATCTCTACCGTATATATCCTTAAAGCAAGAACGAGCGAATTGCGCGGGCAAATCCAAAAGTACAAAATCATTCTTATCTAACTTTTGAATCACACCATAGTAACTTCCATCTATGAGGGCGCGCAAACAAACTTTTTCTTCAAGCTCCTTGAGATGTAACTTATCAAGATAATTCAATGCACCATAGTACCGCTTTTGAACATGGTCGGTGGAGAGTTTTTTACCATAACCCGGAATAGGAGATAGTAATCCGGCCCCTTTCATTAGCGTCGCATAGTATAAAAGAATTCTCTTATACAAACCATCCATAGCGAAATAAGTTCTTGAAAGAATTCGCTGACTTGCTAAAGAACCAGAACTAATAATTTCATCAATCTCTTTTAGAGAGTATTTGCGCAGTCTTCGAGAAGCCCGCGCGCCAGATAGATAATCGTAATCGCCATAAATTTCTCGGCTTTTTGCTACCATCTGTTCACGCGCGCGAGTAAAGGAGGAAAGGTCGCGCGCGGTTTTATTTTCAACTTTCTGTTCTTCCAATTATGTTCCTCCTGTAAAAAATACGAGTTTACGTTTTCCAACGCCTCGTTTTCTTTGGCGTTTTTGTTCTTCTTCCTCTATTTCTTTGATGCGCCAAAGCCCATAAGCAAAAGAGTAATACTTATCGTCGGGGAACCGAGAGTTTATCGGCTCAAGGACGATATCATTGCCCGTCTGCTTAGCTCGAAGGTTAGCCATTTCCGTAAAAAGCTTTGTGGTGTTCTCATGAGGCAGAAGTCGCTCTGTGCGCTCTTTTAGACTCATCTTTTGCCCTTTCTTTGTCGCGAGAAGGGAAGAGCGGGCCTCTTGCTCTGATATTAAGAAGCGAACTAAGCCACTGTTTAGACGAGCATAAGCGTTACCATTGATTTTTGACTTTAGAGGGCCATTGGCTTTCATTGAATAGAGAATTGGGATACAATTACGCGGTTGGATTTTTTTATAATCGTCATTATTGAAGAAGCCGTAAGCGGGAAGCTCTCGCCCGCGGCCGTCGATATGGGTTTTTATCATTTCGTCGGCAATACCAAGACCTACTTTTATTTTCCATACGTTTCGTAAGCGTATGCGTTCTCTTATGAACTGCTATATATCACTATATAGAGAAGACCATATCTTTACTAAAAGTATCCCCCGTTTCGGAACACTGTTCCTACACCTCACGGTTGGTCGTTGAACGTTTCGCTCAAACGCGACTTCGCTGCTGATTACCTTTGAAAGGCTTTCCAGCAATTAGAGGGATTTTGAATGACCTAAGTTGCTAAGCCATTTGTGTCTATAAGGACTTCGCGCGGATTGTATCTCTCAATCAAAAGTTTGATATCAATCGCTTGTTGAGAGAAAGTTTTGGTTTCCGCTTGACGTCCTAGGACATAAATATTTACAACGGTTGAATAGTATTTGCCGTTTACTTTGTTGACCCGAAATACAGTTGCTACTGTGCTGTCGTGTAATCTCATTTATATTTATATGAAGTCGCTAATTTCATACCATAGGGCTTTATGTTCCCATAAAGATTAGACTATATCATTATCCCAGTAGGATATCTTCCATTTCGAGGCGCTTACCTTTACTCTCTTGCGAGATAGTCGTTGAACCGTCCGTAGATTGGCTGCTGATTGCCCTGAAGGTGTCCCAGCAATTAGAAAGATACACATTTTATATTACTACAAAATGGGGCAAAATTCCTTTACCTATATCTATCGACAGTAAGTAGAAAACATTCGGGTCGTCTTTATACTTTTGAAACCACTCTGGATTTTTTTTCTTTCTATACTTAGAAAGTTTCTCAAAATCATACCACGCTTCATCACTCCCGCCAATCCAAGTTCCTAAAAATTCAGCTGCGAAAGTTGCTTCATTGTAGGAGGATGAGAACTTTTGTCGCTCGACGAAAGCCTTGTCTACCAAGCCGTGCATCGCCGGCAATCTATAATCAAGTCCCATTACAAAAGCATGGGCGGGGTCAATTATTGCCTGTATCATCGTCTCGCAAAGTAATGCGTAGGCATAGGATGATTTAGTGCCTGCGGAAGTACCACTAATCATCTGCTGATTTACGGCTTCATATGGGTTTACAAGGCCGAGTGCGTTGCGGCGCGAAACGTTTAGTTGGGGGATGATGATTTCACTAACCGCGTCTTCGTCGGCGTCACGTGTCTCATCGAGAAAGATTGAGTGACGTCGGAGGCCGCGTGATGAATCTGTTGCCCCTTCGACGGTGAATAATGAACCATTCTTGAAATAAGCTTCGCCTACGTCTTTTGATAAATTGATGTGCGGTTTGCCCATAAAAACTTCGAGTTCTTTTTCAAGAAGAGGCCATATCTTTAGAATTTCGGCTATTTTTTCTTTGAAAATTTTTCATTTTATTAGCTTATGCTTTCGCATAAGATTAGACTATATCTTTTGCCGCGAGGCAAGGCACCGTTTCAGAATTTACTCCCGAAGGATAGTCGTTGAACCTCTCAAAAAGAGTTGGCTGCTGATTGCCCATTATAAATACCCTTAGGCTTTTGCCGTAGGTTATCCCAAAACTTGTTTCTGCTTTTGCTCCTATAAAAAAGGCATTTGGGCTTTTAGGGTTTCCCAGCAATTAGATGCCTGATTTATCTCCTTTTTACAAAGAAGAGGCGCAAAATTTTTACGCCTTGGGTTTTGACCGGTGCAATGAGTGAGCACTTATGTCCTGGAATGAAAACGCATTGTAAAAACATTCCCAAAACGGAAAGGAACGATTTCGAGGCCGCGCGCGTTGCTGTAATGTAGACTTGGTTATAGCGCATCAAACTTCTAAGAAAAATACGCTGATACATGAACAAATCAAACTGACTATTTTCTGGTCGAATTATGTCCAAATAGACGTCGGGATAGACGGTATAGATTTGTGTCAAATCTGCAAAAAACTTTTCATTTCTTATCAAAAAGTCTTCAGTAACTTCAACGCCCTTTTCTAGTAAAACACCATCTCGATAGATACGGTTATCTTGGAGAAAAGGCGAAGTGGGCGGCCGCAACTGGATAATACTCATACGCCCATCTCCCCTTCTGTCTCAAAATCTTCCTCGTCTTCATCTTTGAAAACTTCTGCTTCGTAGATGTCGGCGTCGAAATCTTTTTGCTCTGTCTCATAGAAATTTTCGCTTTCTTGGACGTTTTTAAGAGCTTGGAGGCGCGCGGTTATCTCTTCACCAAGACTGCTTTCGTTGACGTAAAGGCGCTGATTCCATGCCTGAATATTCTTGATTGTTTCGTCTACAACATCACGAGTCGCGCCATCATAAAACTTGTTCTGATTGCCGCGTTTTTCGAGCCAAAGTGCCAATTCACCAAAGCTATCGAAGTCGTGCGCGTTCTTTATATTTTTGGGTGTGAACTCAGCTGTTTTGACCAGCTTATCATAAGTCGCCATAAATTTATCGACGTCTTTATCTCCCGCGCGGATGCGACTATCAATTTCATAGGACACCTTACAAAGCTTTTGAGCTTGGTCGATTTGAAGTGCGCCGACCACGTTTTGAGACATTAGAAGTCCTTGATAAAGGTTTTCGAGGTAATTTAGGGCATCTTCGTCATAGTTGGCACCCCACCGCGCGCGCAGCTCGTCGAAATGCTTCTCCTTCAAAAGCGGAATCTCTTCTTCCACTAAACCGACTGCCTTTAGTTCTTGATATTGCTTGAAATAAGAGTCCCACCCAAGGCCCTCATAGTCTTGCGAAGCAAAAACTTTGGAATAAGCTGCCCACACGCTATCAGGAGAATTGAGTTCGCGCAATCTCTCCCATTCTTTTACAATAAATGGAATATCAGCCCATTGGCACAACTTATCAATAAAGCACCAATCAAAGTCGTGTTCGCGCAACATCGAAGTAACGCATGAATTACAAAGTGGAAGATGGTGGTCGGGATAGAATTCGCTGTGAGTGAAAGCGAAATCCTCTTCTGGTTGTTCTACCTGGCATCGCGCGCACCGTTTTGAGAGAAACGAACGCTTAGGGCGAGGAATTTGAGGAATTACTGGCATTTGGAGGCCTCCTCCTCTTCAAGGGTCGCGCGCATTTCTTTATTGTCTTTTTCTACGCGGCGCAGCACTTTTATAAGTTCTCTTTTTTGCTTTCGCCCCATTTTACCGAAAGCGACAACTGTATCAATAAAGACATCCTCAAAAGGACGGTGATCGCGCGCTTCCGTAGTCAGCGGAACATTGAGAAGATTGGTAAGCCCCAAAAACTCCTCTACTTCCAGTGACGCCGCGCGTGCGACAAACTCGTTTACTAAATCTAGTTTCAATTTTTCCTCCTTTCGCGCAGCGCTTTTTCGCAAGCTTTACAACGAGGTGAAAAGCCATCTGAAGATTTTGCTTTGCGCATAAAGTAATCTGGAGTCCTAAGTAGCGTGCGCGCGCAATCCTTACACGTTTTGAAGTTTTCGGGGAAAAATAGCTCCGAAGTAACTTGGTAATGCGCGGACGCCGCTGCGGCTATTTTTGGCAATATCTTTTGGCGATAAAGAGTTGAAATATAATTTTCGCCATAAGATTTGCCATATTTTGATGCTATCTTCTCTACAATTTTAGTGTTGGTTTCGTGTGCGACCTTCGCGCGCAATATGTCGAGGTAGAGAGGTGAAAGTCGTGCGAGTTTTTGGTAATAGGTAAAAGTGGAAAAAAGGGCTTGAAGGCCTTCATCAGAGTTTTGGTCGGGCAAAAGCTCGGAGTAAAGAGAGATAAAAGAAGCGAGGTGCGCGGGGTCGCGGAAATCAAATGAGTTCGGCGCACTTGAGGGTTCGCGCCAGATGGTTTTGGAGAGAAGCTTTTCTTCGTCTGGGGTTAGAGTGCCGGGAGTTGGAAACTCACCGGAGGAGGGGAAAATTTTTGGAGCCAGCTGAATTGGGAGGTTTCCGAGTGGAAGAATGGGAATATCTGTGTTTAAGAGCGGAGGAAGTACGGGGTCTTGGACAATAGTGGGGGTGTGACGCTGGATTAGAGGGGCCGCGTAAGTATCACGCCATGGGTATTGTTCAGAACGTTTCTCAACTAGAAGTTTTCGCTTCTTCAAATAGGCATATTCGGTTAGGGATTGGGCGTGCGCGCGGATTTCTTCGGCTTCCGCCGAAGTAAAACGTTCGAGGAGCTGACTACGAGGGGGTTTAGCCTGACGGCCAATAAAGTTTTCATAGAAGCGAGTTTCGAGGTCGAGCGTATCAATTTCGCGCCAAAGGCCTTCAAGGTGCGCGAGGACGTCAGGAGAGGCGAGGGCGCGAGCTTCCTCTCGGGAGAAGACTCGACGTGTTTTTTGAGTTTTTGGAGCGACGTAAGGAGAAGCAAGACGCGCTTCGAGGAAAGTGGGGTTTTCTTGTAATTCGTCAAGAGACTCGACTTTTTTTTCTTTCTTTTTCCAGAAGGTTTCTAGTTCAATGGTTTCGTCAGAATTCTTATCTCCCCATAGAACATAGTCGGCCATTAGCTCTAGTTCGGATGAAGTTGGCGTAAACGCCAGAGAGTCTAGGTATTTTGTTAGGAAGACTTGACGTTCTTCTGCCGAAGAAAGCGAGAAGTCTAGCTGTAAGCGATTTCGTTTAGGCATTTCATATAAGCCCTCCGTTCATAATTTGCCTCAGTTTCTAATTTAGATTATAACGAAATTTTGGGGCGAAGTCAAATTTCAGTGAGAAAAGTTTCTAATTTCAGTGAGAAAAGTTTCTAATTTCAGTGAGAAAAGTTTCTAATTTCAGTGA